ATGAAAGCTTGCTAGAAGATCCTAATTTTCCTGATTGGGCAAAAGATCTTCTTGCAAGAGGTATGGCCCACTCGGAAGCTGAGGATGAGGAACCTGGTTCAGGTAAGATGAGTGATGAAGATTTTAAACGGTTTGAGACGCTAATGGATTCAAGTTATTTTGACGAGGATCCCGCTGGTGAGGTGTTCGATTATGAACAAGAAGAGATGGAAGATATGTTGAAAGGTCGGACTGGAGCGCCCGATAATGTGAAATGGCTTGGTTCACTCGGTCCTACTCAAGGAGGCGATATACCAATGCAAAGGAACTTGAATAAACATCAACCACCAACCGGCGATCTTCCGGGGTCAGCGCAGTGGCAATTCATGATACCTCCCGGTGGTGATGACAATGAATTAATTGGTAATGTTTTTGACTACATCATAAACCTCAAGCGTGAAGGAATTGGTTTTGATAAGTTACGCAAGATGAGTTTTGAAGGAGAGTTTTTACCTCAAGTCGGAAATTATGTGAGAAAGATGGTTGTGGCTCATCAAGCTTTGGGTCACGCGCATGCACAGCAATCAGCCGCAGCAGATGCTCAAAAAGCTAAAGACGAGTTACAAAAAGATCAGCTACCTAAAAGACCAGGCCAACCAGATGAATTCAGCGATGATGTAAATCCAAATGTTGAATGGTGGGCACCATCCGATTTTGAATGGTGGGGGCGGCGGTTTGATGATGATGTTATTAATAGTGATAAGATTGAACAATATAAGAACATCGCTGATAAAATAATAGAGAATCCTTTTGACGACGGACTGCACCATTTTAATGGTCTAATGCTTCCCGACAAACACGACGGACTGCACCATTTTAATGGTCTAATGCTTCCCGACAAACGCGACGCGAAAATTAAAAACCTTAAACAAGAAGCACACGAATGGCTTGAGCATTATCATAGTACAAAGGATAGTAGAAAGCCCAATCAAGCACACATCAAACATCCATATGGAGTAGGTAGTCCTCAGAGTGCCTTACAAACTATGAGTTATCGACCAACGTTTAAACAGTTCTTTGCAGAGTCGCTTCAAGAAGGAATAACAGATAAAGCATTTATACTATTGGCATATTCTGACAGAGGAATGAGTCAAATAAAGATTACATCTGTTCCGAAAGTAGATATGCCGACTGTGTTGTTAACTGGTCTTCGTGTAATGAATGAAGATGGTGATGATGATAATCGCGAGGAAGGATTTGAAGTCATGGAACCAGAAGAGTTGTCTATACAAGAAGTAATAGCACAGTCTGGTGCGATCGATGCCGATCTTACTCTTACGTATGATGATTTTCTTGCAATACGACAAGATCTCAATGGGATAAAAGCAGTTCTTGATGACGAAGCATTTGAGGATGAAGATAGAGAAAATGTTACTAAGGTACTCACTAAGATAATTGACGATGGAGTAGCAGATTATTTTGAATTTCAAAAGGGTAATCATATGGAAGAAGAGCCTGATGTGATCTTCTTTCCAACAGATCCAAATAAATGGTGGGATATTAAGGCAACTGATCATGTTGACACTCTGATTAAGCAGCGCATTCGACAGAACTTTGGACATGGATCGTCTGATCCATTAATTGATACAGATAACGAGAGTAAACATTCCACATTTAAGGAGTATTTTAATAAATATTAATATGAGTGAACTTAACCATGCAGTGTCGCCGGCGTTTAATAATGCAATATTAGAGGTGATACCTTCTGTTGGGCTGCATCCTGGTCTTAGACCCGGTGAAGGAGCTGATGCGCTAGGGATAGCTAATAGCTATATGCAAAGACTAAACAAAGACACTAGTCGCCCTCAAGTGGTTGAACTTGATCCTTCTGCTGGTAGTGATTTAGTAGTATTGTATCCAGACGCAGAGCATGGTGGGACGGTGGCTGTAATTGTTAAAGCTGGTACTGTAGTTTTCGCTGGTTTATCCTGGGAAAGCATTCAGCGACCTGCGCCAAAGACATCTTGGACTAATAAATTTAAATTTGGGAAACGTAAGCAAGAGCCTATAGATCCCGCAGCAACACCATGGACAGTTCCTCAACCCGGTACTGAAACTTAAAGGATAATAAAATGACAGAAACAAATAAAGAAGAAGCAAAACTAATTTGGGAAGCCTTACAAGAAGGGAGCCCGTATATCGATTGGAGAAAGCATTCACCGCCGCCGGGCGAAGGGCCTACGCGTCGCGGTGACACGTTGACCGGCAAAGAGCGCGAAGGCGCTCTGTTTAACCCTGATAAATGGGTAGATTGTCCAGAGTGTAAAGATGGTAAGTTACCTGACGGTTCAACATGCGAGCATTGTGGTGGATCAGGAAGACATCCTAAACCAGAAAAAGCAAACGAGGGAGAAAGTCTCGATGATTGGAATGATTACATGAATGCTGAAGGAGAGAATACAGCAGGATATATCCAAATTGATCTTTATACTGGCAGTGTTCAGACTGTAAGCCCTGATCAAGTACAACAGGCAGTTAGAGGTTTGGATAAAGTCGGACCAGATTCTGGTGATAGCGACTGGGATGCTTGGAGAGGTGAAGAGTATATGGTTGTTGCTATACCAAGAACAGTGCACTGGCCAAAATCGGCTCGGAGCGAACCTGTTCCAGATCATAGTGACTTAATTCAACCTACAAAATATTAATATGAAAGATAAAGACGCACAACTAATGATGGAAGCCTTACAGAAGTCTCATGAAGATAAAGAAATTACAACTGAGGGAGTTGGAACGGCCGCCGCGATGGTGGGTTTAGGTGCTGTTGGTGGCGCTCTTGCGAGTAAATTTTATGATCGCTTAGAAAAAAAGTGGAAAAGAAAGAAAGTATCTAAACATAAAGATGACTATCACGTTGAGCAAGGACCAGTCGCCGATGTTGGTCGAGGCCTCGATGAGATAGTTCAGAATATTAAAAACTTTTTTAATAATGGTCAGGTTGATATTCCAAACACTGGAAATTGGGTTGAACTAACTGATGATCCTGGGATTAACCTCGCCGGTGAGTTAGAAGTTATTATGATTGGTATCGTTAAAGGCGCTCATGTCGAGCCACCCTTTGAACCTGACAAATGGAGTGACGATGACTACAGAAAATGGCGAGATGATCCTAGATGGGGTAAACCTGGCGGACCTGGATCGCCGCCGCCTGGAAATTAAAGCTATGAGAGATAAAGACGCACAACTAATGATGGAAGCTTTGCGAGTGAAAGAAGCTGATTACGTACCACCTCATGATGAGGATAAGCTGAAGCGTGCTAGGCAACGCGGATATGACGATGATAGCGGACCATTAGATAGAGTTGCTAATTTAGTCATAGATAAATTAGGAGATATAACGGATTATAGTTCATCGGCAGATTATTCAGTTAGCGATCTTATTGATGTAACGATAGAAGATGTAGAGTCTGAAATGGGTGAACGGCAACATGATCTTAATGAACCTGACGCTAATGATAAAATTAAAGATTTAATTATTCGTAATCTTTCTGATGACCGGAGCCATTTAATGCAAGGATATGAACGGTGAGAGATATAGACGCACAACTAATGATGGAAGCCTTAAGGGAGGCCCGTCTAAGTTTTGAGTATAAAAATGTTGAGGATGACGGCTGGCCTCCGGAGGGCAGAGATTGGTTAGCACATGGAGATCAACCACCACCCTCAATTCCTGACGGGAGACTATTACCTGATACAGATATTCTCGCAAGGGTAGCCCGAGTGATGGATACTTACAAGCGCTCAGGATCGTCTCCTGCGTTTGTGAGCGCTATAATAGACGATTTAAACAGATTAATTGATGGCACAGGTGATGCAGATATTCTTCGACACTATGAAGGTTGGGGCATGGATGATATAGTTCAACTTGTGGCGATACTCCAAAACAAATTCCGTAACATAGAGAACGATTTAGAATAAATGATAGATAAAGACGATAGACTGATTGCAGAGAGGTATTCCTCGCGAGGAAAACTAATCACAGAGGCTGAAGATCCTTACATCGCAGGTAAGGGTTGGCCAAAGTTCGGTCGTTTTCCTGGTGATGATCCTGGTGATGATACAGTCGCAGCTGGGCGCCCAGATAGTAATCAGTGGCCTTCTTATACTAATCGAGGTACTGAACTGCATATTGGTGCCTATACTCCTGAACGTTCGAAAGAGTTTGGTCAATACTTCTATGATGTTCTGAGAGCTAACAGTACTACTGTTAGTGATGAAGCAATTCACGCGCACGTAGATAACTGGATAGCTGATCAGCTAGCACGCCGAAATCCACCAATAGATCCGACAAATCCACCACCTGAGTGGGCAACTACTATTGAATCTATCAAAGGGCTAGTACCCGCAGCTATGATGGATGCAAGAGAGGAAGATCCAACAACAGAGATGTATTCTGAAGCTATCCCTCCTCCAGCCCCTCACGCTGAGGCGATGATTCGGGAGGCAGAATACACACCGCCCGGTTGGCTGCCTGGTACTAATGTACCTCACCCAGATCGGCCAGCGCCGGTGCAGCGCGGGGCATGGGATGTACGTGGTAATGTGCAACCAGCTATTGGCAAGACGATGGGAGACACAGTAGCTAAAAAAATAGATACTAACACACCAGAAGGAGCTTCTCAGTATATTGCAGCATGGATTTACGCCTCGACTGACGATGCTGCAAACACTGGTGAACCACCGCATAAGACTAGTACGGAAGGGTTGTTCGCGGCAGTAGAAGAGCTGTTTGATAGGTTTAATGCTGAACAAGTGAAGTGGATTAGAGATCAGTTAAGTAGCTTGAGATTTGCTTCAAAATTTGGAGATTCGACTCGAAATTTACTTGTAACTCGCATCGATGATATTACAAAAGAAAAATATCCACAAACATCAATGGTTGGAGATTTAAAGTCAGTTGAACTTGGAGACATCCCAAAGGATGTTGATTATTCCGGAATGGAACAAGATACGACAACGAATAAAAAATTTAAAGAGTTTTTCTTAGAGTACGAAGCTGATTTCGGTAAGGATCCTACTCCAGCTGCTGATTTTGGTAAGGCTCCTACTCCACAAGGAGCCCCTCCGCCAGTGGCCAGCGCACCTGGACCAGTAGGTAATCTGAAGAGTGCACTGATGGCTGCTAAGCCTGGCGATAGTTTTAGTATGATCGAAGTTGGTGATGCCTTATGGCCTGATGATACAATAACGAATAGACACGCGATTGAATTAAGATTGTATAGGCCTATGAAAATAGGAAGTATCTTTAAAGATATAGCGTTTAGAGCTAAGCATTTCGATTTTGATACCATGGGCGGGCGCACTGGTGCTCCACAGGGAGGTGGCGGCTGGGATGAATTTATAAAAGAGCTCGAAAGTCAAGTAGGTGGTACCTGGATGACCGATTATGGTATTGATCAAAAAAACCCAGAAGGTCTAGGTGGCCCAGGCCATAATTTTCAATTTGGTGATGATGTTCCAGGCATCGTGAAACTAGGTTGGAATCCATTGAAATGGCCAGAGAATTATAGCAAAGAAATAGATAAAATGGGCATGACTCCTGAAATGAAATGGCTTCCACAAGTTAAAGTTTGGAAAGTTGACGATGATAATAGAACTCCAGGTACAGTCGGTATGATGGGCACATTTTCGCATGCAGATCCTATGGGGTATTGGAAGAAGAAGTCAACCACGGCAGGGGCGATTGGTTCTACTGATGCTGATCGTGCAGCAGATACTGCAGATCGACAGAAAAGTAGTGAATACATAGACGCTATAGCTAAAAAAATGGCCGCTGGTAAGAAAGAGTGGTGGACCTGATAATGTTTAACGAGACAGTAAAGAAGATCCTTGAAAGAGATTATCAACCTTCTCCAACTTGGGATGGTCGTGGCCGGCCACAGTCACAAGATCTATCTCAGGTATATTCTGACGAATTGAATGATCGACTTGCTAAAAACTGGGCGGATCTGTTGGTTTGGACGTGGAACTCCGCCGACTTGATGATGTCCAATGCCGACGCGAAAGAGGACGTACGGGAGCAGTGGCGAATCATACAGGGTGAACTGGGTTTTGAATCATTTAGGGGTCAGCTTTTTACGTATCTTGAAAATCACAAAGATCGAGACGCAGGGGCTGCAGTTCTTCGCATTATTAGACCTGACCATGGTGGTGCTGGTAAATTAGTGGGAGCTCCATGATGAATATAGTTACTTCAGTTGGTCACGATCCAGTAAAATTACATCATTTTATAGTATATTATAAATCTATAGGCGTTGATGACTTTCATGTTGTTGTGTGGGGCGATTCTGAGAAGGTACCATATGATGAGATCGTCGCTGTCTTAGACAGTCATGACTTATCAGTTTATAAAGATTATAGAGATACACAAATAAACGATATACGCTTCTTATCTAACATTTACAACGAGGCAGTAACAACTAAACCTGATGAATGGTGGATAGTGGCTGACTTAGATGAGTTTAATATATTTCCAGATAGTCTCGAAGACTATATAACTAAGTTAGAAACATCCGGCCAAACTCATGCTAAGGGTATAATGCTAGATAGAATAGGTGTTGGTGGTGCGTTATCTGAACTACAAATGGATGATGTTATATGGGAAAAGTTTCCTAACGTTGGATATATCAGCAAAACTATACGTCAATGTGCCGCTATAACTGTACCTCTATTTAAAAAAGGTGATACTAACCTCGAATTAGGTATCGGACAACATCGAGTCGATGAACTATTATTACAAAGACAGTATACCGGCATTGACGTCGTACGTGCTAGTACTATTGAGAAAGATAACCTCGAGAGAGGAAATAGCTTCTGGAAAGATAATACTATAGAAACTCATCACTTTAGATGGTCGAAACTAGACTTCGATCTATTAAAAAATACAGAGAATTGGTGGGTATTGCAACCACCACAGGTAAACATGCATCGTGAATTGCAGAGAGAGGTTGACTATTTAGAAGCAAATCTAACAATTGATATATCTAATGCATTGTTCTTAGTAGACGGTAGCCCACATACAGATAAAGCGTACGGTGGGTATGAGCATTGGCAAACAGTTATCGATGATCCAGCAATTGCGTGGCAGGCCCCTTGACGAGTGTATGAATCTGCATAAACAAGGCAAGGTATGGGGCACTACACAGCCTCTCTTCAATAAGAATAACGTCGAAATACATCGCATAGAGACTAATAAAGGTGGATACTGCAGCAAGCATAAACACCAACATAAGTATAATTGCTTCTACATAGAGAGAGGTAAGCTGAAGATAAGCGTATGGAAAAATGATTATGATCTAGTGGATACTACTATAATTTCTACCGGGGAAGCTACCACAGTTCCTCCTGGTGAATACCATGTATTCGAAGCACTGGAAGACTCTGTATGCTATGAGATATATTGGGTTGAGATATCTGATTCTGATATTGTAAGAGAAGACCACGGAGGTACTCGCTAAAAAACCTATAGATAGATTAAAAAACATATGGTATTTCCAGAGAAGTACGTTTAACATTGTATATATTATATCTTCTCTACATATAAAAGCAAATAGAAAATACTATATAACTTCTTAAACATGAACGAGATAGCACAAAGTTGTACGCGATATGTTAGAATTCTATACATATATACACGTCGATCCAGGATTTACTAACGGCCGCGCAGACAATTTCCCAGAAGTCTTTTACTTGCAATCGCTGGAGGATAGGTTATAATATAGTCTATGAACGCTAAGACATATGCACAATCCCAGTTGGATTTCGTAGGTGGTAACCGCGCTTCCTGGTTCAAGGATGGCGCTCGAGAACGTCGTGTGACGGTGGAGATGACCCGCCAGCCAAACGGCGAGTATTACATCAACTCAGCTAAGGCTAACTACAATGTAGGTGGCTCTGAAACTCAGGTTGGGGTGAACAATCGTTTACTTCGCAACGAGCTCCTCACTAGCAATATTACAACTGGCTAATTATATAATAATTATATAACCGCAGGGGGGCGCGTACGCACCGGTAGCACGGTATATTCGCGCCCTCTTTTTATAATTTTCTTTACTTTACCGGGGGAAACCATGGGGGAAGTAAAGTGAAAGTAAAGTGAGATACCAGTTGCCGTATCCCCTAGAAGTTCATATCATATTGGCGTTGTGAGTGAGATAGATAAGACGATAAAGGCAGATTTGACAGGGATAGCTCAGCTCGAGCTGAACGTGCCAACTCTGGAGACGCGCGGAAATGATAGCTTAGATTTCCATGATTGTTCGGTGCGGAGTATCGAGCGAGCGCTCGAACGTGCATATGAGCTTGGCCGTGAGGCTAATCGCGAATGGGGCATTCAGCTCGGTATTGAGATGGGCTTGAAGCGCGCCATGGATATTACTTCTAGGGATTTGCATAATTTCAAATTCCCGGAGGGTCAGATTCCGATCGATATGCCGCTCGAGCAGTACGCGCCGAAGGATGATTCGACATTTGAATTCTCGTACAAGACGTACGAAGAGCGCACGCTGGAGAAGGATGTTGCTGCGCGCAATGTGAGGCGTCGCCGTGCTAATCGCATGGTATCAAAGAATCGCAGAAATCGGAAATAAAGCTTGCCGTTTCCAGAGAAGCATTTATAATATTGTTTGTTGTGAGAGATATGAATCATAAAGTTAAAGTGGCGAAGGGAATCTTCGGATTCGTCTTCGAGAATAGAGACAAGCTTGACACGAACGTTTATCGGACGTTGACGCACGATCTCGGGATCATCATTCGTGGTGACAAGTTGGCGATGCCATACACAGCTGGCAAAGAGACTGTGATGGAGAAGATCATAGCTGGAAATTAAAGCTTGACGAATTCGGAAAAGCATATATAATATTGATATGAACGCTGATTGCGAACAGAAGATGACGGAGAAAGAAACTGATAATCTCAGAGCGTGGAAGCGTTGGGGGTTGCAGATGAAGCTATTGAAGAGTATTCACAGAGAGATCGCGCCTAAGAAGCAATTTTTACACAATGCCCTTAACTAAAGAAGAATTTATACCGCATGGTTTAAGCAGATTTGCTACCACCCCTAAAAAAAAGATTATGAGTACGAATAGTAAGAAGAACCCCGCCCCAGTGCTGGCATGTGTCATTACTGGACAATCGCGGAAGACATCACACAACTACTTGAACGATAAGGCCAAGCGCCTTGGAGTTGCGAGCGATTGGTTGCTTAACAATTATGTTAGCAAGTTTGTTTGTAGTCAGCTGCGCGCTGGTAAAGCGCTTAGTGACCTGCAAACGACAGATCTTAAGATCACAGATCAGTTATTGACTGATATGGTTAGGAAGAACTCCAAGAGCCGCATAACAAATTTCTGGTTCAAGAATGGGGTTTATCAGACATCCAAGCCAACACCCAAGAAGGTTGCGAAGACGAATCCAAAAGTCAACGTTGACGATCTCACCGCAAAGGTGAAGGAAGAGCAAGCTGAGGCTGCAACGGTCCCGGCACCTGTGAAGGAAGCTACCTTTGATGAGGTGTTGGATGAGCTTACACAGCTAAGCTAACCCACGACACAACAACGAGAGGTGAGGATCCATGCGGTTCTCACCTCTTTGTATGCGTAAAGTAAAGTGAAAGTAAAGTGAAAGTAAAGTGAAATAACTGTTGACTTTTTCCGTATCTGGAGCTATAATATATATTCTGTTTTAGTAAAAGACAGATTAAAAAGTGAAAAATAGTAATAATAATAAAAATAATAATATGATTAAGATATTAGATAAGAATGGATTGGAGATTGAAGTTGGTCAAATTGTTAAGATTAAAGGTAATGATGTTGAAGATTGTGTAGTGTGTGGGTTTGATAATGGTAGAGTAGATGTTATAGAGTTAGGTGAAGGGTTTGTTATAGATGGTAAAGAGATAGAAGTTGTTAGTGAATTGAATGGTTAATAAAAATAATAATATGAAAAAGATAATTAAAGATAGTATGAGAGATAGTAATAAGAATTATATATTAGTTTGGTTAGGTGTTGATAATGGTAAGAGTGAAGTTATAAAAGGTGATTTAGATTTATGGATTGGAGGTACTGAAGTTATAGAAGGGAGTAATAAAGTATGGATGGGTGAAGAGTATATGGTTGTAGAAGTAGAGGTGAGTATGTTAGGTAAAAAGGTAGAGGTGTTAGATGATGAAGGTAAGGTTATAGAAGATGGTATATGTATAGGTGTTGATGAGGATGAAGTATTGTTATATGATAGAGGTGAAGGGTTTAGTTGTGATATAAAGAATAGTAGAGTAGTTTGGTAGTATAAAAGAAAGATATAATATGAATAAGAAATATAAAATAGTATATAAGAGTGAGTATACTTTTACTGAAGAGGAAGTAAAAGGATTAGATAATATAGATAATGTTATACAAGAATGTATTGATCAAGATAGTAGTGAACATTCTGATAAGTCTAATTGGGAGGTAGTAGAAGTATAGTATAACTTTTATATAGAGTAGGTGAGGCTATATAGACATCCTATATAGTCTCTCTTCCTCTCTATAGTACTTAAGTACGAGAATCCGGATTATATAGAGGTTTCATGGACCCCGGTTCTGAGGGCATGCAAAACTTTTTTTCGCGAATTTTTTTTCATTAGAATTATAAGATAAATATTGTATATGGATTGGACACCTGGAGATTCGAATCACCCTTTAATGGAGAAAAGGAAATTACGAAAATTATTAGGATTTGAACATAAACATGGTCCTCATATTCCCGATGACGATATACAAGCAATCATCAACAATCAGCATCACCAATCCCATCGTGCATTATTAACGCCGGATCCGGGAGGTGGATGGTCTATCCAAAAAGTATATTTTAATAAGCGTATTAATACGATGGATAGGCGTAGATTCGAAAACGAAATAAGAATGTTAACTGAATTAGAGGAGAATTTTACAAATACACCTAAACTCGATTATTATCCATTTCCAAAGATATTATCAATTGATCATAAAAAATGTTTAACGACGATGACTTACTGTGGTCCTTGTTTAAATAAAACACATGGCTCAGAAGCAGCACACAATTGGGCAAAAGACAAGCCGAATACTATAGTTAACGAAGTAAATGATATAATAGAATGTATTATTAATAATTTAACAAATAATTTAATTATATATTCCGACATACATCCTGGAAATATATGTATTAATAATAATAATCTATTCTTAATTGATTTTGACAGTGCTTATTTCTTAAGAAAATCATCACCAGAAGCTACAAGAGAATTTTATTCTGATTTTTACGACAAAAAACACATTATGTTAAATGATAGAAACCGTAAAATATCTGTAGAGTCCATGGCTATCTTAATTAATAAACTTGACAGTAATGAAGATGTAAATAATGGAACCTGGAGACCGGTTAACTGTTCACATCATAAAGCTCCTAAGCCATTAAAAGCCGGAGCCAACATATGGCATATATTAACTATGTTAGAATTGCCAATCTCTCCAGAGACATTATAATAGGTGCATATGAAAGATCGATATTACACAGTCGAACATTTCTGTCAAGGTCATCGGACACCGCCACGGTGTCGTGCTCTCACTGGGGTCGATTATCCAGTAATAACAAAGACTGAGACTAGATTTCATGCAAAAGAGTATGGTGATAAAACATTATCATTAGCGATAGAGAAAGCTAAACAAAATCATACTAATGTATTTGATAACAATGGAAATGATATCTGGAACTGGGACGACTGGATAATTTCATTAGCTTGTAGCCCTAAACATAAATTGGCATAAATTATTATATGCTTCGAGGGATAATAAAGAATTACGATAAAAGTCCTGATACATTACCATTACAAGCTTTTCATATTAAGCTTACACAAAGAGATCTAGATGAAATACATCATCTAGTTAAAAGAGGTTATGCAGGGTTAACATTAGCATGGAAGCCAGCAATGATTGCTGTAACTAAAATCTTAGATCAAATTAGTGAGCAAGATGAAGAATTCGCTAAATTAGATAATTATGATAGTGATGGAACAAGATACCCGGCTCATGCACCAGAACATGAAGAACTAGATTAATGAAATCATATATAGTAGAATTCACACATAGAGTAAGTGGGAATACCTTTATTAAATTCGGACATACAAAGTATTCTGATGTAATGAAGAGGTTTGAGTTTAATCCAGAGCAATATCAAGACTATGTAATACAAGTGTTAGCTAGTATGAGACACATTACAATAGAGCAGGCAGCTACCGTAGAATCTGATTTCCTCAAAAAGTATCCTAAAAACCTGTCTCTCCCTAGATATTTCTCAGGTATTACAGAGATATACAAACCCGAGGACAAACAGGAGAGAGCTAAGATACTACGTGAGTTTTATACATTAAAAGAAGAACATGAGTATGATTTTAATGCACGGTGACCGAGCAAGCGAACGGCGTGGTCTGCAAAACCATCGTGGCAGGGAGCGTTACCCTGACCGTGCTCCAATTTACATATGAAAGATAGAGATAAAGTAACATCAGATATAATAAACGATGCTACACAAACTCGATTTTTTCCGAGTGGACCGGATCAGCCGGAAGTTCAAAAATTAAGCCGGAGGAACATTTTACCTTTTCTATGGAAAAAAATAAAGGACATGATAAAGAGATTATGACGACAAGTGAAGAACGTGGCGCACCATATAATGGACAGGCTGAACAAGATAAATTTGTTTTAAAATCTTTAAAGTTTAAGAAAAATGGAACCTTTGTTGAGATTGGTTCTAATCATCCACAAAAGATTAATAATACCTATCCGCTCGAAATACAGTATAATTGGACTGGTATTATGATAGAGTATCAAGAGAAATTTTTAGATCGTTATAAAAGACTACGACCAAATAGTCATCATGTTATCGCAGATGCTAGAAACATAGAGTATCTTGAATTATTTGAGCAATGTAATATGCCATTTAATATAGACTATTTGCAAATAGATATTGATGCAGAAAACTATTCTACTTTAAATACATTAGAGCAATTAGATAAAACAGTGTTAGATAAGTATAAATTTGCTACAGTAACATATGAACATGATATTTATAGGTCAATCAAGCGTGTCCGAAATAAAATATTGTCTCGAGACCGTGTAGAGGATAATCGTGAAGAGCTACGCGTTTCAACAATTCTAACTCCAAATGCAGATGTTTTTAGAACCACAAGAAGAATATCAAGAGAGATATTTGAAAAAAGAGGATATAAACTAGTTTTTAGTGATGTTAAAAATGGTAATTGTCCTTATGAGGATTGGTACGCTCATCCGGAGCTAGTTGATATAGAATATATCACTGGACTACAAGCGATGAATAAAAATACATATATATTAGATTTTTCATGTGACGAGGCAATACCTTGGAGACATATACAATATCCCAAAGATTAAAGGCTTGACTGTCTGGAATAAATAACTATAATTAAGTCATGAGAAGGCCAACAAAAATTCGGCGTCGAGTCAAGTTTAATACTGGGACTCGAGTTCATCGCCCGAAAAAAGGAGCTGGATCATATATCCGAAAAAAAAGAAGTTGCAATAGTAACAGGGACAGTCTATAATAATGGTGTTATGAGAATTAACGATAGGAACGTAGCCTTACAGGACATAAACGAACATTCGGCCATTGCGGTTGAGGGTGTTCAGAACATATCGAAGAAGTCTGATCTTTATGATAAATTGGGATTAGATTTTGAGGTAGAAGCGGTAAATCTCGGGTCACTGACCGGAGATGATAGTTATGATAGGTTTTACGGATTGCGTAATAATAAATCCGGAAACGTATATACAGTTGTTGGTCGTAAGTACACACCAATTCAGAATCATGAGCTCATTGATACATTCGATGAAGTTCGCGAAATGTACGGTGGTAAATACAAAGCGGCCGGCGTGATGCGCGGGGGTAGTCGTATTTGGGTTCAGGCAGAGCTTCCTAAGAAGTATTCGTTTGATATTCCTAATCGGAAAGGTGATACAATTAATTCTATAATCACTATGTTGATCGGTCATGATGGAATTATTTCCAATTGTATTTTCCCGACATCGAGCCGAGTTGCATGTAACAATCAGTTTGTTGCAATGACTCGTGAATCTACTCGGGAATATCGAATTCAGCATTATTCGAATTATTCGGATAGGCTAGATATTGTTAAGTCTGTTTTTGCTAAGAACATTAATAGTCTTAAGGACATGTATAAAGGGTTTGCTAATCTTGATAGTCAGGCGATGTCTAAGACTGAGCTCTATAATTTCTTGAGCGAGGTGTATCCAATGAAGGATGAGGATGACGAGCGGACAGTTGGTCTGCACAATGATGTAGCTGCCTTGTTTAGCCGGGGTGCTGGTAACCTTGGGAAGTCCCGTTGGGATGCATTTAATGCAGTGACTGAGTTTGTTGATCATCATCAACATGCGACTCGGATGGCTAATGCCATTGAGAATAAAAATTATACTTATATCCAGAATCGGATTGGTAGTTTGAGTACTCCAGGTGGTTCGATGGACCGGTTTAAGCGCCGGGCGTTGAATTTATTGGTTGAGGGAGATTTTAGAACCGTCTCTCCAGTCCGCGCCAAGAACACTGAAATTACACTTACCGTCTAAGTAAATCACAACAACATTAGGGTCCCCGGGAAACCGGGGAATCCCTATCACCAAATGTTGTATAGTTTATGTTTTTTAATAGGAGAGAGCCTTTGGGAAACGCCGGATTTAAGTGATTTGTATTATGACCGGGCCGACTAAATAATTATATGATTACGATTGATTTAAAGGCCAAACCACGAGTCAAACGTTGGTTAAAAGAAAACAAAATCAATTTTAAGACGCTACAAACCACTGCCAACATCTTTTTTAATCAAATTCAAAAGCGTAGTAAGATTCACAAACATTATAATTTAGAAATTAAGATATGTGCACAGAGTAGCAGTGGATATTATTTCGGTTTTGACGAGCTTCACGTAACACAAAAGTTAGATCAGAATGGCTGGAGCTGTGATAAGAAGTTTGACACATTTGCTGCTCATTTTCTTCATGAATTTAGACATTGGATACAAGACAATATGCTTCATGTTTCTGAGCATCGGTTAAATTATACTGATCAAGACTGTGAAAAAGAGAATGATAAATATTATTACAACAAATGGGAGGTCGATGCTCGGAAATTTGAACGAAAATACAAGAGAGAATTTATACAATTATATTATCTCCTAGATGAGCTCTCCAGCAAAAAACTTTTTTATTAATATTATGCAAAACATATCAGAGTTCGAACGTACAAAGCCAACACAAGCATATGCTGCTATCGATAGCGCAATTGCTAAGTACCGTCAAATAGTTAATGAGCATACTTACGACGGTCGCCAATTACTCATGGAGAGTGGTGATGCGCAACGCGCTTCATTAGCACAGCAAATTGTTAGTGACCTTGAGAATATAAAGAGAGTGTTTCTTACTGGAGTTTAAGTTATAACGACATTTTTAATTTCATCGTAGTAAGGAGTTATTTTCTCTATCTCCTTTTCTATTCTTGCTTTAAGTTTATCCTTGAGTTTAGGATCTTTAATTCCGACATTTTTGATTTCAACTTGATACTTATTGCTTAATTTTTCAGGATAATTAAACTTCATTAATTTATCTATAGTATCAATGTACGTACGTTGTCCTATGGGATAGGACCAAATAATACTTTTATCATTTAAATGATAATTATAATGAGCTAACATATCAAAATAGCTCATTGTTTTATTGTACAATTTAAATGCTTTTATTTTTGCATTCCTGACAAAATATTTTTTAGGTTGTAATAATCTATTTGCTAATGTTAGGTAATATGGAGTGCTAACAGCTCCAATGTAACAACCTGTACCTAATACATTATCTAATGCATATTTACCAGCATTAAAGTAAGCTAGTTGAAATAATTTTCCATTTACGTATAAACACATAAAACCTTTGCGTAAGGATACATTAATAAAGAAATGGTTATAACCAGGATGTAATTGAGTTACATCGAAACTTATTTCAGTCTTTTTTCGAGCAAAAGTTCCTGTAGATGAAAATTTAGGTTTAGTTTTTAATAGTACTTTTATTTTATTTTTACTAGCACCTATCTTCTTTAAATAAGAATAAGATGTTAATGTTTTAGTTAAACGTAAATCTGCTACATCAACTCCTGGTAATTTTTTACTATGAATTATTTGGAGGTCAAAGTTTATCTTAGTTAATCTAACACCGTCTGAATATTCTTGTAATAGAAGTATATATTTTTTATACACACCATCCTCAAAATCATATATTAAATCTATATATGATTGTTCAAAGTTTAAATTTTGTAAATGGCAAAATTGTCTGGCTCGGAGAAATTTACGATTATTATCTAAAATAGAAATAATATTATTATCTCCTAATACAATTAATTGATCTTCATCGTCAATTACAATACCCTGTACTCTAGATTTTTTATCTAGTCCAGATTGGATTCTTTCATCCTGATCAGTTCTTAATCCTTTTTGAATAAAGTTTCTATTTACTCCAGGGTTAGATGGGTTAAATTGTTTCAAGATAAAGGGTACATCATTACCATCGAATGCAATCTCATTTCCAAATCCATTTATATTATCAGCACTTAATATAGTAATATTATTATTTCTGTCAAATATTTTTCCTTTTACTCCTAATGTTGTAGCAGAAGGACTAGAGGTGGTGGTACTAGAGAAGTTAGTATCAGTATTATATGTAAAATATTTTTTAGCAGTAACTGGATTAAATAATATATGTATTTTAGATTCACCAACTTCAAAATCATCTATTACAGAATTCTCTGGCGCTGTATCTTTTAAATTTTCAATTTTTCCTATTAAATTATTATTGTTATTAAAAACATAGATTACATTATTATCACCTAATACAAAATAGTCTGAAAAAGTATCTCTTCGACCAATTCCCTTAATACCGATTTCATCTAGTCCATCTTTTAATATTACTTCATCATATATTTCAAAATCATTATTTAAAAATAATAATTTACTCTTAACACCGGATTTAGAATTAGCTGTAGGTAATATAATATTTGGTGTTACTAGATCAGTATTAAATACACCAAAGCCATCATCAAAATAATTACCTATAATTTGATAGCAAAACGGTAGAGTGTAATCATTTGTATCTAACCAAAAATTAACACTAAAATCACCAGAAAAATTTGCATTAAATCTTCCTAAATTCTCTCCATTCAGTATTAATTCATCATCAATTTTAGATTTATTTGGTATTACAGGTACACCTTTATAATTTAAATATTCCATATCAGAAGCTTCATTATATGGTTCATATGCTTCAAATAATTTTTCATAGTCTCTCTCACCTATGTGATAAAAAATATAATCATTGTTAGGTTCAAATGTTAAGCTAGATGAGACGTCAAATGTTTCTGTTGTTTGTGCACCTGCAGCAGTTACTACTTCATAATATGATGTACCAGATAGAGCAGAACTAAAATCAGATACTAATGGATTATAATATCTATCTACCCATTTCTTATCACCATCACTATCACCGGATAACCAACTACATAAATAAATTGGATTTATACCATCACTAAAAGTATTATTTTTTATTACTTCGCGTCGTTTAAATACTTTATCGGACATCAAAGGATTATCACCAGGTACGGCTCCTAAGTTATCAATTTTTGAATCTGCAATATTAAGAATAGTATATGGTGATAGTGAGTTAGGGGTAGTAAAATATGTTAACTTACTCGGTTTAAATTCTATATCATATGTACCAATATTATATGATAGTCCTATGTTATCATACCCGCCTATTTGATGTGATCCTGAATGAATTTTCTCATACACCCTATTTAAATAGGAAGGCTCAGAATTAAAATGATTATTCTCAGTATAATATTCACTTAATGTTGCTTGATTTTTTAATGGAAAAATATCAGCATGAGATACAATTTTATTATCTAGTTTATTTTGAAAAAAGTTATAGTTATTATTATAAACAAAATAGTTATTACTGATATGGTCTACGGTTGTTGAGGTGTTTAAGCTCACCGAATCAGTATTATATGTCGAACTATATTTACTATAACTATTTGGTATATATTTAAAATCTTTAGTTAATATTTTTCTGTTAATATCGAAGAAACTATCACTTAAATCTGCTACAGTATTTTGCCATGTACCTGGCGCTTTCATCGTTAGCGTATTAGAATCGTTTATTAATATATTAGCAGATGGTCCTGCGGTTACAGTTCCTGCTGGCTGATGGATCGCAATTATATCATTATCTAAATAAAATCTAAAATATGATGGACCAGCCGAAGTCCATCGTGCAGGAGTATCTTGATTATTAGGAGCACTTAGATAATATGTTATACTATTATATTCTTGACTAATACTAATTGTATGTTCACCAGGGTCTGTATTATTACTAGTAATTGCCGATAGACTACTAACAGTAAATGTAAAGAAAAATTGACTACTTAAATTACTAAAATCTGTTGAAGCTACAAATGTAGATGTTATCGAATCTACATCAGAGAAATCAGTTTTAAGGTACCTACCTCCATGTTGTATAGTAGTAGAAAAGGACTTAATTGATGTATCAGTATGTGGTATATTAAGCTCGGTTATAGTGGATAGCGGGTATAAATTAGTTAATGTATATTGTGTGTTAAAATTAGTTTGTTTATCTTTAGGGTCTTTATTAAAATAATATTGGTTAACTGTTAATCCGAAGTCAAAATTTTCTCTATATTTAGTAAATACTATTTTTGAGTCATGTATATGACTGTACTCTATTGGTGTAATAGATTTACTCTCTATAGGAATAATCCTCATCTCGTTAGCTTGTTATTTTTGTTCCTCTTAAGTATGAGTCTTTGTACAAGGAGGCTCGGTTGCCGCTCGACGCTTTAGTAATAATAAAGTATATTGTATCTCCTGGGCTTATTAAATCCATATAATTGAAATCAATGACTTGATTCTTAGTATCATTAGAGGACTTGAAGTCTCGTGTGGTCTTCACGTTATCATCAACATCTAGTATATTCATTCGTACATGTACGATTGGGGACTTGGCGAACCGGAAGTGACCTTGGAACAGTATTGTACTAGCAGCATATACGGCTGTGGTTGGATATGTAATTTCAAATCCTCTAATCCCGTTCAATTGAAAATTTGTTAAGTCTGGATTGATTGTCGACCAGTCTGCACCTGACGGTAATACTGAATGATCAAATCCAAGGTACCTCGAGACACCTCCATCCGGGACGTTCTTATTATTTTTAACGTTAAAATTAACTGATTTAAGAACTGCTGATCCAGTGTTGAGTAGAATTGCATCGGCATTAGCGGTCACTTGAGTGTCGAGGTCGCCAATCTCGTCCACCCTGGCACTCAGTGACGTAATATCATCATAGTTCCTCTTCGCCATATCAATTACATGCTTTAAGTCTCCGTAAGTAAGATTCCTTCCATCTGTGGTGCCCGCCGTTGGAATAGTGTATTCATCAACACTTTGAGTTAAAACATTACTACCATCTAACGCGGCACTAGGATCATTTAATCTATCTTCAAAAGTTATATTGTCTGTACTAATAACGAAATCTTTAAATGATAATAGCTTTGTACCATTATTTGTCTCTATGAGTATCTTATCAGTATTCAATATTTCCGTACCAGCATCTAAATCTGATATATTAATGATTTCGTCTTCTATTGCCATATAATTATTTAGTTATTTTAGTAATTTACAAACGCTGTTATTGTATTCGTTCTTGTAGTTATTGTATCACAAGCATTCACATCAAACAAGTCTACATAGAAATAACCAGAAGAGAGAGGTGTTGATTCAGAAGCACCAATACCGACGGCTCCTCCAGCTTGAAAATAGTATTGTATAGTGTAATCAGCTAAACTTGTTCTTGTTCCTTTAATATCTACTAAAGGAATATTGATTGTTTGTGTTTTTAATTGTATATCTTTTAGTAAGTCATTGCAGTTCCAATTTAAGAATCCACTTAAATGGACAAACCCTGTATTAGCAGTTAGCGGAACATAAAATAAGGTACCAGCTTCAATTGTATTAGGATAAGCAATTTCCTTTAAAGTAGTATCGTTTGGATCTGCTGCTCTAGTTCTATATCTTAAAGTAATTTTACTATTATTTTTAGGTTGACCAGTAGCTGTATATATATCATCAAGTGATATTTGTATAGAGTCACCGGAATTTGAATTTTTTGCATCAACCTGTACATACTCTGTTGTGAATCCTATATTAAAGACATTTGTTCCAGTGTATCTAGGTATAGGCAAAGCCGGGTCATGACCTTCTCCACCTTGTAAATTTAGATTTATTAAACTTAATCCTAACACTTCAGGATTTTTATTAATAAAGGTCAATAATATTTTTTCATTATCTTCTTCATTATTAAAATAATCTGTTTTAATTAGATTTATATTTTCATATACATCTATTGAAGGCTTAGACATTACAAATTTTACGTCAATAATATCTATCTCAAGGTCATCTCTATATAGAGAAAAATAAGCATGTCTTTCTATTTCATCAGTAAATTCTGTTTGTAGTGTTTGATTAAATGTTTGTGCAGATAATGATGGTATAATTGTAGTAGATAATGGTCTATTAATTATTAAATTTGGAGCAGAAAACCCATCACGTCCTTTAATACCTTCATCATAATCTACTACTATTTTATTTATTTTTTGAGAGGTACTATCATCATATGCAGATAAACCAGAAAGAGCAAATGTTACATCTGTGGTACCCGTTAATGCCTGAGTTTGATAGAACGTAGCCCCTGCACCAGAATTATGTTGCAATGATCCATCACTCAAACTAACTGTATATGTAAATGTATTCATTTAATCAAACCCGGCCCCCGGTAACGTAGTGTCATCTTCAATTTGCCACATGTTGAAATCTGGCCAAACTATGTCAGTTATTCCAGCAGCTGCTCTTAAATTATCTCCCGCCGTTCCTGGCAATCCTCTAATTATTTCTCGCGCGTTGGTTTCGGCGAGCGGATCAATCATGATGTTACCAGGGACCTCTGTAATAAACGATCCCGTTTCGGCTCCAGGCGATCCGCCAACTATTCCTGTTACTGTTTCTCCTGCTACATCTTGTGCTTTTGTTTTGACTTCATCAAGTAAGCATCTCTTTGTTTTTGCGTCTGGCGCGCCATAGCTATCTGATTTAATTGACTTAAATGCACCGAAACTAATTTCATCGTTATCTGGCCATAAATGACCACTTGAATAAGGTGTCATTTGACCATTAGTTGATGTGCGTAATTGCCAGTGACGAATTCCAGGATTATCAGCTATTAATTCTACACTAGCATCATTAAACGCCCGAGTTATTTTTAGTGTATTAGGAAAGATAGAAGTACTATATGTACCACCATGGTCAGGGAGTACATAATCAACTAAATCAGTAAATCCTAATTCTCCTGTACCAGTCCACCAACTTAAAGCATGTACCCAAACGGTATGTTTACCTATTCTTAGCAACCACCACTCAGTAGTATAATTATGTGTGGTTGATGTTATAGATAATATTCCGTCAGATCCTCGTCCTCCTTGCAGAGGATCAATTTCAGGATCACCAACAGGATTATTGAATTCATAAATTCTATCATCACCGTAAGAACCATCTTGCATTGATGTCGTACATGCCACATCCCATCCATACCTCAACGGTTCTTCAGCTTCTGGTTCCTCGAAAACATCCGGTGGGTCTTCAGTTGGTATCTCACCTCCACATGCAATAAATTTATTAAGAACATCACCGTGTCCTAGCGCGGCATCTGATATGGCTTTGTCTATTTCTTCAGGAGTTAAGTTTTGATATTGTACACATATATCCTCTTCAATTATTTCTGGATCAGAGGGTGCACAAAGTGTAATTTTATCTCTTATATTTTTTTCATATTTTATATTTGCTAATCTTTGCTTTGCAGGTATTGTTATATCAATATCTAATTTATCATCAGTCATTATTCCCTCAGAACTAGCTTTCATTTTTACTAATCTCTCTCTAATGTTTTGCGATGCGAGTTGCAGATAATTAGTCATATCTACGGTATTAATTTCATCAACAATTGGCTCTGTTGCATCACAAGGCTTGTTTATCTTAACACCTGTGACTTCAAATTTCTGAATTTCAAAAAAACTACAATAATTACTAGTTGTAAAAGTTAACCCTACATTAAGTGGAGCTAATTTACCTTCTTCACCCCAGGTAGTTTTTCCAGTATTGTTATCATAGGTATATTCACCAATATTTGACCATGGTTGATATGCTGCTCCAGTAGTGGAATTTGTTACGTTAGGAAGCTTAAATTCTGCAATAACATTATAGGCGTCAACACTAGAAAGTTTATTATAAATTGTAACTTTTCGTCCTCTGTTAGATAAATCTATTCTATAATCAACAAAAGGAACATCTGAACCATCAGCTAGTGTAGTAGTTGTATGCATAGGTACCGCGCTCGCTGCTTGCATAGTATTCATAGGTATACAAGTTAATACTTGAGTATTGTGATATACACTACCTCGTATACCTACAGAACATGGAGTTTGTGTAAATGTACCTGCCCCGGCATTACCAAGGTGGCCTTCACCACCATCTTCAGCATACCAACCCGGTTTTTGTTCATCTTTCATACAAAAGTTACCTCTTACATCAAAACCAACACCTAGAAAACTATTTGCGACTCTTCCTTTAGTCTCATCATTCCATTTAGTAATCGTACCGTCATCATTAACAATTTCGCCTCGTCCTTGTATAAATAATCCTTCCGTTGCTTGAGATGTTCCAGCTACCTCAGTAGCAATAAATTCAGAAGGTGCATACCCTAATGTACTACCTATACCATTAGGGACAACTGTACCAGAGTCGGGACATACATTTTCATAAAAATAAGCACAAAATCCTTCCCCCGGTCCGTCAGGTAGATATTGTTGAAGCCACCTCGAGGCTGTTACTACAGGTGTTCCTGTACTTAGATCTGTTCCTACAACTGTAGAGCTGCCATACGCTGTCATTGATGGTACATTGAACGACCGGGCTCTAAAATCTACTCTAATAGTATGTTCAGGATCAAATGCTGTATATTTAGGATTATAGGTTATATAACCACCGTGATGCATAAGCGGGAACGCAGCATTACCAGTTAGCGGTTCAATTGATCTATCTAATTGATCTGACAATAAATTAAATCCTAAACTACTCATGCTTTCTACATGAGTCGGTTTTATAAGATATTCTGGTGATCTTTCTGTTTCCCCATAAAAAGATTCTTTATTATTTCTTACTGTATTACCGCCTAGAATTAAGTCAGAGTTTAAATAACCATCAATAAATGTATATGGATTAACAGTAAATTTATTTGTGGGTATGTAAACGTCAGCATTTAATAAGAAAAAATTAGTATTTATATCTTGAAAAATAAAATTAGATATTGCAAACCCTTCTGCGTCAGTAGCATATTTACCTATAAACGTTACTGAATATCTATTGTTAGTCTTATTATAATTAATAAGTGGTTTTGTTATTGTTGAATAATTTGTACCTTCGGAGCACGTCGGTGTAAGAGCCCATATATCAGAATTTACATCTGTTGCTATTGTATCGATATTTCTTGGGTATATAGTAGATTTATAATTTGTGTCTTTATCTATTTTATATATAATAGGTAATGCACCATATACTGTTTCTATCGAACTGCCGTTTTGACATCTATCAGCGGTAATAGAGCTAACAGTACAAACAAACATTTGACTTGTTTCTTCATTGTAAAAAATATCTGATTGTTTTGTATCAAAGGGCATATAAAAATATTTACTGGGTTACTATGGCTTTCGAACTGGCTCCTACTTTAAACACTCCATCTTCAAATTTATATAATTCAGTTACTGTTTCCGCAGATGTTTGTATACATATAGTATTTTCAACTATATCAAAATTTAAAATATTACTGCTTGTTAAAATATTAGTTTTAGTTGTGGAGCTGTGTTTATTAAAAATACTACTAAATGCTGTCGATAGCGGCTCAACCATTTGAGTATATACGTTTCTAACATAAATTTCACCAGCGTCAATATATTGTTGATCAAATAAATGGACCGCGCTCGTGGTAGGGTTATTTGTCGTAGATAATTCATATGTAGTTGTTGAACTAGTATAAATGGCGGCTGTACTAATTGAATAATATGGCACCGTTGTATCAGTAAAAAAGGTTGCTATTAGATCGGTAGAGGTTCCTGGATGACCTTCGAAGCTACCACAATCTATAGCTGATACCGCAGATACAGAACCACATGATAATGCGTCAGTAAGAACAGTTGCACACGAATAATCAGTTAACGGAGCCGCGAACCCCTCTGCACTACCACTAGAACAAATAGTTGTATCACTTACAATAACAGTATCAAATACACTTGTATGTCCAGTGACGCCTATATCAGAGGTAGCTACAGCCATGTTATCTATACTATCATAGAGAGTACCGTTTGTTTCATAGAAAGCAGCACTAATTGTAGATAGTAAGGTATTGAAAAATAAACCATCATAATATTCTGCTACTGTCGTACAGGTAGATGTGGCAACTTCCGCGGCTGGGATATATGACGTTCCTGCATATCGTTTAGGGTATACAGATTTAATAAAATAAAATTCGTTACCATAAATATCACTTTTTAACTTTATTCCGGTTTTATTTGTAATTAATAAATCCTCGAGCCTTGCAGATTCAGGATAAATGTTTAATACACTTATTGGATATGTGTCTGTATTTTTCCATGTTATTTGATCTGATGTATTATCCCAAAAACTGATTGAATCTTCTCTTTTATTAATACCCGTATATGAATAATCTAGACTATTTTCTTTGCTTTGATATCCATAATTACGTAATAATTTATTATTATAAAAACTAACTGAATCACTTAGTTCAGTATTTTTATATGGAGCATTTTTTGATTTAAATAGTAAGGGTGTTACTTGCTTGGCTTTTACGTTTCGTAAAATTTCACCAGTTCTACTATTTCTGATATGACCTACGTTTTTAACTCCTGGTTCATACTTAGATGGATCTGGAATAATATATTCTCTTCCTTTAAAGGCTGATAAGTTAATTGTAAATGAAAGGTTAGCTGAATGAAAATTAGTAACCCCTGTATTATTAAATGATAATTGTCTTGGATAAATTTGCTTGTTTTTTAGTTCAGTAAGATCTAAGGATAAATTAGGGTTATATCTTTGAGATAAATTATTTGTTGTATTTACATGATCAAATAATTTATATACAGTTGCATAATTTTTATTTCCGATTGCGTGATATAAATCATTAGCTAGATATTTTTTTATTATTTCCTTTTCATAAATAAATTTTAAATTATTTAAAGTCTTATTTTCTCCTCTAAAATATCTATCAGGCAATCTTTCAAAATTAACAAAGTTTTGATTAATACCTAAAATACTATCAGGAGAAGATATACTATTAGTTTTTAATTTTAATTTTTTACCATCTTTATTTATGGATACCACTTGTAATATATTTGGTACTTGCTTTAATACCATTCTCTCCATATCTAAAATTAAATCTTTATCTGTATTATGTATTTTTTGAACAAAATGATCAGAAGCATATGAATTTAAATTTATTTGTATATTATTAGATATTTTTTGTACATTAATACTTGTTAACTCTGTATCAGTATTTTCTTTAATAAATTCATTATTGCTGAGTAAACGTATAATAAAGTTTTTAAGGTATTTTTGTATGCCTAATTTAGATGATTTTAATTTATTTTTAGTTGGTGAAAATTTTACTTCTTCTCTTAAATTACTAACATCTTTTAATTGAGTTTTTATTAATTGTACAAAATAAACTACTGCTAGTTCTAATTCGTAAATATCATCAACATCAATTTTTGATAAAAATCTCGAAACATCACTATGTAAGCTACTTAAATTTATATTTTTTAAAAATTGAGTATAAATACCTTTTACATAATCTGTGTTAGTAGTAGTGTTAACTACTTTCTGATCTTTCCATTCTATAAGATATTTGTTATATGATAATGATAGTTCTGAGGCTTCGCGAATATCTGCATAATAGGTTTTCCATTGCAAAAACGATAATGGGTTAGTTGTATTTAAATCTACCGTCATAAGCTAAGTCCTTTCCTAAGTTGATAATCTAGATTATTAAAAATTATACCACCATCATTTTCCCAGCTTGCACTAAGAGAAGATGTTGATCTTGAGATTGTTGTATAAGGATTATTATAATCTATGATACTGTTTTCAATATTTTCAGCCGATAAGGTTGTATCATATGCTGTATATGGATAAAATTCATACAATAAATCTAAACCACTAGCACCAGATACTGTTGTATCTAATTCCCAGCCCCAGTTACTATATACATTATACGTAGACAGTGGATATGTAGCTGACACACCAGCTGTTGAACCATCTACACTTTTTGCAGGTACTTGTTGAGGTTTAATTAAAATATATTCACTATTAAATTTTTGTAATGCTACAAATTTTGTATCTGCTGTCACTTCATAAGTTAATGAAGTGATGGGAGATGTAAAATCTATATTTCTACCAGCAGCAGAGCTTGTATAATATTGTGTGTCGAAATTATCATTAACTCTATGGTAGTCACCTAAAAGTTTAGAAATTTTAATACTAAATAAGTTATATAATCTTTTTAATTCAGGCGGTGGATTAGGTGATACAAAATCAATATCTTCATTAAAAAAGTCATAGAATGCTTGTATATTTTCTATTTTACAAAAATCAATATCAGTATTATTTGAAACAAAATTAGCTGTTTTCTCAAATATAGTTTTACCGAATACAGTAGGGCTTGAACTTGCTTGACCTACAAACGATGTAAAAACACCATCAAATAAATTATCATATTCATGTAAGAAGGATTGAAATCTATAACTTTTTAATACTTGAGAATAATCTATATCTTCGTTTATTTTATATATTTCAACGTCATTAGTCGACGGGCTTATTGTAAAGGTATATGAACCTGTTATTATATTAGTGCCTTTTACTCCCAGAGACACAGAACCATATGGTCCTGTAGAATCATAATCTATAGTTTGTCCATATGCAGAAAGTGAAGATAGAGAGGAAAAATTGTTTTGACGGCCAGTTACATTTAATGTCCATGTACCAGAGTCAACTGGATCAATATTAAGATATAAAAAGCTACTTAATTCTGTTTTTTCTGTTGTTAGATTATACGGTAAACTGGTAGTACTTAAACTACTTATATTACTTGTTGATGTTGTAGCCCCACTAACCCACTCAACAAAAAATTGATTACAATCAATTGAAACATCACTTACTATACCGTCAAAATCCTCAGTGGCTTGTATGTACAATCTTTGAGGTTGAGTATTATCTGCATCAACAAGTATAATGTGAGTCTTATTTTCTGTTAATCCATCTTGACTGTATGGTGGTGATGGGTCAGTAGTACCTAAAAATAACCTTACCCACCCTGTGGAGCGACTAGATATGGTTAAAGAAACTTCATATTCTTTTCCTAGAACTGTATTTACATCTTGATATAAATTGTTAACACCACCGGTGTGTGCAAAGTGAGCAGCTCCAATACCGGCTGATAAATGCCATCCTGTAAGCGGAGTTCCATCTGCAGAGATTGTAGCGGTCCAGGCGCTTAATGTGCTAGTGTGATCATCAGCAAAATTTCCATTAGAGAGAGATATGAAATTACTAGTAGGTTCATGGAAAAATTGTGAAAAATATTTACCTATGTTTAATTCTTCATCTGCTAAGCCGATAAATAATTGAAATTTATCACCTTGTCTTTTATATTGTATAGCAGACATTTCCTTCATTCCGGTAGATGTAAAAGATAATCTTGTCGGCGCCGACGGTATTATTTTTATTGGGATTCCGGCAATAGCATTAACGTTATCAGTGCTTACTCCTGCAAAGTTTGTTTCTAAGTGATTTCTTTCGCTTAAGTTTATATCTGTAACTAAATTATCTATATAAAAGTTTTTTAATTTATGTGTACTTGTATCTAATCTAATTAATAAATTTACACGATCACTTCCAATATAATTAATTATATCATCATAATAATAAAACTTTTCTCCAGTGTCACTAGCAGTATGTATTCTAGCCCTATAGGTTGCTAGATCTAAACCATAAGAATCATTGAGTGATCGCCTCGTACTTGAATAAAGTAAGAATTTATCCGCCTTCGGTTGATCTTCGGATGTTATAGGAGAAACTTGACTATTAGTATCTATAAAAAAATATTGTGGATTTAATTGATATTGTACTCCGTCAATACTATTTATAAGATTTATATTTTTATCATAAAATGCGCTATATGGTATTAAATGAGCATATTTATTATTAATATCATATGGTTTTGCCTTACTACCACTAGCCGTGAAATATACTGTATGAGGTTCGTCTGGGTCGGGAACATCTTGCCAGCTTGCTGTGAGACCAACACCTAAAGATCTATCCCCTTGTACTGGTTTTTTACCGGCGGTAATAGATATTGGATTATCTGTATCTACATCTTTTACGCTTATGCTTATTCTAGTACTTGCATAATTATATACACTTAATTGTTCTGTTAATGTATTAATATGAGAATTACCGTCTTTATCATAAAAGAAAACTGTTACAGTATATACACCCGGTACATTATATGTATGTGTTGATGAAAATACATTATCACCACTTAATGTATGTCCATCTCCAAAATCCCATACAGCTGTTGAGATTGATAGATCTATCAAGGAGTCTTGTATAGACAGTCCAGTGGTGCCAACGGGACCGAGTAGAGGGTTAAAAGTAAATTTTGATATACGAGTAAATCCACTATGTGAACTTGCTAAAGAATGTCCAGCTATTGGAGTGGGAGCGTCCGCAGATGTATTAACAGTAATCGATATAGGTACTGGTAAAGAGAGAGGACAATTAGAATCATTTGGATCACTCATTAATATTCAACTATACTTTTGGTTGTTACAGTACTTGTTACTTTTATTTTATTTTTAAACGATTGCTCGTTTTCTATATATGGTATTTGAAACGGTTTTAATGTTAATCTTGTATCAATAAATTTTATATCCCTACCATTATAAATAGGATTAAATACAGCAAAAGACAATCCAGGAACTCCTTTATTTACGTCCGTTCTCCATGTTTTAAATTCTAATATACCATCTATTTTTTCGATCTCATTATTTAAATAACGGACATCTATAGTATCACCTAATTTTAATCCTTTTATATAAGTCGTAATTATATTAAACACTTTAGATTTTAATTCTTCTTCATTTATTAATGTTCTAGCACTTCTAACTAAATGCAATTCTGTATAATCCTTATAACGTACCTTGGTTGATTCACTAGTAAATTTAAGACATAGATCGAAAGTAAGGTATATTGGATCTATAAATGTTATTTCACTATTAAGTAGCTTATAATTTGTAAGTTCGTTTTGTATTTTCTCCTTTAATGATGGCGATAGATAATTCGACCGCGTTACAACGGATTTATTTTTTCTTAAATTAGGTACTATGGTTAAATATATATTATTTGCATCAGAACTATCGGCGTAATAATACTGATTAAATAATGCGTTTGTTTCTAAAGAGTAATCCGTTAATCCTAATTCATCATTTAGGTATTTTAAATATCTATTGGTATAATCACTATTATTATATACTGTTACATCATAAATTAAATTTTTATAATTACGTTGAATAAATGACTTATAATCACCCTTTGTAGTTAGTTTATATTCTGAACTAAAGAATCGAGGTGAATTTTGTTTAATCTCTGCTGTAGTTTCCTCTACACCGAAATCAGTACTATCCTCATTGTTGCTTACTGTTATATTAACAGATTCTGCCACGGTTATATAATTAAGAGAAGTATCTTTTATATCTGTAAATATTGTATCAAATTGTGTAGTATTATATACATTTGTTGAGCTACCAGAAAAGGCATTTTTTGTCATTTTACCAACCGGGCCGTTTGATTTTAAATAATAGATAGCAACTGTATCGTTTAAATTTAATTTCTTACCATTAACATTATTACCAAGTTTTAATTCGTAATTTTTATTTTCATTATACCGAACTTCAAAATGTCTACTATTAGGGTCAGATAAGAATAAACTAGGTACTCGGCTCCATTCATACCATTTATTTTCCTCGTTAACTTCTTTCACGAAAACAAAAATATTAAAGTGATCTATTATAGTGTTTGATCCGGGTAATAAGTTTATTGTTTCAAACTGTTCACCTAATGGTTTAATTAACGGATGTTCTACTATTGTACCTTCATATAATAGCGGAGAATCAGTAGTAGAAGAAATAGATTCAGTATCAGAGGTTATTTTTTCAAAAGTTAAGTCTTTTACGAATGTATACGTTTTACCTTGACTGGAGGAGAATGTAAATCTTGGAATTGTATAATACCCGGCTGATAGATCGGATGTACCTTTAATTTCTATTGGTAACACGCACGATTGTTTACCAACTGGTTTATAGTCTATGAGTTTAACTATACGGTTTATATTTTCATATAATTCGGCGTCATTAAAATTACTTTCTGAACTAGTTTGATTTAAGTAAAATAATAGAGTATGGTAAGAGTATGCAATGATATCAATCAGCGCAGAAATATTACTGCCTTCGAAGTTTTGATCAGTAAAATTTATTGTGTCGTCATTATTGAGACGTTCAATAATTAGGTCGCGCATGCTTTGTGCATCAAAGCCCGTGTATGCATTTGTCGGTAATTTGAAATTTGTAAAATTAGCCATGATTAGTATTGAAATCCTTTCGTTGTAAGCGTACCATTAACACTCTCTACTTGATTATTTAATGAAGGTATTGTAATAGATATATCTATTACGTATTCATTCCAATCTGGTCTAGCTAAAACATCAACACCGGTTACCTTTATACGTGGTTCATACAATGGTAACTCTTCAAAAATAGTAGTACCAATTAGGTCTCCGTTTTCTTTACTAATATTATCGAACAGGTATTGCTCTAGATCTAAACCAAAATTAGGATTAAGAATTTTTTGGCCTTTTTTTGTATTAAAAGCATTATGTATGGAGTTATAAATTGCTTCAGTATCGTAATCTACTTTAAAATCTTGAGCATTTTTTGAGATCCCGGTTGGTTTACTTCCCAGCCGGGTATTAAATTGTATATCTAGGTGAATATCTGCATAAGTAAAATTACGATAATTATCCGTATTCTTTCTCTTTTTAAATATATCAAGTTTAATGGCCATGTATAATTATTTAATTTATAAGTGCTTAATACCATAAATAATTGAAATGAGTACGTTCGATACATTATTTGAAGCCCAGATCGGTCGGTTTGTAAAATCAGGTCCTATTGCTGGTGATTATGTTAAATTAAAGAGTAATTTTAAATCATCTGATTGGTATAAAGATTTAGACGAGTCTCGTAAGAAATATGTACAAGAAGTCTTAACTTTATCTGAGCAGGGTAAATCTCTTATGCTGTCTACTATTAAAAAGGGAGTTTATGAGACCGCTGCTACAGATTCTCAAGCCTGGAATGTAGCTGATATAGTTGTAGAGTATGCTCCTGGTTTTTATCATCAGTCTTTAACACTTCCTTTAGAACTTCTTGAATTTTCTGAGACATGGGATGAGCATAGAGCTACTGCAAAAGATCCAACTAACGATCAAGAAGATCATACTACATTAAAGCCGAAGGAAGTTGAAGATAAGGCTATTGATGTTGGACAGCAAACTCGCATACCTGATGGTGACTATAAGTTAGGTACGGCGAATTACATGCCTTAAGGGTGTAAGTCGAGTATGCAAGAATAGAAGTTGATCTCTTGATCAATACACTGACTATTCTGATAAAAGTATTTAGAGATTGTAATTAGACAGTCTCTCTTTTTTTCTTCATCCATAGGATTTGCATACATATAATTAAATAAGCGTCTAAATAATTCATCATAATCACTGTTAAACGATGCTTCGTTCTCAATGATTGCTTTACGAATTAAAAAATATTTTCTCTGAGATAATAGGTCGATTAACCCGCCGAGAAATTCTGTTGTAATATTACTGGTAGTGTTTTCTCCATCAGATAAATAATATTTTTGTAAAGCGTTAATACCTTTTCTAAAATCCGGATAACAACTATTAACAATATTTGTAAAGTTTTCTTTGTTAATTTTTATCTCTTCAGCTTTAACAATAGATATTAATTTAGTTAAGTATTCATTTTTATCATAAGTAATATCAAATATTTGACATCTACTTTGTAGAGCTGGAATAATCTTATGCTTATAATTTGCTGTAAGTATGAATCTTGTTAAGTCGTGATATTCTTCTATCGAGTTGCGTAGCGCTTTTTGTGCGTCAATAGATAATCCATCACACTCGTCAAGTACTATAACCTTAATTTGCCCAAAGAGACTCTTTGTCTGCGCGAAGTTTAAAACTTTTGTACGGATTGTATCTATCCCGTTTTCATCAGATGCATTGATATAGAGATATTGACACTTAAGAATATCCTTAACAATAATTTTAGCTAGAGAAGTTTTCCCAATACCAGGCTTTCCTACAAATAAAACATTAGGTATATTGTTATCTTCTTGTACTTTATTAAAATAATTTTTAGTACTTTTGTCTAGAACTATTTCATCTAAAGTACTCGGTCGATACTTTTCACACCAAATATCAGAAATTGTCATTGTAGGGAATGTACTATCTGATGTACTTCTGCATTTTTAATCCACTCACTATTAATACTCTTATCTATTTTTAATTGTTTAAATGCCTTTTCTTCAGCTTCAAGGACATTTTGAGCTTTGACTGTATACTCTCGGCGCATAATTTTGCCTTTCCAATCGGGAGATTTAAATTCTACTTCGTAAATCATAATAATTATCCAGTCGATCCAAATCCATCTTCACCTCGCTCAGTGTCATCAATTTTATCTGCTTCAGAAATTGTTGCTGTAATATGAGGGTATAATACTAATTGAGCAATTCTGCTGCCTTTGTTTAAGGTTATATTTACATCGCTAAAATTATATAATTTAACACCCAGGTCGCCTCTGTATCCATTATCGATAATACCTAAATGGGGTTGAATGTTATGCTTAAATCCTAAGCCGCTTCTAGGTTCTACTCGAAACCAATATCCTGGTGTAATATATGCTAATGTTAGGCCTACAGGTACAACTACAGAGCCTCGTCCCGGTACTATAACCTCCTCTACGCTATATACATCATATCCGGAATCACTGTCATGAGCTCTATGTGGTAATTTGGCATCCGGATGAGTTTTCATTACTTTGAGTTCAATCTCTTTATTACAAAATGTTACATTCGCGCTACCATCATCATTTTCACCGATTGCGAATGAGCGAAGAGAAGATAATGATTGATATTGTAACGGCTGAAAATCGTCCATACAATGAATATAGTATATAATTTAGATTTTTCAAGTAAATACTTTTATGGATGACATTGATCCTGCTGATTTAATATCGCAATTAAAAACCGTACCGAGAGCTAGTAGACAATTAGCACAACAGTCAGAGAGATTTAATATTTCTAAAGATGAAGTTGAAGATTTTATTATACAAAAATCATCTAAATTAATTCAAGATTCTTTAGAGTTAATAGATAATATGAAGGAAGTGGTTCATCATATGCCTGAAGCAGAAAATGTCTCTTCTCTCGCTGAACTTATTAAGGCTTCAACTGGTGCTATTGAAACATTAAATAAATTAGTCGTTCAAGATAAAAAATCTAATACTACTATAAAAGCAAAACAGTTAGATATAGATTCTAGAAAAGAACTTCAAAGCGCTGATCAACAGCATTCATTAATGTTAAGTAGAGATGAGGTTCTTGATCGTTTATTGAAAGATTCAAAAATAATTAATGTAGAGTCAGATGTAAAGGAACCCGATAAGCTAGACCCCCCTACCTAAGAATACCCATATCAAATGGTCTTTGAAGAGTTTGTATTTTGTTTAATAAGATATCTACTTCTTCTTTAGAGTTTTCTATTACTACTTCATGGACCCCGGGTACTATTTTTTGAATATTATTTAATTTATTCATTGTAAGCCATGATAAAACGGTATAGGTTCCACCTAATGCAGTAGCAATATTTTCATTAATCTCAGGCTGATTTTTCTTTAATCTTTCATAATGGTAATGATCAGTAACTAAATTTTCTTTATGAGCATCTGCGGCAACTTCTCCTGTGTTGATTATTTGCTGCATGTTTCGTTTAAATAAAGATTCAACTCGATTGCTTAATTGAACAATATTTGTTCGGGTTTCCATTTCTAATTTATCATCAATGATACTATTATAAGGTAAAGGAGTTGTATCTTGCATAAATTCATCTGCATAATGCGTGTATCTACTTTGAGGGTATTGCCATTGATAAAATAAAAAACCTACACTTTCAGATATTTCTTGTAAAATAGTATCTTCTACAGACAGTCTTTCTGATAATATTTCTTTTACTTTTAAGTGACATTTACGGTACTTATCTAACCACCACGCGATGAATTCACCATTTTTATCTTCATTTGCTATATCAAAGCTATTTGAAATTTTGCTTATTTTTTCATTTACATTTGTAGAGTCATTTTCAGTCAAAGGAATTTTTTTCCCTTTTACAGTTAATGCAACTAAGCCTAATTCTTTATCCTGAAATATAATCGGGTTTCCAGCGTCATCCTTTCGTAAGGAATCTCCATCGTCAACGTCCATTTCTTTTCTTTTAAGGTATTTTGTTGCTTTAGGAGATTTAGCAAATTTTTGTAAGTCTAAGTTTGCATTTGCTATACCTTCCCAAAAGTCTGCTTCCGCAGTAATAGGATCTGATTCATATTTTAAACTATCATAATATTTTGATAATGCTACAAAATTAATATATTTTTCAATTATAGAATTAAAATTTGTAGATGCGATATGAAAATCTACTGAATTAGTTAATCGAGTATTTACTATATCAGGTATTCCAGTTTTTGATGGTATTGCGCTCATATTAACTAGCTCCTGCAGCTCGGGTTCCTATTCCTCTTTCAAATTTATCTATTTTACTACATACTAGTTTTGTATTAAATTGGCCTTCTTGTAAAGTTGTTATGTTTCGAAGGATAAACCAAAACCCAGGGACATTTTCCATAAATTTATCTAGCTTCTCACCTGCAACTTCTATACCTATAAATTTACCTCCGGTCATCATCCAATTATTCTTACTACCAACTCCGGTGAGATTTATTGTTACTTTATCAGAGTTATCTAATATTTTTTGTTGTAGCATAATTTTTCCATAGCTACTATCTTGATCTGATGCAGTATGTAAGTTAAAAAATCTTTCTTTATTAGGCTTAGTGAGATCAGTTTTATTAACATTTGGAGCGAGTTCACCATCGTTTGAATTTGCATCTGGAAATGCCGTCATATAAATTGAAAAATTTTCATTAAAATCTTGAACACTACCTTTCTTATTGTTTAATTTAAATAATTTTCGGCCGACATCATATGAAGTTATAGTATGATCTACTATTTTATCTGTAGCAGCGGTTGGTTGTTTTTTATGAAAAGTAACATTCTGTATATTTACTGGAATTAGGAGATTTTGGATATCAGGATCTGCAAATATAGAATGAGATTGTCTTTTACTATAATGCATTCTTATATCGTCTGTTTCTATTTTTATAACACCAGCAAATTTTCTTTTAAAGTTTGTATCCGACCAGCTTTCTGCCATAGTATTAAGATCAATAGCATCATTAATTATATTAGTAAGAGATCTTAAACTAAACATTCCATTATAATATAATAAAATACCCATATCGCCATGTATTTTAGAGACATACTTTGACATTAAATCAAACAATCCTACCATAGGAGCTGTATTTTGAGGTAAAGTATACATTATTTTTGAAGAACTTTCATCCCATTCTTGTTCATTAATTATAGGACTCCAATCTAAATTTTCTTCTGTGGTAGCTTCCATCCCACCGGTTCGACTGCAAAATCTTCGCAATAGATGTTTTATGGCGTCACTAACTTTTATACCGCATTGCTCTCGACTAAATTGAGAGACACCTTCTGATATTGCAACATCGAGTGCTTCGTATGGGTTGTTCTCATCTGCACCCCATTCTGAATGATCCGGGCCCCAACTAACATAATCATTAGTACTCCATGGAAATTTCTGATACATTAAAGCACCGTATTCAACATCTGCAAAATAATATGTTATTGTTTTTTCATTGTTTACTAAACCTTCGACCATATTTTTAGTTATATATATTCTATCAACTAAAGTTTCTCTCTCACATCTTGTCGCAGTAGATTGTTGTTCGATTTTTATATGTAGAAACTCTCCACCTGTAGCAATATTTTCATATTGACTATTCTCATTTTCTCCCTTTATTTCGGCGGTGTCCATTCCCATTAGTATTTTATCAGAAAGCAATTGTAAGCTTCCAATTACAAATGGAGATTTATACGTAGAGTCAAATGTTATTTTTTTGAATTCTACTTTTCTTACATTTCTTTGTTGCGCCTTTTCATTTATAAACCTTATAGATATAAAAAAATCTGTAGCGTTAGAACTAATTTGAAACGTGCCTTGTTCCGTTGATTGTTCTTGTATATCTTGTAAAGCTGGTTTTGCCATTATTATACTTGCTTGTTAATTTCAGATAATATTCTACTTACATATGTTGGTTTTATAACTGTATATTTGTCACCAGTAATAGGATTATTAATCGGATTTTGTATATTATTAGCAAGACATATCAACCACCATAAATTCTGATTTCCGTATACTTGATCTGAAAATGATGTCCATGGCATATTAGCTGTAACTCTTACTTCGAAAAATACTTGTGGATTAAGATCATCAGGAAATGATATTTTTTTAATTATATTATAAAAAAAATACTTATCTGATTAAAGATGTTCTCATATCTAGTATCATCTAGAGATTTTAACTCTGCTATATTATTTCGAGTGAGTTGTAAATCTGTAATCATATTTTAATCTCCATCGTTACCGCCTCTTCCCGTTGGCCAACCACCCGGGCCAGTGTTCATTCCTCCAGGTCTCGCTCCTACTGCTCCTGTTTGAGCCGCTTCATATGCTTTACCGTCATCTCCTTCATCCCAATTCCTATCACCATATACATCTGGATATGGTTCAGATTCTTCATGACTTCGAACTGGGTTATTAATACTATCAAACATTAAATTCTTTGTCTCTGGTGTAAGACTTGTGAGAGTTAGTTGTATTTCATAACCTTCAGGAACAATTACTTCTGTTGCCGATGTGTTTTTTGTAACTTTAAATGGAGGCATTTTTCTTCTGACTCCAATAAAGTTTATCTTGATATTACTTAAAAAACTCCATCTATAACTAAAGACACCCGGTAAGGAGGATTGATATATTACAGGCGGTGTTATTGCAGTTTTATTTACTCTATTAGGTAAATTTTGATATGTTAATAAAAATATAAATCTATAGTTTTTCATCCATTCAGACACGTCATCATATCTTGTGTTATCTAAATAAAACGTAATATTATAACTCGGACCAGAGTCGGAATATTGAAATGTCTTTGCAAAATCAATACCAACACCAGGAGAAACTGCCGATGTTAATGCAGCCATGAATTCTATGGGCGTTTGAAGTATGGACCCTTCTTGAGACCAATTATTAGATATTGTTTTATATGAATCTTCTAAATAAGGCAAACGGTATATAAACTTAGTTTTTTTGACACCATATATGTTTTCATATGATTTTAAATATTCTGGCATCTCGAATTTAGTTGTACCAAATGCGCTATCAGCGCCACTAGTAATAGATTCAGATAATCCTTGAAATCCGCTCATTGTGTTGTTGAGCGCTTTGCCAAATGCACTTGGTAATTTATCAGCAATATTTTTTATACTTTTAGCATAACTTTCTGGATCATCGCCCCATTTTTTACCTGGACCGTAAATTTGTTCAGTAAAAAGTTTAAGGTTTTGAAAAAAGGCTGGGACAGTTACTATATACTCTCTTAATGTAACAGTTGGTATGGTTTTTACTGCTACTGAATCTTTAGCTGATTTTGTCCATCGAAATTGTTTTGTTATATTTATATCCATATGATCTGCACCGTCAGGTGGTACAGGTACATCTGCTACAGTATCTGATATAACGTTACTTTTTGCTCTTGATATTATTTTTCCGGCGGTCGCCTTTATTGTGTCATTAGTAGTAAGCTCCACACCATTTTTAGAATCTCCCTCCATATTTGTACATGTCGGCTTTGAAAACTCAAATAAATATCTATCGTTTATATTAGTAGGCATAATTATTAATTAGTATCAATTTAACCATTGTTTTAAGGTAGGACCTTCACTAAACATATCAACTGGCGGAGGTTCAGGTGTATTAAGAAAGTTATTTGTTGTACTGTTTACATTTATTCCTTGTTGTACTGGATCCACTCCAGTACCCTCGTTCTTTTTTTCTCTCTTCATTTTTTGTTGAATTTCGATCCGACGTTGTTCCTCGTCGAACTTTTCGACTTCATGAAGTTTATCTTGCACCGTACCGAATTCCGTAATGTTTTCGCGAATAAGCTCTTCAGCCGCGTTATATCTTAAGTCTTCTTCTTTAGTTCTTACAGGATCTTTTAGACCAGATAATTTTCTCATTAACCATAATGCAGGTTCTCCTGTCCAAGCAGATCGTTCCGTTGTTGGGTCACCTAAACCACCTAACCTATGTCTAGTTTGCTGCGCTTCGACAAAACGTTTATACAGCGCATACTGATCATCAGTAAGTCTTTTTTTTGCCCATTTTAGTTTCTTCTTAGTACCTCCTGGATCATTACTACTTATATCAAGAGATTGTTCGGCCATTGAGTCAAAAATGCCAATACCAGAAGATAGAACATCATGAGTCATTACACCTTGGCCTATAAAAGGAATAGCTCTTACTCCGACTCTGGAACCAACGCTGAGCGCACCTTGACCGGTTTTACCGACCAGTCCCCATGTTTTGAAGGGACCGAGCTGCATCAGCTCCTTCCATTTTATTCCTCCTGTGAGAAAAGCCGATTTTTCCATCGCTTTTTCTATAGATTTCGCGAGTGGCTGCATTGCTTTTTGCCACATCGTCGAGCTTGTCTGCTGGAGGGCAACACTGGCAGCGTCACCAGCAGCATCTAGTTGGCCTTGCGATATAATAGACCTACGTGGACTTGGGTCATTGAAGCCGGGTTCGCCGTGGTGCCGCTCAGGATTTTCTGTAGATGCCTGAGCTACTTGAGGCTGGTTATTGCCGTTGGTGCGGCGATATCCGACCCAATGCTCCTCCGTGGTTCTATTAGCAGCTTCGTCCCGTTCTCTTTGTTCTTGTGCTTTTTGCCACCATCGCTTTATACCTTCGCCCCATTTGGAGGTGTTAGGTTTTAAAGCATCATAAAGCCGCTGGAATGTTTCAATGGCCTTGGCTTTATTTTCTGGAGTATTAACTTTGTTGTTATAAAAATCTTTGGCAAGATCCTCACCCTTGTTGCCCAAGTCCTCGACGGTTTCGGTTACCGAGTCGATGATCGACTCGGCGAGGGCGGATTCGGTAGCACGCAACTTGTCAAGTTGCCGTCTTTCGTCATACCATGAAGCTTCAGGGGCAGTATCTCTACCCATGATCATATCTGTGGCAGCTTTTAAATAATCATCCATTTTATTCAATACTGCATCTTTCATTTTCCCAGCGCGGGATGAAATTCGTTTCCCTATATCTTGTAACATTGCATCTGGGTTAAGTAAATCTCCAAACAATGCTAAAAATCCTAAACCAGCCCCTGCTCCTAAAACTTTCTTTCCGGTGAGTGCTTTAAAGAAATCTCTCATTTCTTTTTTTGCTACTCGAGCAGAGTGACCGGCGGTGACACTCGGTGGTATTGGTCGATCGGCATCACGAGTTGAACCAGATAATCTTCTGGCGCCGCCCGCTTGGTTTCTTATTGTTCTATGAAGAGATTTAATTTCAGAAACAAAATCAGATTGATTCCGTTCTAAGTTAATAGTTCTAGCATGTATATCTGCTAACAGTCGATCTCCAGCCGCTGACATATGTAATTATTTAATTACAAATCTACGAAAAAAGAAAAATCTGCTTCAATGACTCTGAGTTTATTTAATTCCCCTAAAATAGAATTAGTATGATTTGCTAAGGAATTTAAGATTTTAATATCAAATAATAAGAACAAACTGTATATTTCATCTAACTCCATATCTTTTATAGTATATTCTTCAGTATCTAATGTAATAGTATCTATAAATCTAAATGTATCAAAAAACATTATATCAGATTCAACTATTTCTTTTTTATTTAAAATATACTTGAGGATAATATTTTCATCTGTTAATAGTGGAAGTTTAAATTTAAATGTTAAATCTGCGTCTTTTAATTTTGTTATTAAAGGTTCATTTACAACTGTATTGAAATCTAGGTTTATACTTTCATCGCTTACCTCGTTTTTCCAATGTTGAATTAAATATAATTTATCTCGATATGTAACGGTATCTATTTTACAAATACTGAGAATATAATCATTTAAATACTGTAAATAAGATAAAGTAACTATATGATCATCTCGTATATTTCTAATTATAGCATATAGCTTATTTTGAAATTGAACATTTAGTTGTGGAGTAGAAATTGTGCCGCTATCCGGTAATTCTATATCCTTAGTACAAAGGTCTTTAAATTTATCGAGAAGGTTGCTCATTTTTAAGTCTTTTTATTAAAAGTGTTATATATTGTCTAAATTGATCATATGTTATATAGTCAAAATCTTGATATGTAAAATTACCTCGTCGCATAAGAAATAGTTGCTCATCTAATAAATTTTCATATGAATATATCGTACATAAGTACAATATGTAATTAATTATATCTAAGTTATATGAAAATCTACTATTAAATTCATCGTTTATATAATAGATATAAGAGTTATTTAATTTTTCTTTATATTCATTTATATATGGAGAACATTTTTTAATTAATGGTAAGGGAACATCTTCATAATTGTCCTTAGTTATAAAAGCTATAGTTCCGTTTTTTTCAATTTTTTTAATAAACGAGGCGTTTGAGAAAAAGTCTATTGATGGATAGCCAATAGTTATAAAATAGTCATCTATAATATGATTACTTTCTGAATAGGTAGGTAGATCTTTAAGAAAATTTTCTTTATAAATTAGTAGGTCACCTTTATTAGTGTTTAATTTTATTGCAGAATTTTTATTAATAAATTTTTCAGCTTTTAATTTTGTTACAAATTCAATAATATTTTTACTACAGAGTCTCTTAGCAAAAAATTCAATTAATTCTTTATATTTTTTCTCACTATGAAGGTTCGAAGCTTCAATTAAGTCATTATAACTTATCATGGTCCAGGAGGCTTAGTACCTCGAGTTTCACCAAACGACGGGTCGTTTGGATCTTCTAAGGGATTCTTCCGGGCTTCCTGATCCCGTAGGGCTTGTACATATGCTCGTTTCTGTTGTTTCGGGCTTTGATCTTTCAAAGGTGGTGTAACCGCCGGTCGAGTTGGTTTCTTCGGCTCCCATGCCTGGCCAGCTTTAAAGAAACTAGGGTTGTCACCTGGTCCCATAAATGCTCCTTCAGATTTACCAGTTCTTTCAACTAAATCACCAGTTTGAATGCCTATTTTTGACTTTTGTTCCGGAGTCATTACATCACCAGGTCCTATGAGCGTGGATTTACCGTTAACCTTGTATACACCTTTACTCTTAGCATCCGGTTTTTTTGCACTCGGACTTGGCGGAACTTCGGCAGTCCATATATCATCAGACCAATCTCCTTTTGTTTTATCTAAAGCTGGATTATATTTTCCAGGCTCTGGTGCTGGTGCTGGTGCAGGCGGCGGAGGAGGAGCTGCTTCTATATGTGGAGTGAGTACCTCATAACGCGAAAATCTCCATTTAACAGAAATAGAACCAGTATCCATTTCACCAGTATATTCGTTTACACCTGCATCATTTATTTGATAAGGTATACAATCTTTATACTTATAAATTTTACGTACAACTGGACTGCTAGAACCTGGTGATCCAAATAACATAGACATAAAACTTGTTTTACGAGATGTAACCATTTGTTTTGATAAGAAAAATATATCTATATTTGCTGTAAGAACAGGCTTATCTATATTTCCATATACTCCATATAATTGAGCCCATGGTCTAAATATACCATCAATAACACTAACATTAGTTTCGTAAAATTGAACATCAAGATCATTATCAGGATAATCATGACTCTCCATAAAAGGACCTGTAGGTAAAATACCATTAATAGTTTTTCCTCTATTTTGTACAGTATTGTGTTCAGTCGTTGTATCAACACCTGTAGCTAAGAACATATATCCTCCTCCCTTACCAAAAAACTTTTCATGAACTTTTCTATTTGTATCAATACCTGGTTTAGTATTAAATGGACGTAAACCTAATTTTTTAATTGCTTTATCATTTATAGATGCAGGGAGGTTATCAATAGACACTAAGAAGAAGTTTTGTGCAGCGGGAAATGTAGAAAAATCCTGTAATAGTTCAAAGAAAGTTTCTCTTAGATTTCTTGCATCTGATGGAGGTAATTTAACGTCCATACAAATATTTAAGGCTATTAACCTAATACTGCACCAGCTAATTTACCAATAGCGTTAACTGCAGTGTTAAGTTCATTATCTCTCCTGAAGAATTGATACGCTACAGTTATGGTAACAGTCGCGACTTCACCATCACCAGTAATGTTATAACCTATATCACCACAGTCTGTAGGGAACACACCGTATAGCTTATATGTACGTAATGGTTCAAATTGAGTATCTAATTGAACTAAAGTAACTGTACTGTTATTATGAAGTACTCCATCACCAGAGGTTGTTTCATCGTTATAAGTTTCAGTTATCCAATTTTCCATTGCAATACGAGCTTGAGTTGTTGCATCACAATAAAAGTCAATAGTAAAGGCATCGCTTGAATTATATGACACAGTGCCAGGAATTCGGAAGTTAAATCCATTATAAGGAACATCTTTTGTTGCAATTGTTTTACCGGGTAATGTAGCTGCCGTGGCATACACTAAATCGTCTTCTGTAAATACAGGTGTACCTTTATTAGAAACGTCTAATACACGAAACTGAAAGTCACGCGCAAAGTCTCTCGTTTGCGCTACTTTGTAAAAATCTTGAATTGTTTGTTTGATATCAGCCATGATGTTATAATTATTTAGTTTTTACTTTAATTTATTGTCCAACTATCTCCTCAAAATTAACCTCTGTGTTAACAGCATAAAAGTTAACCAATATAAACTCTGCCGCGCGAACAGGCTTCAAATAGATATCTACTCTCAACTCGTTTTGATCAATAACAGAAGGTGGGTTATTCCTTTCGTCACAAACAATAAGGTAATCATAAACACCTTCTGTTTGTTTGCAGTTCTCAAAAATCGGTGTTAATGTATTAACGACCTTAGTCCTTGTTAGGAACGTATTAGGTTCAAAGACAAAGAATTTCAAGGTCTGCCGGGTTCTTTTCTCTAAATCAAGAAACAGTCTACGAACATTAACTCTATCAAATGCCGTGGGTTTCCGTTGTAATGTCTTTTGACCAAATACAATAATACCTTCAGCGGGGAATTGTGTAACAGGATTAATAGCAATCCTATATAATTGATCTCTTTGACGTTGTGTCGGGCTAACCGCAATATCATTTACACCTGTGACAACGCCGCGATTGAAACCAGCCGGTGCATACCATGGTGCAAAGTTTGAATCATTATTAGCATAAATTTTAGCTGCAACACCAGAGAACGGAATCCAGATTTGCTTACCACTTGTACCGTCCCAGACTTTTGCCCAGTTACCGTAAGTTGTAGCGAAGTTACTATTAGCAATACCAAATTGATGTCTTAATGGCCAGTATACATGCTTACTAAAGTTTTTAGTTTTATCATCAAGAACTTTACCAGCTTCACCTTGTACAACTAATGGCCTAAGCGCATCAGCAATAAAGATATGATCTTTTCTCGTCTGTCGAGCAAATGTCTCAAATCTATTAAAGATAGTTCTATAATTATCTCTTTGAGTTATGTAGGTTGATCCTATCATATTTTGATCTGGTGTAAAGAACCCTGTACTTGTTCCACCAACATCTTGAAAATCAGTATCAATAAAGGACTCGCTATTATTTGCCGCAAATGCATGTATTGTACCTAACCCAGCTTCAATAGAAACATCAATAGTAAATACATCAACATTCTGAGCAATTTCAAATATTCTATCTAATTTATCAGGAATACTGCCAACAAATTTAGTTGTATTATTAGTTGTATGATATACACCTAATGGAAATAATCCTTGTATTACTTCATAGTTTGGCGAATCGGTGCCATCTAAAGGCCCGCCAGAACCAACTACACTGTTTAAAATTGCAGCGTTACTATTACTAGCATGAGCAACTCTAACTGTCTTTGTAGGAACGTCTCCAACTGTTGAAGTCCAATCTCCACTGTATTCACTAATATTTGGATTTATTAAAATTTTTATATTTGGCGACGCATTATCTTGATCTTCAAGGAAAAATGATCTTTGTTGACCTCCGTTCTCGTTTTGGACTTTTCGTCTAGAGTTAAGAGATCCAGTATATCCTTCTGCTAAGAAATTAGTTAATTCTAATTCAGAATTAGCAAACGGTGTATTTCGAATTTTGAAAACACCTAAACTTATGGTGTCGAGAAATTCTGGACCGTCAATATCAAATTTAGAAAATGTTTCTAAAGTTTTACTTGTACTACTCTTTTCTTCTGTGGCCAGGCTAGTTAAATTAAATCCTATTCTAGATCCTGGGACTGTTGCATATCCTGTTCCGGAAATTTCAGTTGCTGTACTAGTAGTAGTATATACTGCATTTACTGTATCAAAGTTAGTTGCAGGATTACTATTAGAACCATCAGCTGTTCCAACATAATAACCTTCGAAATTATTATTAGTTATTGTAGCTCCTTTATTTAGTACAATAATACCTGCTCCAGCCGTGCTTGTAAAATCACCAGTAAATGGAGCACCTTCAGGTGAACCTCCGATGTTTCCGTCATTACTCCAAGTTATGTTACCTTTGCTTGCCGAATTAAATTGAGCTTCAGTTAACTCAACAAGAGTAGGAGATCCGATAACATAATAATCTGCAGCACTTAAAGAGCTGTTTGAATCATCAAGAGCGCCAACGTCATTACTTTGTACTTGACCGGTAACAAGAGTTTTACCTATTATACTAGCAGCAAAATTAGCATCTGAATAAGAACTGACTCCAGTGGTTGTTAAATCTTTACCCATTGCACCGGTGTTGGCCGCTGATAATCGAAATACTGCCGTTGAATCTGGTGAGGAGGCGAGCATGCCACTAAGACCGGTCATCGAAGTATTAACAAAAGATAAAGTGTCATTAGAATCCTTCATCACTAATTCAATATTAATAGTATCAGTTGAAAGGGTGTCTGTGACTGTTATTTCCGTGCCCGCAGTAGTAGAGAGATCGATCCAGCTGCCATTGGTAGTATCAACGGCTGTTATAGTTGCTGTTGTTGGAGATGCGACAGGATAAACTAGAGCAGAATATTTTCGATCGCCGGTCGAGGAACCATAAGGTAACCGAGAGACAAAAACATTTGCGTCGCTATTAAAGACTTGTCGCGTAGAATGATAAAAATATCTCTCAGCTGCGTTTGTAGGTTTGCCGTAAATTTCTTCAAATTCCGCGAATGTGCCTACATTAAAAACCTCGTCTGTAGGTCCTTGATTGGAAAATCCAGCGACAAATACACCAGTACCTACTGGCGCTGCAGGCCGTTGCGTCAAATCAATTTCTCTTATTTCTACTCCAGGTGATTGGATTGTTCTTCTACTCATAGTAAACCTTTACAAATATTTATTGTTTTCCGCTGACATATTTTAGTTGATTTGGCGAAATAAGCATTATAATATAAATATATGAAGGGCATCATCTTAGCTGGAGGTACTGGATCAAGAGTTTATCCTAGTACAAAAACAGTTTCAAAGCAACTTTTGCCTATTTATGACAAGCCTACAATTTATTATCCCCTATCGACTTTAATAAAATTAGGTATTAAAGATATAATGATTATAACAAATGCTCAAGCATATCCTCATTTGTTACATTTGTTTAATCAAGCAGATAAGACAGTCGATCCATGGACGAATCGTCGACCGTATTTAGGGATTAATTTTACTTTTAAAGTACAACTGTATCCAGCTGGTATAGCTGAGGCGTTAATTATTGCTGAACAATGGCAAGGAAGTGAGGATGTTTGTTTGATTTTAGGTGATAATATTTTTACGGGTATTACATTACCGGAATTCAGAGGGGCAAGTATTGTTGGTTATAAGGTAAAGAACCCGTCATTATATGGTGTTGTTGCTTTTAGCGATGATAAAGAAATTCTTTCTTTAGAAGAAAAACCAGAATGTCCAAAAAGTAATTATGCAATAACAGGTATTTATTTTTATGATTTAACTGCGGGGGAAAGAGCCCGGCAATTAAAACCTTCTGATCGTGGAGAATTAGAAATAACTGATTTAAATAAAAATTATTTAAATGATAGCTTATTGCAATTAAATTTATTAGATAGTAATGATGCATGGTTTGATACCGGGGATCCTGATGAAATGTTTGCGGCATCGATGTATGTAAAATCTATACAAGATAGAACTAATACAATGATTGGTTGTATTGAAGGTGAATCATGGAAGCAGGGAAATATTACCGAACAGCAATTTAAAAAGATTGTTGAAAAAATGCCTAGTTGTTCTTATAAGACTAATGCTGCTATGAGCTATTTTTGGGGATAAATATTAATAATGAAAATCGTTACATATATGAAACCATCATGTGGCTGGAGTAATGGAGTTCGATCTATAATGCGCAAGTACGATTTGCCATTTGAAGATCGCGACATTATAAATGACTCTGAATACCGTCAGGAAATGATTCAGAAAACTGGTCAAATGTTGCAACCTTGTGTTGAGGTAGACGGTAAAATGTTGGTGGATGTTAGCGGTGAGGAGGTTGAAGCTTATTTATTAGCTAACGATTTTGTAACTGCTAGCAGTGGTGAGGCTGATGCCCCTACAAATAAAGCGTGTGCAAAGCATGAACCGGATGAAGCATCGATTGATTTTGGCCAGCCTCGAATGTAGTTAATTATGGCTGGTGATCTTTTTAATCTTTCACGAGACGTGGAAGCTTCTATTATTCCAGCAGGTGATAAAGTCACTTTAGCAGAAGGAGTTCCTGCTTATATGACTCAATCATTAGGAGGGTCATATACTGTTGTAGTTAATGGCAATATGTATCGCGTTGAGGGTAAAGACGCAGATGCATTGGGTGTTGAACCAGAAGCGACGCCAGCTGATGGAGCGGCTCGAGCCACAACTGAAGGAGAATTAGATGATCAGATTTGGGAGCAATTAAAAACGGTTTATGATCCAGAAATTCCAGTAAACTTAGCTGATTTAGGGTTGATTTATAGCCGCAAAGCTTCTCCTCTTTATGATGAAGTAACGTTTAAGCCTACTGGGGCGTGGCGAGTTGATATAAAAATGACTTTAACGGCACCTGGTTGTGGTATGGGACCAATGCTTCAAGATGATGTTAAAAATAAAGTATTATGTATTAAGGGTGTCGATGAGGTAGATGTTCAATTAGTTTGGGACCCACCTTGGGGTAATGACATGATGTCAGATGAGGCTAAATTAGAGCTTGGAATGTTATGATCTTAAATTTGAGTTCCGACTGTTCCTTTAATATTATAATATTGTAAGTATTTTCTTACTTCATTAATATCTACAAAATATTCCGGTAACAATTCTCCGTCTTTACGTACCTCTGAACTTGATACAATAAACTGTCCAGTGCTTTCTATAATAACTGTTTTATTTTTAGTATTATATATAAAGTCAGGGTATGATTCCATTAGTGTCTTCATATCCATAATTAAATTAATTTTGCTTCTATTTTTGTAAACTCAAAAGTTGCAGAAGAAACAATTTCAGCTTCGTTAGTATAGTCCCAATTTATTTCAGCGAGTCTAGTTGGAAATGCCCCGATATAATCCCATTGTATTTTTCTATTTTCATATTCATCTAAACCGTATACTGTTAAGTTAGATGCATAAATTGGTAGTTGCTGGTTAGGTTTGGTGTATTTTATAATCTTGTCTTCGTTAAAGTGCCCGGTCTTTACATCATTAATAATATCAAGCCATTTATATATTGCCCAATAATTTTTAAACTCATTATCTACTTTAAAATCTATATTTAAAGGATCATATGACGGTCGCGCATGTGAGCTTACTTTTATAGTTTGTGCACCATATGGAAGAGTTTTTTCAGGTACACTTATGACTGGAGTCACAGCACCAGCAATACTTATCTCTAAACTATTTGCGTCAATTTTATTTGTATTTCTAGTTATATTATCTACAATTTCTTTTATACCTTCAGGTAGATTTAAAACTAATATAAATTTATCTTGTCTATTTTTATTGAGTGGGGCTTGATTCATACTCTAACATATCCTCTTTCTTCTAAGTCTGCCATATCTGTATTATAATTAGGTCCTTGATCCTGTTCTAAAATATTTATGTTCTTAAAGTAAACTGGAGGAGGTTTCCATGTATCATCAATATTTTGCATTTTATAATCTTGTAGAAAATTGCTAAACTTTTGATCAATGTATGGTCCTAGTTCTATTTTTGCAGGACGTTGATTGTCATCAATTTCTATAACATTATAATATTTTTGTATAACACTATTTTCTAAAATTAATAACGCCCAGACCATAGCCATTACTCGGTCGTCGAAATCAAATCCAGGTTGCGCTGCCCAAGACCCATTAGGGTATCGTACGAAATTTTTAAGTTCTATTACTGCTGGTTTTGATCTTATGTCAACACATTTGAGCTCATTAATCCAATATCTCATATTAGTTATACCTTTATATTTGGTATTAGTATGAGCATAAACTCCTAGTCTGTCGAATTTAACTTGCCCTACTTTAGGAGACCAATTAACTATACTTCTATAATTATATTGATGATATAGGTTATCTACGACTTGGCTGCCACAATTATTTCTCTCTATTAATACTGGGGGCGTACCCCAATGGTAACATATATCACGAACTTTAGTAGTAAACTCAAACGGGTTAATTTCATTACTTACATATTCTGCAACTTGTTTTATATCCTGTAAATCAGTTATATCTAAAACTTGTATAACGCTATAATTTTGTCCGATGCCTTCTGCTACGTCGACACCTATAGTATATAAATGATCTTTATCTGGTTCATCCCATACACAGTAACATCCATCATCAAACATATATGTAGGTTCTTTTGTCCTAGCGGTAAGCTGCTCGTAAAAGAGTTCATCGATAAAGGAGTCACCAGTATCAAGAAACTTACAATCAAACTCTTGCGCAAAGGCTTCTTCACTGCCTATAGATTTTATAGTATCTTTTTTCCATTGTTCATCTCTACCAGGAACTTCATGCCATAATATTTTTTCTGAATGCCAATTATTTGTTCCTTTTTCTGCTTCTGTATATAATGTAAAAAATAAATTACCGCTTCCGTTAGGAGTAGATGCTACGAATATTTTAGATTTTGTTGATGAAGAAATAATAGGATATACTGAGCTCCAAAACTGCTCAACGAGATTATTTGGAATAAACGCTAACTCATCTAGAATTAATACGTTAACAGATTCTCCTCGACCAGCATCTGAGCTCGTTGTACTAATACCAATACTGCTACCGTTTGCTAATTTCATAGAAGTCTTACCATACTCTACAACTCCTGGTTTTAGATAATTTGGTAAATTTTCGTATGCGAGCCTAACTCTTCCAAAAATACTAATAGCTGTTTGTTCTTTATTAGCGACAATTAATATGCGTTGATCGTCTTGAAAGCAAGCAATCCATAAGGCATAAATTGTCATCATAGTAGTTTTCCCAGTTTGTCTGCTAGCTAAACAAGCTACAAATCTATGATCTCTTAAACTACGTAATATTCTTCTCTGAAAAGGATATAACTGTATTTTCATCTTACCTTGATCGAGATTTACAATGTGAAAAAACCCTTCTGCAAAGTGAATAATATTCTGTCTTGCCTTTTTGAGTGACTTGACCATCTCTGGAGTCCATTCAAACTCCATATCAGGGTTAGGTAAGTTTATGTTACCTAAATAAAATTTATCGTCTTTTTTTAGCCTCGGCACTATAAATATTTACATGACCGACAGAGATTTAAACTCTATTAATGAAGCTTTTATGAAAGCTACGAGTTCGAATACCGCTAAAGAGGGTGAAGAGCCGAAAAAACTTGTTACTGAAGATGTGGAGGATAGTCTTGACGAAACTGATTTCGGTGATCCTAGTCGTTATAGTGGTGATCGTTTAGATGGAGATTGGGACCCAGCACCTGGTGATATAGTAGAAGTAGAAGGTGAAGAGGAGGATTTTGTAGTTCTCGATATTGATGGAGACTATGTACATTTAGCTGCTGTGGGTGATGGAATAGAGGTTAAGAAAGATTCTATCGTGAAAAAGGAATATCCAGAAGCTACGGAATCACAGTATAGTGATCGTATACCAGTTAGAGTAAAGAGAGAGTCAATAACATTAAAGGAGAGAAAAATGGATTATTTAAAAAATATTATGAGCGAATATGAGGACACATTGTGTTCTAGTAAATATAAAGTTCGCGAGAAAAACGAGGTTGGTAAAGATCCGGTGAAGCCAGATGAATCTGTTGGAAAGAAGAAGATAAATGCGAAGACTCAACGACCAGAGGGTGAGGTTACGGAGGACGGCGCGCAACCTAAAAAGCAAAAAACGGTAGAAGATTTACAGGTGCCCGTCGAAGCAGGAAACGAAGTTGTCGACAAAAAGGTAAAAAAAGAGAAGAAAGTTGCTAAGGAGAGTATAAATACTTGTAACAAAGGTAATATTATGTCGGAAGATAAAACAGACGATAAGTCAATATTTGATAAGCTCTATGAGCAGGTAATGGGTGAAGACGATGATTTTGAACTCGGTCTAACTCCCGGTGATGATCTCGGTTTTGATGGCGAGGTTGATGACGCGCTCGGAGATGAAGGTGGCGAAGATGTCACAGTAACGTTAACCCCAGTACAAGCCGATGCTATTCGAGCGGTCGCTGATCAGCTCGCTCCTCCAGATGACGAGGAAGAGGATGAGTTTGGTGGCGACGAAGAGCCTGTTGGAGATGAAAACTTCGAGGGTGTTGAAGAGGATGTAACACCATCAACTGGTGTGCCTACATCTGATGGTAAGACACCTGGTACAGATCCTTCTGATGGTGGAGGTAAAGCCACTGATGTAGCTGCTGATAGTTTAGGCGGTAAGTCGACAGGTACAGGCGATGCCAAGGTTACTGACGATGAGACTACTGGTAAAGAAACTGGTGAAGGTAAAAAGCCAGGAGTTCACAAAGCCAGTGGTAAGCCCGGGCCGTTAAAGGCTAAGTCGAAGACCTAATACAATTAAAACATAATACCTTTGAAAGCCCCTTACAAATGTAAGGGGCTTTTTTATTAAATAATTAAAATGTTATTTACGCGGAAATTTTTTGAAGCTTTAGGACTCCCGGATTTATATAAATTGAGAGGTAGTACAGGATCAGGAAGATTGCATCAAAATTTATTACCAGCTAGTCATAGAACAAAACCTAATTCTTGTCATAAGCTAAAAAGATTAAAAGATGAGCAAAATGGAGTATTTCTTTTAAACGCTCAAGAAGTGCAAAGTATAAAAGAGTTATTTAAGATTACAGATTTAGAAAAGACAGGTTCTCGAAATTTAGGTAATACTGGAATAACAATGTATATAACAGATAACAAATATTATATTAAAAAATAATGGCATCAGCATGGAGTACAGATACAGCTACCGCGGTAAATTATCATAGCGATGCTGAGGATATTATACGATTTAATAATAAATCGCTAGGTACAAACGAGCGTAATCAAACATATAAAAAATGGTGGAAAGAGCAAGTAAGATTATATGGAACTAGTGTTAGTTATTATGTTCGAAAATTTGATCTAGATTTAACTGATAAAGTGTATGGTGAGAACCCATATGAAGGATATCAAACTCCGCAGACACTTACTATGTTAATGGATTTAACGGACGGTGCTATAACGTACTCTCAATATGGTTTAGTATCTGATGATGAATTAGCGGCTGTGATAGATATTGAAACTTATCAAAAAACTCTTTCTTCTTATTATGCTAGTTCGACAATTACGGAGCCAAATGCTGGAGATGTATTTCAATTAATTGAATATGGGGATGATCGGCCCGCTGGCCGTAACGGTAAGATATTTGAGATTACTGAGCGATTAGATGAGAGTGTCAGAGAAATAAATCAATTACAAGGACATTATGTATTTAAACTCCGGGCACGGAGGAACGATCATACATTCTTACCAGGATTAACTGCAGAGGCTAAATCTACACAAGTAGTTGATGTATCAGGTGTTGGGCCGTTATCTGCTATTGAAACTGATTACATACATGATATAGATACAGAACAAACAACGTATTTTGACTATGGTACTAACGACGATGTGTATGGTGATTATTACTAAACTCGTATTCTACATCTTTTAATACTGAGTGAAATCTTTCGTTGATATATTTATTAATAGGTATTGGCTTAAGACAATCTGGGCTATGACCCAGTTTTTCTGCTTTATCAGAAATGATATTCACAGCTTCGAATAAACATAACCATCGAGCTAAATGTGAATAATCTCTTGTTGGTGACTTATTTATCATAAATTATTGTTGTAAGTAAAACGGTATTAATATCAATTACAATTTTATTAGCCGCTTTACATTCATCGCATTCAAATTCATTTTCTTCTGTTAGAGCAACATAGACATTATTCATTTTTTTACATTTTTGACATTCAGCTAGGACTCGATTTTGTTCAGCTAATTGAGATAATACTAATGCTTCTTTTTCGAGATTTAATCGTGCTATATATCTAAGAATATTATTATAGAGAAGAAAAAAAAGTATTTGAAACCCTGTTGTACCTATTAATACCTGTATAAAAGTAGTAAGTGAAGGGTAAAATAAAAATGTAATACCGCTTATTGAACTCGAAATTAAAAATACAATTAATAAACTCTTAACTATCTGACTCATCATGATCTAAATCTTCTGACACTGATTTTATAAGATCCTGAATTTTTTGCAACTTAAAAGTTGCGGATTTAACAATTTTTTTATTTAAGTGTACGGCGGGATTATCGGCAAGCTGATTTATTAAATACGTAGCATCTGATATGTTTTTAAAGGCACTACCAAGCTGTTCGATTAAGTGATCTCCTGGAAATGGTATTAAGTCAGCTTTAACTCGATTATAAGTTTTGGGACTTGCTTTTGCAATATCAGCTAATGTTTTTGTCGTAGGTCGAACATGTCTAGCCTTTACGTCTTTCCAATACTTGTTAGTATACTTATATAAATCTTCGAAAAGTATGCCTTTCATCATAAGTATTTAATAAATACTTACATGGGAAAGTTTGAAAATAAATTTTTATCTTTACTTAAAGAAGATGAATTTGATGATCCGGTAAGCGCTATCGCCGCTGGTCCAGAAGATGATGCACAATCTTTTGCTAATACTTTAGATGATCCTAGTAATGCATCTGAGTTCGAAGATGTAATCGATCAGCATCCTAATGAACTTAAGGAGCTTGAAGATTTACAAGAATGGATTGGTAATATTGATGAAGTAATAGAGTATCTTAATGGCGGAATTGGGAGTGTCTTAGGTCAATTGAGATCTGATAATAAAATTGGTACTATTTTTTCTGATGTTTCTGATGCTACAAAAAGCGAAGTACTTGATGTAGTTGAAAGATTAGCTAGTTTAAATCAAATTTTCAAAAACCTCTATCTAGAAAAACATAAATAATTATATCATGGCTTACAGTACAGATCATATAAATCATTTAAAGCGGGTTGTCCAGGAAACAGCAGATGTGACAAGCTCGGCTAAACTCCATTGGAAGCACGCTAGCCCAGACGAGAGTGAGGCACTTGAAGCGGCATTTCATGCGGCTAAGAAGGCCCGGAAGTTTGCCACGCTGGAATTAGAAGCTGCTGAGGCTGAGAATGCACTTGCAGAGCCAATTGCTCCTGCTCCTGCACCACAACCCGAGCCGGTTGGTGACCTCACGATCGCTGAAGAGAAACATTTAAATCAGAAGTGGGGTTCATATTGTCGCCGTCAAGGTCGTAATCTGACTGCTAGACCAGAAGGGTGGGGAGAATAATTTAAAATATTATGTATTCAAGAGGTTCATATACAGTAGCTAAGCCAGTTTCGGCGTTTGGTACTACTAATAATACGACATATGGTTTAGGTGAAACGTGGGATGGTTTTATTGTTACTAAAGCTTGTACAGGGACTGTTACCATTACTCTTATTGATGGCTATAACGCACAAACGATCGACACAATCACGAGTCCTGCAGGGAAGGCGACGATGGTTCCGTTTGTGAATCCGCAACCAGGAACATACAACGTATCACTTTGTAAAGTTACAAATTCAGTCGGGTCTGAAAATGCTAATATTATCGTTTTTCAGTAATTCTTGATAATAGTAATTTACCTTTTAATTCACTATAACTATTTTTAATTATAAACCGTGATGAGATTTCGTCGCGGTTTATTTTTATGCATAAGTCATTAAAGTCTTTATATTGTAATAATTCTTCAGGCCATATAAAACATTCTTCACCCTGACTAAGTAATGAGCGAGTTTTCTCTTTTGCAGTTTGATCGCAATATTGATTGTCAAGTACCCAAATACGCTTATGAAATGGTTTCTGTCTTATTTGGTGTTCTTGCTTTTTAGTAAAACAAGATCTTCCTTTACTAATACCACCAACAGCAACTCCGTTCTTAACAAAGAAACTATCTATTGGTCCTTCAAATATAAAAATATAATCTAAATTATTGTCTACTTTATCAATATTAAATATTGTTTTATCAGCGCCTATCTTTGATAAGTATTTTGGTTTTGTATCTTTTTTATTTTGTTTTAATTTTCTTGATTGATAGAAGACGATATTTTTATCATCATAAAAAGGAATGATTATTCTATTTTTGTGTACGAAATCATTTCTACAAAACCAAAGTGTCTTAGGCTTATTAATTGCTGTAAACAGTTTTCTCTCTTTACATGTAATAATTGCATGAGTTATCATTGGTTCATGATTATAAAAATTACATTGAATGTTATCATATAAGTTAATACAATCATCTGGTAATGATGGTGGTGGTTTTTCAGGGGTAAGTGTATCTTGTTTAGTATCGATAGGTATATTAAATGTATCTATTTCCTTACATTCATTAATTATATCAATATAAGATTTACCTGTTACTTCTTGAACCCACTTAATCGGCGATCCAGTCCAGCCGCAATTGTGGCAAAAAATATGATCTTCCTTTACTATATAATAAAGACGTCTTTTTTTATTCCAAGATTTACCTTCCCTGCATATAGGACATCCACCTTCATATACATTGGTTAATTTTTTGTACTTAGGGTATCCTGCGTACTGATAAAATTTTTCAACAATATACTCTTGTGGAATTACTTCACTTAGATTCATCTACCGGGCGAGTACTAACTAGTACCTTTGAAATAAATTGACCGGTCATTGGATCAGTATAATGCGCTTCAGTACGAATTTCATTACCCATACGAATCTCTCTTATTACAGGAGCTACAGTAGCTCCTGATGGAGCAGTAATGGTGTGTGGATTTGGAACGTATTTAATTTTGTGTGGCATTTTTAATTGCTTTGTTAATAATATTTATTATATTTTCATTATTATTAAAGGATTCTCGCCATGAAGTATAGTTTCTGACAATAGACCATAAATTTAATTTTTTAGCTTCTTCAAGAAATTTATTATAATTACTTTTAGTATTTTTGCTATCTTTTAATTGTTTTTCATATACAGGTACTTCATCTGGATAATAATCATATCCAACTGATAGATCCATTAGTTGTAAATTTCTCTCATAAATAACCTGTTGTTGTTCTGTTAATTTAGTTAAATCTAATTTTTTAAATCGTGCTAGACCATATCTAGGAATCCCTGGTATATTATCAGATCTATCACCTGTAACTGCTCTATAATTTAAATATTGCTCTTTAGGTACTCCTGTATATTCTTCAAAATTTTGTAGTGTAATTTCTTTCTTTTTAATAGGGCTATAAACTTTTGTATCTTGAGATATTGTTTGTAGTAAGTCCTTATCTGTAGTTACTATAACTTTTTTTCCTTTTAGGATAGTTGAGAGCCATGCCATTAAATCATCAGCTTCCATTCTAAGCGGATACATATTATGTACTCCTAATAAAGCAATAACTTCTTGTATTTTTTCAGCGAACTCAAGTACGTCTTTAAATTTGTCATTATCTCTGTTCGCTTTATATTGTACAGTTATCGCCTCACTTCTAAAATTAGTAGAAGGCCATTCTAATTTTTTATCCCAGGTACAATAAATGTTTTCTGGTCTAAACTTATCAACATAAGATTTTAAAGATCGTAGAAATAAGAATATTTGGCCTGGACTATTATCTTCGTCTAATTTAAAATTATTAGTCCAGAATATACGATATAAAAGATTGTTACCATCAATTATAAGATTATTTGTTCCACCAGTTCGCATTTTCAATATACCACATTATAGTATGCTTTAAATCATTTTCAAATGTGTTTTCAGTTACAGAAAATTCTAATTGGGATCCTGATTTAATCATCATTGATCGATACATTGAGTCTCTTAAGCTATATCTAATATCATGACCTTTTCTATCCTCAACAAAACTAATAAAACTTGTTGATGTGTTTAATATTTTTAGTACAAGATATACAACATCAATATTAGGTATTTCTGAATGGTATTCTGAGTCAGGAGCAAGATTATATATTTGTCCTGCGGTGCCGCGTGTTAATACGTTATAGAGTTTTTCGCAATGATCTTTGACGTACATCCATTGACGGACATTAACACCCTTCCCATATACTGGAATTGGTTCATTATTATTAACTTTTTGTATAACAACCGGTATAAACTTTTCAGTGTATTGTCTTGGACCAAAGTTATTTGTACATCTTGTTATAACAATATCTTTTTTGTATGTTTTATGAAATGATAGGGCTAATAAATCTGCGCCAGCTTTTGTTGCTGAATATATTGACGATGGTTCTAATAAACTATATTCTTCGCTTGGTTCAGAATTAAGTTGTAAACTGCCGTATACTTCATCTGTACCTACTTGAAGAAATCTTGTATTGTCGGGTAATTGTTTTAATAATTCATATACACCTACATAATTACTATCTATAAAGACATCACCAGCTTCGATACTATTATCTACATGAGACTCTGCAGCGAAATTTACAATATAATCATATTCTTTATCTAATTTAAAATCCGAGATACTTACATATATTATATCTAATTTATTACTAGACTTTTTATACATGTCCCATAGATAGTCTTCTGTTTTTTCAGATACACAATATGCATAACTATCTATTATTGTTATTTTGCAATTTTTACATTTTTTATACAGTAATTCGACGAAGTGACTTCCAATAAATCCTAAGCCGCCTGTTACTAAAATATTTTTATCTTTCATGTTTTTAATGTGTTAAGTACTTTATCAATATTTTCTTTTGTTCTATGATCCCACCAATAATGATGAGCAAAACTATCGCGAATATTTGATTCTGAAGAGTGTACATTAGATACTACTCCTTCATTTAATTCCCCGTCAATATTTTGTCTTATATGTGGATATTCAAAATATAAATGTTTTATCATTTCTTGATCATCAGCATTTGTTTGAGACCGGGGAAGTTCAGATATTGTTGTTGGTTTTAGAAAAGTGCATGTGTTAAAAAATACTCTACTAAATATTGTATTTTTTATAATCATAAACCCAGTACATAGTCCGTGAGTATCTGATGATATAGTTATATCTTTATGTATTAAGTTTTTAGATTCATCGAATATATTATAAGTAGGGTCTTTGATAAGAATATCAATATCGGAATATATAATATAATCGTACTGGGGACCGAGTTTTTGGCCGTGATCATATTGTAGTTGGTTTGTGATAAGACTTAGTTTTCGAAGACGGCATATACTTTTATCTATATCATCGATTAAAATATGTTTATATTCGTAGTTATTAGCTATAGCATACTTTTTAAAATACGGCTCAGTACATTCATATAAATCATTATATATTGATTCTTTTGGTGAATTATGATAGGTAAGAAGTAAAATACTTTTATCTTTCATCTGCTAGCTCTTTCGTGAGGTAGGTTTCCTTTTCACTCAATATTCTCATTAACGCATCTCGCTCCTGTGGCATATCTAATCCGTATACTTTTAATTTATCTGTTGATAGAATACAATTAGATCTGTTAGATCTGTTAGCAACAATATGTTGTTTTAATTCATCGTAATTAATAAATTTCCAATTTGGATTCCATAGTCCATGTTTATCTAAGATTTCACAAACTTGTTTTGTTGAAAGAGGTGCAGGATTAACACAGTTATATACACCTCCTGGCAGGTCATGAATATTAATAATTTTATTAATTACAAGAAGTAGATCCTCAATAACAGTTTTAGAGTTTACTTCATCAAGAATATTATTATATTTTAAAATTTTACTTAAGTAATTTTTTTGTGAATTAAAGTCATTGCAAACTGGCATTCTTATTCTCAATGTATAAACATTATCAAAGTTGTGTAAGCATAATTCTGCTGCATGCTTTGTTTTACTATACCAACTACTATCAGGATTAGTTAGTCCGAAATTTGGTTCATCTTCTTCTGTGTAATGTTTTTCTCCATCGTATATACATCCAGAGCTTACATTAATAATTTTTATATTATGTTGCGCGCAAAATTGAGCTAAAATAATAGGAAACGTTACATTTAAATCCCAGCAAATCTGTTTATTTTCCTCACAGGCATCTACATTTGGACTTCCAGTATATCCGACACAATTAATTATCCATTTAGCGTCACATCCTCGAATTTCATTTAATATATTATTAAATAACGTTTCTTTTAATTTTCCGGGAGTCGTATACGGGTAATGACATAAATGAACTACGTCATGTATATCTCCTGAGGTATCCAAAAAGTATTTGTATGCCTTTTTGCCTATATAACCGTTCCCTAAAACAATTATCTTATTCATTTCTAGTATTTGTTTGCTCTTGTATTTCTTTAAAAAAATCTAAACTAGACACTCTTCTTAGTAAAGTTTCTATAGCATCATAATCTTGAGGTGTTTTACCTGAAATAAGTAATACACTATCTCCTCTAATATCATATCCTACTAATATAAATGATTTTAAATGTTCAATTAAATAATCATTAATAAATGACATGTCTTGTTCATTAATGTCATTTGATTCAATTGCATTAATATTTGATTTTAATAAATTATCGAAATTTTTACGTTTAGGTGTTGTTTTCTTCATTAGATGTAATTTGTTTTTCAATTAATTTAGTTATAATTACCTCCATGCTATCTGTTTTTAATTGAAAGTTCTTAAAATGATTTCCGTCGTGCAATTCAAATTTAAAATCACCACTCCAATCATAATTAACATAACAAGTTATATATAGAGCTGCCGTTTTAGGGTTAACCATTAGTGTCCACCTACGTGAATCCTGGTGCGAATAATCAGAAAAAATTCTGTTGACAGTATATCCATTGTCTCTTAAGCGCTTAATAAAATAACCACATGTAGTAACTTTATTTTTCATTAATTTTTATAACTAGTACTAATGAATGTAAGTTTACTATTTTCAAGCTCCAGTTTCATCATAAGCATTTTATATTCATGATTTATATGTATAATAGCTTCAGTAAAACTCAATGTAGATATAAGTCTAAATAATTCTATATCTAAAATTAATTCATAATCCAAGTCGTCTCCGCTATATTTATCTGCTAATAAGGTTGTATAACTATCTACGTTTTGTAGTTTTTTATCTGATAGCTCGGCATATACATTTGTATTTTCAGTTTTAATATATACCTTACTTGATTCAGTTACAAAAGGCAGTGCTTTTAATATTGAATTATTTTTTTCTCTTGTTAATTTAAAATTAGTACCGAATGTGATATTGTCTATTTTATTAAAATCAAATGCACTGGTATTAGTTAGACTATCATCAAATAAATGATATGTAAATCTGTTAATATTACTATTATATTTTATGCAATTTTCTTTTATTTCAAGACGTATATCATCTTCATCTAAGCAGGATAGGATTTTAGTTAATTTTATTGTATCTGGTAGACATATTGTACCCTCTTCAGGGTGATCATCCCACCTGACTTTATATTCTGCTTTAAGAAAAATATTAGAATTATTATGTACTATAGTAGATATAGTATCACGTATATCTAATGTCGCAGATGAGTTTAATCTCGATATTGGATTAAGAAAATTTTGAATAAAATTATCTTTATTCTTTATTGGTAGAATCATTGTTTAATTTGATCCGGATATTAATTTCTTTTGCGTTTCTCGCAACTTGTCTTTCAATTAAGTTTACAAATTTAGTGATTTGCTTTTCAACAGAAGATACCCGCTCTATTAAGGTATTTAATAGAGCAGGATCTGTGTTAATTTGAGGCTGTGGTACAGCTCGTACGACGTTGGTCTGTGGCGGTGGCGCAGCTTGTAGTCGCGGGTCAGGTTGTGGTCTTTCCTGTCCATAAATATCCTTAGATAAAGGTATATCTTGCATAGTAGCGCTTTTTTGTACAATACCTTTATTTAGTTTAAAGGCTTGCGAATTTAATCCATGCACAAACGATTTTATCTCATCATCTGGGTTCATTTATTAGTCCAAACTATCAAGTAATTCCTTTACTTTATTATCATCAACCACGGTTTCGGAATCTTTTTTATCTGATGTGTCCAAATCATCAAAATTTAAATCATCTTCTTCCTCATCGGAGGAAGCAGTTGTTGATTCTTTTGTCATATCTCCTGTTACAGATTCTTCAGTCTGACCATGAAAATGTTCATTGAGCATTGTTTGCAATTCATCGTAACTTTTGACAGGAAATACATTTTCAAGATCAATTGTATTGTCGTAAATATCTTTAATATTATCAGTTTCCACGCCTGTGATTTTCGAAGGAGTTTGAAACCGAGAGCTAACATATGTTGGATATCCGCCCTGTTCTTCTACTTTGACTCTAAAATTACATCCATCTTTCGAAAGATCAAAAATACGTTCACCAAATTCATCAGCGTCATCTCCCTCCATTGCCTCCATTACAATTTTATGTAATTGACGACCAAATCGAAGAATTTTTACCTTACCTTCATTTTCAGGATTATCAGGATCCTTTACTACATAAACGTTAACGAGCCAATTTTCCTTACGGTTTAAAGCTTTTGACTTTTCTTTTTCTTCTTCAGAACCAGTACGAGAGAGTCTATACCGAGCCTCTGCAATAGGATCTCTTTCTCCCCATGTCTGTGGACTAATCGCACTTTGATATTGCCCGGTCATTTCACTAACCCATCCATGTGAGTAATAATGAAAAAACGTCTTACTAGGGTCTTTTACAAAAGGCACTAAACGTAGTGTATATGTATTACCCGGTTTTAGCCGCATAATATTACTTGTATTCTGTTGTGCGGTTTGCGCCATCGCACCCTTAATTGATTCAAACATATTCGTTGTCATTTTCTTTTTAATATTTTATTTATAGTTTTAGTTAATTTTATTCCCAATGGTTTGAGTTTCTCCGAAAATGTATATCGCGATCTCAAACTACTTAACGTATTATAAAAGCTATCACATACAAATTCAACTATATTTTTTTCGAGATTAATATTTTTTTCTGATACATCTAGAACCAACAAACAATAATAACTAATATCATCTTTTTTTAGATCTAAAATAAAATCAGGATATATGCCTTTTTGGATATTTAAATATTCTCTACAATTTGTTAGTTTATGCTCTACACACTTATCATAGATGAATTTAAAGCTGTTTCTTAGTCTAGTAATATTAAATTGATCATCAGGCATAGTTAGTTCTATTTCTTTTATATATTTTTTATATATAGAAATAGCTCGAAATGTATTATAAAATTCAAACGGTACGTATTTCTCTGAATGTAATTTATAAGGCGCACTAAAAAATAAATTCGGATCTATTTTTTTATTTTTTAATGTTATTGATATTTTTTTAAGTAATACGTATTTTTCATCGTCTAAATTGTCGAATTTTTTTCGTGGTGTAAATCCTTTCTTATTTCTCGAAGTCTTAAGATATGTGTTGTATATATCCTGTTCAAACATTGACAATTTGATCATAGGTTTATAGAATTTTTCTTGAGGTACTTAGTGATGTATTTACTTTTATATAAATACGGGTCATGTTGTAAGAAAGTTCTTACTAATTGAAAATTACAATCTAACAATAATAATTCTTTAAATAATTGTCTATATTTTTTTTCTTTTAATACTAATAAAAATACATTTGCGAGATTAATTTTTCTATTTTCGCATATAGAGACAAAACTACATAACATTAGAAAAGTATGTACAATATCTTTTTTTTCTAAAATTGTATACGGGGTTTCCATCATTTTATATTTAACGGTTCAAACTGTTTACTTAAAGTGAGTACATTATCATTTAATATTCCGCCGGCCGCATATTCATGACCTCCTCCATTACATATTTTTTTAGCGAATGTGCTTAGATTGAAATCTATATTTCTTTTTCTCCGTAAATATACTCTATTATTTTTTAAATTAATCATCATGCAAACATCACATTTATATTCATCAACTATATATTGCCCTAAATCATTGATATATTCATTTGCAAATGTACTGATAAAATTATAATCTTTACCTGATATGGAAAGTTTTGCTTGAAATAGCTTTATATTTTCTCTCATTTTTTTAAACTTATAAAAATGATAACTAATTATTTTATTTTGTTCATTAGTAAATCCGAAAAAACCATTTTCAAAGTCATTAATAAAATTGTGTAATTTATCGCCATTCTTATACCAAAGTAAAAAATTTAACTTATTGCTTTCTGGGTATTTTAATTCATAGCAATCATAATCATCTGCAAAGGTGATTAGCTTTTTTTGTTCATTTGTTAGATTTATATTCGGATAAGCTTTATTAAGCATTTGATAAAGATGCTTACTACATGAAGTTTGATCTGTATTAATAAATGTCTTTGCATATGAATAATTATTTTCATGAGATTTATGATGATCAAAAATTACTACATTTTTCTTATCTATTAAATCTTTAATCTCTGTAGTATCTAAATCAAAGAAATATACTTTTTTATAATCTTCGATTTTGTTATAATTCAGCCAACCAAGTATTTTTTCACGTATATTAGAAACCTTTAATGTTACAGCTTTTGGCTTGGTTTGCTTAAACCAGGTATAAATTAAATAACTACAGCAACCATCAAGATCTAAATCTGTGAAAATTATTTCTTTATTAGACATTGTATATATTTACATTACTCTTCCGAATTGTACAGCGTCATTTTCCGCGGTATTAACATCTTCATTAATGTTTAAATCATTGCTCTCCATAAGAGTAAGAGTATTGTAATCTATAGAGATTCGAGTACTACCTGTATTAGAACCAAATCTATTTTTAATAATGCCCATATGTAGCGCATTATCTTCTTCATCTTCTTCTGTCCTCCAAATACTTACAATAACATCCGCCGTTGCTCCTAATCCATAACTTTCTCCAATAGATTCTAATCCAGGAGCATTACCATATCCTGTTCTATTTACTTGTGTCGCGGATATGATGGGACATTCAAAGGTATATGACATTGCTCTTACTTGTTCAGAAATACTTTTAACGCGTTCATATGAATTATTGCCATATGTACTTGCTAACAGATTTAAATAATCTAGTACTATAATGTCAGGTTTAAATTTGTTATTAATTAATTTTTTAATAAACCCTTCAAGTTGCGGAGGTGTAATAGAGCCAGGAGCAAATTCTTTAATTATTATATTTGCTCTAGGATGTGTCATTTTAAATCTCCCTACTTTCTCTTTTAATGTTTCTATATGTTCATCTAAATGATTTATTGGAAGACCTGTAAGTTTTGATGTAATTCTCTTACAATAAATCATTTCAGACATTTCAAGAGAAACTACTAAAACATTTTTATCTGCTGCCGCGGCGTTACTTGCTATGTTACTTAAAAATATAGATTTACCTACATTAGTCGGGCCAGCAAAAATATACATACTACGCCCTAGCTCTAAAAATCCTCCTCCTAATCTAGCATCTAACCAATCCCATCCGGTTTTGATCTTTTCCTCACGTGTTGTTAAATCAATAACATGTTGCTCAATATCTTTAAAATAATTATGACCTATATTTGTAGTGAGAGAAATATTACATGCTTTTGTAAATTTATCATGAATAGTTTTTACGTTTCTTTCTTTATTATCAACAATTTCTAAAAAGGTATTAAATACAGCTTGCTCTTGTAAAAACTTCTCTGTATAAGAGTATAAAACATCGTTTGATAAATCTATTTCTAAAGTATCAGTAATTTTTTTACTCGATTCATAATGTTGTTTAAGCTGAGGTGTATTTAAATATATTTCTAACTCTGTATGTGTTGGCCGTCTATTATTTTGTCGGTAAAGAGCTTGTATGATTTTAACTATTTGCTGAAAGTCTTTATTTTTAAAAAATTTATAATTAAGATTATCAATAATAGAATTTAAATAAGCTTCGTCTTCAAGACAGTTCTTGAAAACTACCTTTTCTAAATATTCTAAATCGATGTCTAAGTAATTACTTTCGTTTGTCAGCATGTTTAACGAGAGTATTATAGAAGTAATCTTCTGATTTGCTATACTCCTCTGTGTGGTTGAGTAATCCCGGAGATTCGTGAATAACGTGAATAGGGGCAGTAATTAAGCGCAACCCAGCTAAATGACAGTCTAAACAAAATTTTAAATCATAATGATGAAATCCCTTCATATTAGTATCAAATTTTATTTTTTTCTTTGCGATTGATTTAGTTCGGACAGCTAAGAATAGACCATCTAATAATATTACTTCTTTTGGTGTAAGTCCAAATATAGTTGTCGAATAGTCAGTATTATTTTGATAATGTGATACTACTCCAGATAGAGTTTCTTTTTTACATAAAAAATGCCATAAGCAAGGTCTTGTAACCTGTAATTTACTGCCTCCTGCTAGACCGACTACATCAAATCCTTGCTTAAACAAATTACGAATTTCTGTTAAGAAGTTTATACTATCAATAAACACATCATCATGTATAAATAAAATACAGTCATATTTCTTAAGGTTTTGTGATGTAAGATACTTATTATAAACAGCACATAAACCGTTAGTGTTGCTATATGTGGGTTCTAGATCAAATGTGGTTACAGTATTATTTGCGTGTAAGGTGAGGCTTCTAGATAATCTAGTAGCTTTAAAGCTAGATTTATTACTCTGAGTTGCAACCGCTATTAAAGTTTTCATATAAAAAAAGGTGAATTTAGTTTAAATTTTTCTTTTTCGAAAAATTCATTTTTAGTAAAATTAAATTCATATATTGTTCCTTCTTCCGCTACTTTCCAGCCAGGTATTTGTGCTGAACTAAATGACTTATCATCTGAAAATAATGTAGATCCAGACCTAAAAATACGTAATCTACCCATGTTTGGTTCATACATCCAGCATCCGAATGTTCCTTCAAGCTCTGATAGTGCATTTTTAATACCAGATATATATATCAATGGTAATATCACACTACTATCGACTTTATTTGTTTTACTTTTAAGTTCATATTTTTCTTTTAATTCATTAAAGTTTTGTAATACTCCGTTATGTGCTAAATATGTATCTTTATATGTAAATGGGTGAGAAGTATCAATATTGAATGTTCTAATTTCTGATGTAGGAGATTGTACATGTCCTAGATAATATATACAAAAAGGATTTTCTTGTATAGGCTTATCGAAATCTTGTTCGTGTTTTGTTGCTACCTGAATGTTATTTTTCATCCCTCCAGGAAACACCTTTGTTATACTGCGTACAAAATTACCCCTTTCGGTATTTTTTGTATATAACTCTCTAAAAGTTTTAATATCCGTTGATCCAAAAATTCCGCACATATTATTTTAATTGTATGAACTTTGTGTCTTTAAAGCAAGTTAAATCCTTACCTCCTGCGTAAGAAATAGAGCTTCTAAGTGCCTGTTGTATTTCCTGTAATCGTACTTCATATTCTGGAGCAAGTTCTAAGTCAACTTGTTTACCTTCAACAAAATGTAATCTATCTCCATTTTGTTTATATGAGGTACTGCCGTAATATTCTTTTGCACCACGTACGACTTTAGCAGGCGAATCTGCACACGGTGCAAAAAAAGAACCAGACATAACACAATCAGCTCCAGCAACTAATGCTTTTGCAATATCACCAAAATGCCTACAACCACCGTCAGCCATAATTTTAGCTGATGTTTTATGTGGAGCAATTTTAAGTAATGTTGAAAACATGGGTGTTCCGAACCCTGTTTTAAATCTAGTTGTACATATGACACCGGATCCAATTCCAACTTTAACTATATCTGCTCCTGCGTCTTGCAATTGCTTAAATCCTTCAACCGTACCTACGTTACCAGCAATAACTATTACATCTTCTTGAAGATAGTTCTTAATATATTTTATCATTGCTATCACTTTAATATGATGACCGTGGGCTACGTCAATTGTAATAATGTCAATTTTATAATTATTATCTATAATTGATTGTAAGTGTTGATATGACTCTTCATTTACTCCTATACTAGCACTCACACATTTACAATGGTAGTCATTAAGTCTTTGTACTGTTTCAAATACATCTTGAAATCGATGCATGATATAAAAATAATTATCTCGATCTAATTGTTGGCATAAATTAGGATTTATTACTGTTTCCATATTAGATGGAACAATTGGTAATTCAAATTTCCATTTACCTAATTTAAATGTAGTATCGGCTTGTTTTCTGGAGCCTAAAAGACTATACTTCGGTACTAAGAGTACATCAGAATAATCTAACTCCCCATGGAATGTCTGTTCGCTCATATTCTATTGGGTCTTTCATTGCGTCATTGTCTAAAAATCCTTGTATACGAGAACTACATGCGGTACAATACCCGCATGCTAATTCTTTTCCTTCGTAACAAGTCCATGTGTCTTCAAATCTCACACCATTATCTAATCCTATATTAATAATTTCTTTTTTGGATAATTGCAATAATGGTGCTTCTATTTTAATTCTATTTTTACGATTTAAAGCAGTTAAATTATTAATTTGTTCTAAAAATTCTATACTTCCGTCCCAATACCCCGCTTGACTATCTACAAGAGCTGATCCATGATATACTGTTTCTGCTCCAACAGCTTCAGCGTATGAACAGGCAATAGATAACATCATCATATTTCTAAAAGGTACATAATTAACAGTTTGTGCATCTCCTAAAACGTCTTTTGCGTGAGCGACTTTAATATTGTTGTTTGTTAAAGAGGAAGTATTAGCAATTTTTTTGAAAAATTGTATATCTAATATTTTATGTTGCTCAATATTATCATAATTAATTAATTGGAAGCCGGCGAATTGGATTTCTTTGCGATGTTTTTGACCGTAATCAAAAGTTATTGCATATATATCATCATGCTGAGCTGATACCATGCTTAATATTACAGCACTGTCTAATCCTCCTGAAACTGGTATAACTGCTTTACTCATTTATTTGTAACTTAATAGTTTTAGGTTGTAATTTTTTATATTGCTCATCCCATAAGTACTGGTATTTACCGCAATCTCTTGTCGTATGATAAGGTTTTATATGTTCATTATAATGTAAAATATAATCCTCGTGTTGTTCCATTAAATGACTATCCCGGCGATGATAAACATTAAATCTTGGCTCGAGATCTATATAATTTCCCTGGCAATATTCATTTATTATCCATTGATCATGCTTGTCGTCATTTTTCTTATGTAACTCTAAGCATGTTTGAGTAAATTTATTTTTTCGGAGCACCTCTAAATTCATCATTATAATTCCGCAGTTTCCTGACAGTTTTTTATTTTTATATTGCATAATGCTTATATTATCTACTACTTTATCTGAGGGACATGGTTTCAATGCAATACCGATATCTTTTGTATCCATTTTGTAAATTTCTATTAAATCTAAATTTACAATTATATCAATATCTAAGTATAAAATTTTATCTTCATTAATAAGTTCCGGCATAAACAATCTTAACATTGTTGCTTCAGAGACATGATCTAATCCCGTATACTCACGACTCCATTTTTTAAAATACTCTTGAAATGAGAAATTATCAAAGTGTGAAATCCATTTATTTAAATTATCTATTTTGTTTTTATTTTGTATATTATGAATAAGATGAACCGCGATTTCATGTTTTTTGTTTTTGTTTACAATTGAATTTATTACAACTGGTATAAATTCAATTAATTTCTTATCACTACAAAAACAGATATTTATTTTACTCATCTTGTTGGTCTAATATAGCAGTTTCATCTAATGATTTACCATATCGGTATTTTTCATTTATAGATGATTCTATATTAGGTAAGATAGAATTCCACAGTTTTTCATCGTTGCGCCAATTTTTATAATATCCTAATTTTTTATCTCCCATGCTATATGTAGAACCGTTTTGTTGAATAATGCCATGAGCAACGGCTACCTCTTTTAAACCAGAATATTTTTCTAACCCGGTTTTAAAATTTAAATATGCTTCTGCTTGTAAAAACGCTGGTATGAATCTATTTTTTATAGTAAGCATTCGAAGAGTAACTCCTGAGTAATTTCTACTTTCTGTTAATGCTTCGTCGCTGTCATTTGAAGCATCAGTTCTTTCTTTCTTCGCTGCCATTTGGACTAATAAGGAGGCCATGTACATAGGACCCGAACCACCAGCTTGTTGCTTGACTAAGGTAGGATGGAGTGCACCAGGATCAGCATATGTGTGATTACTACATATAATAGTCGTACCAGTTACGGCAGCTTTAAATGTAATAATGCGCATCATGGATTTAAGCTGCTTAGCTCGGAGCCCCATGTCCATGGCTCCTTTATTAGCCTCAGCATCAGCAATTTCTTTTGATGATGCTAAATTTCCAAGAGAATCAATCGATATAATAAATTTTCCGTGAAGTTCTGGTTCTTCTTCAACCCCGTCTAAGAATGCAACGAGTTGATTACGACAGTTTTCAACAGTATCAACCGGAACATATTTTACATTTGAAACGTCAAGACCTACGTTTTCAGCTCCTTCTTTTTCAATAGCAATTTCAGTATCAAATATTACAGGAACCATTCCTTTTTCTTGAGCTTTAGCAAGAATTTTATTTAAAATAAAAGTTTTACCACATTGAGGCTCTCCAGCAAAAATTGTTATTCTTCCTTTTGGTACACCGCCATATAGTGAACCGGATAAAATTGAATTTAATACTAAGCATCCGGTATCGATCCACTCAGTTACATTACTTAGCGTATTTTCTTCTAGAGTAGTTGCGTTTCTATTAAGCTTCTGTAATTTAGCAAATGCTTTATCAACAAGAGTCTTATCGTACGCCTTTTCAGCATATTTTGACATATTAGTCTTCGAATAATGTTACTTCAGGAATATTTTCTTCTAAGACTTCTACAGGAGGTTCTGGGTTTGGTTCTGAAACTACATTAACATTAATCTTACCAGTGTAATGCTCTAAGATTTTATCAGAAATGGTAACCTCAAGCTCGGTATACTGATCATTAGTATAGTTAAAAATAGCAGGCTTGCCAGAAGAAAATTCAGTAAAGAATAGAGGCATAACATCTACTTTCATGTTTGACGCGTCATTGGGCGTTACCATGATCATTGCGGGAGATTTTACTCGCATATTTGATTCCGTCTTTTCAATTAATTCTCCGAAGCAAGTCCTACCAATGCTGTCAATATATGTGATAATATCCATATAAGTATTATATTAACTATATTTTAATTTGCAAGGTCAACTTTAAAGAAATCAAATAAATCTAAATTTACAGCTTGACCTGGTTTAAATGTCTTCCAGTCCACGTTTTCATAGAAGCGATCAATAACGCTATAAACAATTTTGTCGAACATTTTTTCGTAGTCTACTTTAAAATCTTTTTCAAATTCTACTGGTAAGTTATATTTAAAACCCAGCGAGTTTAAACCAAACTTATTGGGCATAGTATAAAAATAACGTATTTTATCACCAGAGCTAATATTTTCATGTTTACTGGAAATATTATAATATTTTAAAAGGTTATTATAGTATATAGAAGACTTAACATGAATTGGAGTTCCTTTTTTTACTTTCCAATCTTTTGCGTAAATACTGTATTTTTCGTAATCTCTTACTCCCATGACAAATGCAATGTCTTTTATGGGTAATGACTTAAAAATTTCATATGTCTCTTCAAAAATTTCATTTGTAGATTTTTGATTTTCAGTCATGATCATGTGTTCTATGATTTTTTTAACATATGGTTTGATTGCATTAGGCATTGTAGTTCTAACTACCTCAACACCAGTATATTTGAATTTATTACATACAATTCCTTCGTCGTCTAATTTATGTAGTACGTATCGTTTTTTTTGTAAAAATACTCCCTTATCACAAATTGACTCTCTTTTAAAGATAAACCTAGGATCATTAGTTAGTAGTGTTTCTTTTGCCCATTTCTTAATATGCACGTTTAAATCGTCTTCTATATCTTGAACAAGATTATATACCTCTTCGTTAATATTATTGTCCTTATGCAAGGATACCCCTATATGATCTAGTAAAGGAGTAATAGTACAATATAAGCTATCTGTATCGTTATATATGATTGGGTCGTTTTTTTCGAGGTTTTTATCGGTTAATCCGGTTTTCTTTTTAATATAATTTCTTAAAATAATATTACTCTGTTTTATGACATCTCTCCCAGTTAATGTAATTGATCTTGCGATATCGCCATCAGCCATCGCCGAGTTTTTGTTACCAAAATACCCATAAATACGGTTGATAAGGATTTTTAACGTAAATTGCCCAATCCAAAATTGATCGATATTATATTGTGTGTCTGTAATTTCTTTCTCCAGTTTAATCTTATTGTCTTTATTTTTTTCTTTTTTAAGCTTAAGACATAATTGGTGTTTTCTTTCACGAGCCATGGTCCATTGCTTCTTTTTCTTTGATCTTATTTTATAGAAGTGTTCTGTAATGCGTGGAAAAATTCCTTTGACTTTTTGTGAAAAAAGCTTTTTTGCTCTTGTGACTGCTATTTCATTTTTAGTACACCACGTGTTAAAATCCCCGTAAGACATCTCAATATCTTTGTTATTTACTGTCTTTATATATACTTTACCGTTATCAGTACCAATAATGCTTCCTACTTTAGTTTCCGGGCTTAAGTTAAGAGTTATCATGACACTAGGGTATAGGGAATTAGCATCAAATGATATAATATTCTTCTGAAACCCACGTTTTGGTTCACTTACATATGCACCTTCGTATTTCCCAGTACGGTCGTCATCTTTTATAAAAGTTGGAATAACACGAGGTGGGTTTGATTTTCTTGCTTCAACAATCGCACGACCGTTAACTGTACTAATAGTACCGAGAGCAGCGTTAAATGGTGTTAACCCTATGTATGACAGCATTCTTGCTAGATCCATATACATAAGCTTAGCTTCAAGCTTTACTAACAGTCTCACATCTTGGATGTTATAGTCTACAAATTTGTCCCAGTTATCAATAGACAGTACCGCAAGGTTAGTTTCTCCTATATCTACCTTGTTCTCTCCTAGTTCTATGTGAGCTATGTTATCTAGCTTATAACTGTCTCTCATGCCCAGACTGAAGGTTTTATACACATCGAGATAATCTAACATTGTTACACCTTCGACCACATATTTCGATGTTTGCTTACCAAAATTACCACGATACACTCGTTGATAAATTGGCTTCATAATTTCATCATGAACAGGCGAAAACCGGCGCGTAGTATCTTCTCCTAGTACATTTCTAACTCGATTAATTACATACGGAATATCAAAAACCTCACTAGCCCACCCAGATAAAATATCAGGCCGAACCTCACAATAAAAGTCTAAAAATTTCTGTAATAACTCGGTTTCGGTCTTACAATAAACATATTTTACGTCGTTAGATTTTGGTTTATATTTGTTAATACCCCATGTAAAGTACATTTTTTCTACAGTATCGTAAACTGTAATTACGTTAATAGGATGGCTTGCTTCATCTGGTTTTGGAAACTCATCAGGGGAATATGTTTCAATATCAAAGAACCAAATTTTTAGCGGAAATTTACTAAAATTATCATTTTCATGAACCTCCCAAAACCTGTCAACTAAAAATTGTTGATACGGGGAAATATTCTCATAAATTTTATGATCACTAAGATCTTCAATTTTTCTTCTTCTATCTAATTCACTATTAGAATTGATTCTGCGTAATTTTGTACCATATAATGATATTGCATCATGACGATTTGAATTTGTTTCACAATAGAAATATGGCTGATACGGGCAATCAGTTTCAATTCTGTTTCCGTCTTCATCCCATGTGTAAAGCCGCATTACACGCTGGTTTGGTATGTATGCTAAATTTCTATACACGCGCTTAGTATAATGAAAATTAAGAAAAAAATCAACTGATTTCGTTTTTTAGATTAATTAATTTTCGGCGTTTATCTCCATATGGGAATGAGTAAAGCTCAGTATAAAAATCAATATTATCTTCCATCCATCTATTGTTCATATATCCACGAGCTCTCTTAACTTCTTTTATATATTTCTTATAATCCTTAGTTAAATATTCTATTTTATTCACCAAATCATCTCCAGTTTTAAATTTATGAAATGCGGAATCATATGTACATAAATCCTGACAAATGCACGGAATTCCAAAGGCACAAGATTCAATAAATTTTAAATTACTCTTAGCTTTATTAAAATTACTATCTTCTAACGGTGCATAAAAAATAGTCGGATTAAATTTAGTAATATATTCTGGATAATCGACAAGACTTGTCCATGTCCAATATTCGATTTTTTTTGTCTGAACTAAATCTCTAAGAGATAGAGGGAATCCTCCTACAAAAACCCATGTAAATTTATCTACAGTTTTTCTTATTGTATCAATAATGTGATGGAAATCATCTCGTTGTCCGACTTTGTTATCAACGTCAAAATGCGCACCACTTCCGCAATAAACAATACGAGGCTTACTTTTATATTTTTGATAATTTTCGCGTATAGTATTAAAATTAAAAAATCGGTCCATCCAAAATTTAGGAATAAAATTAGGTATTATTGTAACGTTTTTATTACCAGTTTTCTCAATATAATATTCTTTCATGAATTTATTTGTAACAGTAATTTCGTCGCACATTTGCATAATCTCCATACTTGTTTTTCTGATGTTTGGATCATCAAAAGCAAATTTAAATTTATTATAATCAGGAATATCTTCTTTAAAAATTATATCGTCAATTTCATATATAATTTTAAAGTTAAGTTCTTTGGATAATTCTTTTAACCATTTTATATAACTAAATTGAGCGTCTGTAGCTTGTCTCTGTATGCGAACTGTCTTGACCCCTCTATAAAAGTTTTTATCTCCTATCATTACAGTACCGCCTTGTACATTTACCTTGTTACCATAACAATTAAGTAGTAATTCAGGCCATATCATCCTCCAATGACCACACCCAGAATAATCAGCATAAAAATTTAAACCACGCGGTAAATCTGGCGCCTTATGACCAATCTCGCTCGTCGCTATTTGAGGCGGAGTAGGTAGAGCATTTACAAGAGGGTTACTTATTGACACCGGTGAAAACGGTAATCGGTTTGTTGTATACTGAAACGGTGTAATCATTATAAAAATTTATATTAAATTATTAGATAAGTCCACTCTATTAGTGATACTATTCTTTTTTTCTAGAACTATAACTTCACCAGTTGCTGCTTTTACTGATTCCTTTCTATGTGAAATAATATATATACTTTCCTTATGTTGCTCGACTCGCTCTTTAATTATATTCAATATTAACTCTACTCCCTTTTCATCTAAAGAAGTATCTAGTAGTTCATCAAATATTACCAAATTATACGCTATATCTCCCTGGAGCCTCCTCATATCCATAAATGTAAATAACATAGCGAGGTCTATACTTTTTCTCTCAGCACCAGAAAAGTTAAAATAAGAACATTCTTGATTTTTTTCATTTACTATTTCTTCTTCAAAATATTCATTAAACCTACAAATACAGTTAGCATCCATTTTTTGTAAATAATAAAGCAATTGATTATTTAGTACATCTAAAATCTTTTTTACTATAAAGGATTTAACGCCTTCTTCTGATAAAATATATTTTACTATTTCTAATATTTCTAAATCTGAATATATATTATTTGACAATTCCTCTAATTCATTGACTTCTTTTATTTTCGTTTTTATTTTAAAGTCTAAATCTGTTATTTCTATATTGGTTTCTTTTTTTTGCACTTCACATAGTTCTTTTTTATTTTTTTTAAGATCTTTTGTAAGGGTGCTAATATATGTTATTGTTAATTTATTATTATTGTGTACGGTTTTAATATTAGAAATATATTCATTAAGTTGACCTTCTGCTAATAAATTGATATTTCTTAAATCTAAAATACTTTTTTGCTGGTGATTAATACTTTCAATATCTTGATCACAGTTATTAATATCTTTTTTAATTTTATTTTTTTCTTTTTTAATATGTGTTCTATCATTATTAGTAATTTGATGTAGGCATGTAGGACAAACATTTTCATCAGTGCCAATATCAATAAGCTGTTTATTATAGAACTTTACTTCTGTTTGATGTTGAGTGATTTTAGTAGAATTAGAATCTAATTGTTTCTGTATTTCATTTAATTTAATTTTAATATGTTGTAGTTTATTTTTACTTTTACTGTACAGGTCCTTATTTATATCTTTTATTTTTTGTTTATTTCTTGTTATATCGTCATTGATAATTTCAAGTCGCTCTTTAATTTTATTTTTCTGTTCAGTAATATTACTTATAATTTTATTTTTTTGTTCTTCAAGAAGTTTATAGATATTACTTGCATGGTCAAAATCTTTCGTAATATGTTCGTATTTTTTCTGGACATCGTTATATTCTGATCTAGCTTTTAAAAGCATATCAGAGAATATTTCTAAATTTAAAATACCCTCGATGAACTTTCTTTTTTCTACTTTCTTTTGTGCCATGAACGGTAAAGTAGAATTAAGAGACATTATTACACAGTTCTGAAAGACTTCTGGAGAGCTGTTAAGTATTAATTTTATTTTTTTATTTGTATTAGGAATAGTACTCTCAGTAACATCAATATCATCAATAAATAAATAACACTTTGTTGGTTTTAGTTTACGTACTATTCTATAGTTTTTAATTTTATTATTTTCATTTATTGAAAATTGTAAATCAACATATGTATTTTTTTTATTTATATAATTTACGATGAACTCTTTTGATAATTCCCTTATTGTTTCTCCGAATATAGCAAAATGTATAGCATCAGCTATTGTAGATTTACCGACACCATTTCTTCTATCTTCTTTATCTCTGTTTATACCAGTAATAATATTTAAACCGGTTCGGAAATTAATTTCAATCGGTTCATTTCCGATAGAGAGAAAATTACAAATTTTTACACATTTAAAATTTACGTATTTCATGTAAACTGATTATATAAGCTTACTGTTTTCATTATTACCTTTTCTTTATTATCTATATCTAAAGATTCAACGTATTCTATAATACATTGCTTTATGTTTAAATCGCCAAGTTCATTTGTTAGCTGAATATTGTCTCCTATATTAAATTTATTTAAATAATCCGTCGTTAAGGAGAACGGAGATTCAAAATTTATTGATGCGATTATTTTATCAAGCAAATTCGTTTTAATATCCTTATCTATAACGATTTTTATAGCGAGATTCGACCATCCTTTATGTTTCGCTATGTCTTTTAGCTTTTGAAGTTCGCTTAAATTAACTTTTACATGCATTGGAGATACATTATTTTCAATAAATTCATATTTTATATTTTTACCACTAAAATCCAATATATAATATCCTTTTTGATCTCCGATATCGTGAAAATCCATTTGAAACGGGTTGCCTGCATAAACTATTTCTCCGTTTGAATATTTTCGTCGTTGTCTTTTGTGAAAATGCCCCGAAAAAATAAGCTTAGACTTTAAAAGTAGGTCGCAAGACTCGAATCCGAACTCACAAATCTTAAAACTATTAAAATTAAAATTTTGAACTTCAAAATGTCCTATTAATAGGTCACAAGTTGGTATATTTTTAACAGGTGTTCCCCATGGACAAAAGCCAACCTCTTTATTATAGATTGTCTGTATGGTAGGTTTATCGATAATTGTAATATTTTTTCTGTTGTTTAATATTGACAACGAATGTACAGTAGAGTTATCTTTATAATAAGCATCATGATTACCAGGAATCATGGTTATTTCAAAATCTTTAAATAAGTCTAATAAGTTATTTGCAAAATGAAGAGATTTTACGTTTATTTCGTCTCGATAGTGAAAAAAGTCTCCCCCAAAAATTAATTCTGTAATTTTTTGTGATTTTAATTGGCTCGTAAACCACTTGGCCCATGAAAGAGTAACATCGTGCCATTTTTCACTATTTTGATGTATACCTATATGTAGATCGGAAAAAAATCCGATTCTTTTGCTATTTAAAGACATTTATGTATATAATTCTTGGTCGTAGTCCTTATTAGGAGCCTTATTAGAAGCATCCTCCTGACTTACTAGTTCTCCATAAACTTGTTGTTGATAGTCGGTAATTGTTTGTCGATATTTTTTTTCTTTTTTTATTCTATTAATAAATGCATGATAGGCAATTGTCGTAAAATAAGAAAATGGGTTTGAAGGAGAGTCAATTCTAAATTTTTTATTCTTTACGGCCGCAACCATTTTTACTACTGCGTCGCCAATCATGTCATCTTTATAGCTATAATTTATAAAGTTCGGCGAATAGCTTAATCCAACTGCAATTTTATAAACTGATGTAGCTAGATCATCTATTAAATCGTCTGTTACATAATAGTCTTTTAAGTGTTGTAAGAAATCTTTTGGATTAACGTAGTAAGTTTTTTTATTAGGTTTTTTTGATTTTTTTATTATTCTGGGCTTCATTGTATTGTGTAAAATTATAATTTATATGCTCGCTGTCATATAATGCTAAGCGTTGTTCTATATGGCGGCGACCATATCGTAAATTATCAGCGATATCAAAGATTATAAGTTCTTTTTTATCAATATGCAACCGCAACCCGCGGCCTATACTTTGTATTATTTTGATTTTTGCCTTACCACCGCTAGCAAATACTATATAATGTAAATTTTTTATATTAATGCCTGTAGAGAATATTTTTGATATAGCGACAACTACTATGTTACTTTGTTCTTCCATCAGGGCTTGTATTTTCTTACGTTCATCTACGTCTACTTCTCCCCTAATAAAATATATTTGTTTAGTCTTACAGGAATTCTGTAATGTATTCATTAATATTTCACCATGCTCTATATATTCAATTAATATTAATACGTTGTTATCTAGCTTATTTGAAAGCTTTGCTAATAAATTATTTCTAAAGCAATTTTTACGTATAAATTCATTTTCTTGTAAATAATAAGCGTTAGAATTATTACCGTGATATATTTCTGCCGAAGATGTATCGTAATTTAATTCTAAGACATGAACCTTAGCTGGAACAACATATTTTTCTTCTCTTAGTTCGTAAGCTTTTTTTTCAAATAATTGAGGTCCTATTTTACCAAATATATTCCATTTATCTAATAACTCGTCTGGTAAGGTCCCGGTGAAGCCGAATCGATGGGATGTATCTATTCTCTTAAGAATATTATTTATTTTATTTCCTCTTCTTACTTTATGTACTTCATCTACGATAAGAAAGTCTATATGCTTTATCCATGATATATCTTGCTTTGAACTTTGTAAAATACCTAAATTAGCAATAATAACATTATTAGATAAATTTAATTTGTTTTTTCCTGTATATATAGTAGTAGAAAAGGAAACATTGTATTGCTTAAAATCAGACATAGTTTGATCGACTAATCCTAAGTCTGGAACTATAACTAATCCTTTAAAATTTTTACTATAATTTTTGTAATAAAATTCTAACAATCCCGCCATTGTAAGAGTCTTACCACCTGCAGTCGCGAGGATTACAGTACCTCTCCCTATGTCGATGCATTTGTTGATTATATCCTGTTGATATTCTCTATATTCTAAACTTAAATTATACTTAATAATATTATCTTTACGTAATGTAGGTACCAGTACGTTTTTTATTTCTTTTGTAAAATCAATTGTTATATCTTTTGTTTTACAGAATTTTGTAATTTCTATTAATAATCCAACATCAGTTTTTCCTTGTTTAGTAATTACATAAGTTCGCTGTGGTACGAACCTACCAAACCTTCTTTGGAAATGTGCCGCTTCATTTTTTACACTAAAATGTTCTCTAATAATATCTAACTCAGGTCCCTCTATTACTGCTTGAGAGTTTGAATTTAATGTTATATTAATCATTGAGTCTCAAGCTTTATTAACTCTACTAAGTTTCTTATATCATTCGTAGCGAAGCTTATATTTTTATATATATTTTCTAAGAAATTAATAACAAGTGCTTCATTTTCAATGCTTTGATCTATAATTTTTATTTCTTTTTTATTTTGTACTGCTCTTTCTGCTATAGATCTATTTACTCGAATAGGTTCTTTATCTTGATAAGCGGTTATATATTCATCAATAGTAGAAGAGCGCTTAAACTTTAAATTATTTAATTTAATTTTATGATTAATTAATCTAGCAGCCCATTTATGTTTATTAGAGATTAATTGCTCTTGAGTAGAAGTTACGTCTAATCTAGAAAGATTCGTATCTACTCTTGCTTCATCTAAATACTGATTGATAATATCACCAATCTCCATTTATTTATTATAGTCTTTTATTTGGAAAATCAACTAAATATATATATGAGTAACGCTCTAGAGCACATATTAAATAAAATTAACGAAGCTCAATTAATTCAAGATCCATGGCCATATTTGTTCATCGAGGAGTATGTACCGGAGTCATTTTATAAAAAACTCATTAACGAAACCACTAGTATCCATTTCCAAATTGGAGCGAGTCGTCGTCAAATACAAGAAGTATTAAATACCTGGTACGATATTTCCCCTATATCGAGTAATTATGGTGGTGAGACATTACAGGAGTATTGTGATATTGTTTCTAGTAAAGACTTGCAGGATGCTATTTACCTTAAATTTGCTGATTTTCTAAAAAAATATGGGCATGTTAATTATGTTAATAAGTCACAAGATATAGTTGGTGTTGTAACTGAATATGATGTTATAACTAGAGGGTGGAAATATCCAATACACTCAGATATAAAGAAAAAACTTTTTACTCATTTGCATTACTTAGCGGTTGAAGGTGATGATAAATCTATAGGAACACGATTGTATCCTAATACAGGAAAAGGAAACTCATTAGATTTTGATAAAGATTGTTTGATGACGCTACCTTATCTTCCTAATAGTGTATTAATATTTTGCCCGAGTAATGTGAACGAACATAGAACTAATCATGCAGTATGTCATAGATCTAAACAAACAAACTATAGAAGATCTCTTCACACATTTTATCACTGTGAGTTCCCGGCACCACCATTAGATCAAATAGATAAATGGGCATTAGTACCTGAAAATAAAAATTTAGGATATTATTATACTGTTGAGAAGGAATATATGTACAATCGCTCTCGTCTCGCAAAAGAGCAAGTAAGTATATTTGGATCTGTTAAATTATTTTAAGTCTCTTACAAAATCATAGAACTCTTGTCTCGTAAGATCTCCTTTATCTAAAAATGCACCTGACATTCTAGCAGTTTTCATTGTACTATTGTGCTTAACTCCTCTAACACACGCACACATATGATCTGCTTCTACTAGAACCGCAACTCCTTTATTTTGTTCAGCCACAAGATCAATGTGTTTATGAATTTGCATAGTTAAATTCTCTTGTACTTGTGGCCTACGCGCAAACCATTCAACGATTCTATTCAACTTACTGAGTCCGATAACCTTTCCTTCTTTACCAGGTATATAAGATACATGAGCAAAACCGACAAATGGTAAGTGATGATGAGAGCAAAAAGAATGTACTGTAATATTACCTTGAAAAACTAAACCATCGTACTTATCGACGTTATCAAACGCTGTTATTTTAGGAGGCTCGTTATAACACCCTTCCGCTAGGTCATTGACAAATGCTTTTGCCACCCGTCTCGGTGTGTCTGCGCTATTAGGATCGTTTCTCCAGTCGAACCCTAAGGCATCCATATATCCCTCGTACGCCTTTGCAGCGCTATTAATAATATTTTCTTTTTCTTCTCGAGTTCTAGGTCGATTTTGATTGGCGTATTGAAGTAAAACCTCATTCATATGAATCATTATAATATAATTGAATTATAAATCAACTAATTAAATAATTATGTGGATTATGTTATTTTAAATAATGGTTGTTCTTTTTCTGCAGATTGGTCTTCGCATCGATATGGCGATAAAATCGGTGAGGACCATATATTAAGTGAACGTGACCAATTTGGCCGACGTAATCGGCCCCCAAAAGTCGTGGCACGCTCAAAATCATGGAATTGGACTACGTATTGTAAATACTTATCTGGAAAAATATATAATATTGCGATGGGTGGTACAGGTATTGAATCAGATAGATTAGCTAGTTTTATTAATGACGTTGATACTGGGCGCACCCACCGTAAGAACCTATATACATTTCAGGACAATTTTGAACCGACGGTACCATCACCGGGTCCAGGTCAGCGTAACTCGATCCCAGCAGATCTTAAGTTAACACATTTTATTTATCAGCTGCCGTCATTATGTCGGCAAGTCATCCATACAACATTAAATTATGAAGATTTTTTAAAGGCGCCTATAGGTTTACGTGAGGCGTGGGAGGATTATAGAAAATCTTTATCAGAGCCGTATGATCATGCAGCAGAAAAACATAAATTTAAAAACAAAGAAGATTTATGGCGCAATGTTGCAGCACAATCATCTAATTTAGAAAAATACGTAACAAAGGCATTAAGTTCAATCCATGAAAGCGTAACCATGGTCCGGGAGAAATGGCCGGATATAAAAATTATACTATTAAAATATACACATTCACATGAAAATAATGGAGTAATAATGGAATTTAGTAAAGATTTTTATAAAAATGATGTACGTAAGTACTGTGATGATAATAATGTTACGTATATATATGAACATACCTTTAATACCAATTGGTTTGCCGAGCATGGGTTAGCAAATGACCGTCGCCACCCTAATGAAGCCGGAGCGAGACTTATAGCGAGTAAAGTTAAAGAATATTTATGAGAAAGATATGGTTTAAAATTAGAATTAGATATGCGCAATTAAAGCAGTGGCTTTATTGTAAAATTAAAAAAGTAAAAAACAAGCCTGATGATCCTAATATATATCCTTTTTGGTAGTTAGCGTGAAATATTGTATATTAAATAATGGGTGCTCTCATTCAGCAAAGACTATATCTACTCGAACTTCTTATTGTGATTTTTTACCTGGAGATGTATATAATATCGCATCACCAAATTCTGCGATTGAATGTCTTACATTAAAAGATTTTTTATATGAAAACAACGATATAATGTTAACACATTATATATATCAAATACCATCTCCGATTAGACAGTTACAATATGCAGGATTAAGCGACGATGGATTTTCGAAAACACCTATGGATGTAGTAGGTGATGTACAAAAACATATTAATATAATTTGTAATCATTACCGCAGCCAAGCAAAGTCTCATGGGACTTGGAATTCCCGGAGTCCAACCCCGATAACTAAAATTATACTTTTACGGTATGAAGAAACTAAATACCCTCTCATTTATGAATTTGGTAATAGTGATATTACGGATATTGAAAAAAATGATCCACTTGAGTATTGGTTTTATATTTGCGTTAGATTTTTTACGTCAGCTTTTTATAGAGACTTATTAGATTTAAGACGTGGTTTCCATAGAACAAATTTTTATAATGTTAGATATATATATGAAAATGATTTTAATACAGAACAGTTTAAGACTAACGGGTGGGCTAATGATGAATATGGTCATCCAAACGAAATAGGCGCTAAAATAATAGCTGATAAAATTAAGGAGTATATATAAAGAGTAAAATATAACTTGATAAAGAGAGTTTTTAATATATAATAAATATATGAGTTTTATTAGTACGAAAATTCTTGAACTTGGTAGCTGTGCTTTTCGGCAACCTAATGCAGAATCTCACTGTAGATATCTACACGGTTATAGACTAACAGCTAAGTTTTGGTTTAAAGCTAACCAGTTAGATGAGAACAATTGGGTAGTAGATTTCGGCAGTCTCGGTCACTTAAAAAAGCTTCTTAAGGATCAATTTGATCACATTACAGTTATAGATAAAAATGATCCTTATATTGATAGTTTTAAAGGCCTCGCTGATGCCGGAGTATTAGATTTACGAGTAATGGATGGAGTTGGTATCGAAAAATTTGCTCAATATTGCTTTAAAGTAAGCAATGACTTTATTTCAGAACAATCTGAAGGGAGATGTTGGGTGGATAAAGTTGAAGTTTTTGAACATGAAAACAATTCTGCTATATATACAGAGAATATTACTACTACGATGAGATTTGCTGCTGATCCAGAAGCTGGATACCAAAACGCATGCGTTTGTTAATGAAATGGGTAAAGGAAGCAAAAGAAGACGCAAAGAGGATATAGGAGAAATTGTTTCCAATTGGGATGAAATCGATTGGGGATATATAATGTTTACTAAAGACGAAGAAGCCGAAAAAGAAAAAAATGAGCGAAAAGGAATCAGAGATACTAAACGTCGACGGAAATGATACAATTTATCTATCAGATGATAAGATATTTTATACAGTAGAAGGAGAAGGCGAACTTATAGGCTACCCTTCTGTGTTTATGCGACTTTCGATGTGTAACTTAACATGTCAAGGATTTGCGTCAGAAGCCTCACCTCATGGATGTGATAGTTTTATTTCTTGGAGGGTAAAAAACAAACTTACATTAAAAGAGGTACTTGATTTTCTCGAGAGTAGTGGCTATAAAGATCATTTATACAACGGTGCTATATTAAAGATTACTGGAGGTGAGCCCTTAGTACAGCAAAAGGCATTATTACGCTTTTTAAGTTATATGGAAGTTGAATGGGGATGGGTTCCTCGTATAGATTTTGAAACTAATGCAACTATTTTACCTGATAAAGAATGGACGAGAGTAGCTGCTACGTTTACCACATCCCCTAAAATGAGTAATAATGGTGACCCTGTAGATAGACGATATAAACCTACAGTATTAGAGTGGCATGCTCTAATGGGATCTGGTTTTAAGTTTGTTATTAATCAAGAATCAGATATAGATGAAGTTTTTGGTAAATATGTTGTACCGTTTGATATACCTACAGGCAGGGTATGGTTAATGCCTTGTTGCGGTAGTAGAGAAGAGCATATAGAAAAGGCTCCTATGGTTGCTGAACTAGCTAAGAGGTATAGATTTAACTTTAGCCCACGACTTCATTTATTAGTATGGGATATGGCTTTAAAAGTTTAATTAAATAAATATTAAATATGAGAATTGCAATTAGCGGGACTGGGTGTCAAGGTAAAACTACTCTTATAAGAGATTTTCTTGATCAATGGCCTTCTTATACTACATCAAAAAAAACTTATAGAGATGTTATTAAAGACACCAACCTCTCTCATTCATCAAAAACAAATGAAGACACACAATGGGATATTCTTAATTTTATGATTGATGAATTACAAAAAACTAAAAAAGGAGATAAAGTTATTTTCGATAGATGTCCTTTAGATAATTTAGTTTATAGTATCTGGTCAAATGAAAAGAAGAATTCTGATATTACACAGAAATTTATTAAAAAGTGTATACCATTAGTTAGAGAAACCTTAAGATTTATTGATATTATATTTTTTACTCCCATTACTAAAGTAGCTCCCGTAGAAATAGAAGAAGATGAGTTAAGAGACTCTGATTTAGAGTTTATAGAAGAAGTTGATCATTTATTTAAAGCAATTCATAGAGACCATCAGACTAATTCTAACAGTAATTTCTTTGTTGATGATGATAAGCCTGCTATGCTTGAAGTATTTGGAAATAGAAGAGAGCGTATAGAAATAATTAAATTATATCTTGACGAAGATGGTGACTTGATACAGCCAGGTAATATTATTGATGAAGAAACATTACATGAAATGGAAAAGATGAAGAAAGCCTTTAATGTAAAAGATTAAATAATTATATGACTGATTATGATAACTTATGTGAGAGGTATATGACGAGACAAGTTCGGTCTTTTTATCCTCGTAAATTTGAACTTTCACAAGAATTTATTGAAGCATTTAAATTAGAATATTCAAGATTATCTGAATCGGGTCAAAATAGAAGAACTCTCTTAGAGAGAATACGTAAAGCATTATCCTTTCATCTTTAATTTCTGTAAAACTCTAACAATATATTTTAATATTTCAGATCTTACAATATCTACTTCATCAAATTTAAACGTATATATACCGTGGTCATAAGATTCCTTTTTATTAAACCCACGTATAATTGACTCAAAACCAGATTTAGTTCCTATATCGCTCTGTTGGGTATCACCAGTAACTATATATTTTGTACCTTCACCAAACCTTGTTAATATTGTAGTTAACTCTACTTGTGTTAAATTTTGAGCTTCATCTACAATAACACATGCATTATTAAATGTTAATCCCCGTACATAATTAACAGGTACGCACTTGATATACTCTTCTGCTATTAAGCTGGATGCTATCGATTTATCGATAAATTCAGTTAATTTCTCAAATAAAGGAAAACACCAGGGTAAAAATTTTTCATCGATTTCTCCTGGAAGAGACCCCATACTTTTTGATGCAGACTCTACAATACTCCTAATATAAACAATTTCTTGTACTTTATGTGTACGTAATAATTGTAATGCTATATATACTGAAAGATATGTTTTTGCTGAACCCGCAGGTCCGTCAACAACCGCCATTTTACAATTATCCTTAAAGCAAGTTTCGAGAAACTGGTCGTGAATAGGAGTTATTTCGTATTTTTGCTTAACATCAAAATCTAAGAATCTATTTTTTTGTATACTTTCTTCAATTTCGTTATTTTTTATTACTGTTTTTATACTAACTCGTCGCCCGCTGAGCGTAGTCCTTTTAGTTGAGTTAGAAGCCGCCGGAACACGTCCCTTTCTAGCCATATCTTTAATTATTTAATTGATTTATACCGATTATAAACTAAAATATTATGGTGGATATACTGTTATCATGTTTATCGTTTAAGGAATATACAGGTTCAGAGATTTATTTTTATGAAATAGCTACCGCACTACATAAAGCGGGTCATAATGTACGTCTTTTTTCACCTATTCACGGCTCACCGCTCGTTGATAAAGTAGACAATGTATTTTTCGCAGATAGATATAACGTAGATAACGTCCAGTATGATGTAGTTATATTTTCACACGGAAATGTTATATGGGACTATATAAAAAACGTTAAGGCAAAAAAATTTATAAATGTTGTTCATTCAGAAGTTCTAGAATTAGAAGAACCACTTATTAATTCAAAAGTAAATCTATACGTAGGGATAAGACCATCAATTGTTGAATTTATTAAAAATAAAATAACTAACGGTGAAGTTAAATTAATATATAATCCATTTGATTTTGATAGATTTAATTCTAAAAAATGTAAGAAGAATAATAAAAAAGATAAAACAGTCCTCTTTCCAGGAAGCTTGGATTATTTACGATATAAACCGTTAAAATATTTACTTGATCTCTCTGAAAAACAAAATTTTAAAGTTATGCACGTCGGTAGAAACGACTATTCTATAGACCACCCTAATTTTATCACCTATGAGCCTACTTGGAAGGTGGAAAAATATTATAAAAAATGCGATATTGTATCAGGTATATTTTTAGGCCGAACTTCTATAGAGGGACTATTATGTGGTAAAAAGATATTACAATTTGATGTTGATAATAAAGGTAATATAAAACAAGTATATTGGCATACTGAAGATAATTTACAAAAATTTAATAAACATACAATAGCAAAACAACTTCTCTGTGAATAAGAAAATACATATAGTTTTAAGTTACAAAAATAGAAAGACTCAATTTCTTTATACATTAAAAAAATTAGATGAATTTAATTTTTTAGATTCTAATCCAAACCGATTAACAGTCATAGTTGTTGACGACGGTAGTGATGATGATAATAGATTAGAGGATATTATAGATAATTATAATTTTAAAATAACTTTATTTAGAATAGAACCTGAACAAAAAACTTGGGAAAATTATACTTGTGTACAATATAATATAGGATTTCGCTTAATTGACGGTAATGACGATGATCTTGTAATTTTACAAAACCCTGAATGTGTACATAAAGGTAATATTTTAAAATATTCTTTAGATAATGTAACTCATAAAGATTATCTTGTATATAGTTGTATTAACTTATTTGAAAAGCAAACTCAAAGTATACTGACAACAGATACTTGTCAGCTCGGCCCGGACCACGTCGGTCCCGAAGGATCGCGCGGATTTCTAGTAGGCGGTATTGACTGGTATGTTCATCCAAAGTGGAATCCTAGATATTTTCATTTTTGCAGTTGTATGACGTATAAAAATTTAAAAAAACTTAACGGTTTTGATATGAGATTTATATACGGACATGCATTTGATGATGATGAATTTGCTTTAAGAATTAAGAAGTTAGGTTTAAATAGAAAAATTATTTTAGAGCCGTATGTTTGTCATTTATATCATGAAAGGAACGATCCATCACCGGATAATAAAAAACGGTGGTCTAGTCTGTTTTATAATCGAGACTTATTTGAAGGTATAAAAAAATCAGATACTGAAACTTATGCAGTTAATAAAAATACTTTATTTGGCCTACCTGACGACATTACTACTTTATTTTCTCAAGATTGGGGGTTTGATAAGATTCCTAATTTTGAATTAGCTACAACAAAAATACCAAAAATTGCTAATTTTTATTGGGGTGGAGATAAGATGTCTTTTTTGCGCTATTTGACTCTTTTTTCTTTTGTGAAATATAATCCAGAATGGGAAGTTCGGTTATATGTACCACGTAAACCTTCGAATAGTACGGGTGATGATGGTATTCATTCTTGGAAAGATCAAGTTAACGGTAAGGATTATTTTAAACTTTTACCGAAAGAAGTAAAAATAATTAAAGCTGATTTTGCAAACAGTTTCATAGGAGATGACGCACCTGAAGCACATAGATCTGATCTTTTAGGGTGGCAAATATTATCTACCACAGGAGGTCTTTGGTGTGATATGGATATTTTATTTTGTAAACCAGTCATTCCAATTGATGAATCTCAGGTACTTTATTCTCACGATACATTTATATGTTTTGACGACAGAACTCAGTCAATACCTATAGGGTTCTTTTTCTCTAGTCCAAAAAACGAAGCTTTTAAAAAGGTATTACAGGCAAGTAAGAGACTTTATGATAAAAATGATTATCAATGTATAGGCACTAAAGCTATAGCTTCTGTATTTGATAGTATTGATAACTGTAAGAGTAAATTTCCTGGTTTAAACGTTGTAAATATACACTACAACACAGTATATAAGTATGATTTTTTAAATTTAGATAAATTATATAAAGAAAATAATTTCTCTCACATACTTCATAGTGGGGAGAGTGTAGGAATTCATTGGTATGGAGGTCATCCATTAAGCCAGGAATTTAATAATAAAATTAATATAGATAATTATGATAAATTAGAACTTAATACTATTACTGCAGCAATAAAATATTTGAATATAAAATGAGTAAAAAAAATATTATAACAGTTACTGGCATTAGACCAGATTTTATACGAATGTCTGAGATATTTAGACTTTTAGATAAAGATAAAGATATCAATCATATCTTAATACATACTGGTCAACATTATGATAAATTACTATCAGATGTTTTTTTTGATGATCTAGATATAAGACAACCGGATTATAATTTAGAAGTAGGCTCCTCCGATAAAAAGCATTATCATCAACAAGCTGAGCTCGGCCCAAAAATGATTGAAACTATAGAAAAAAATAACTTAAACCCAGATATAATATTATTCTTAGGTGATAGTAATTCCATTCTCGCATCAGTACCTCTTAAAAAAGAAGGTTATAAAATTGGTCATATCGAAGCCGCGATGAGAAGTTATGATGAAAGGATGTTAGAAGAGATTAATCGTAAAGTTTGTGACCATGTCAGTGATATATTATTTGTATATCATGATAATTATAAGCAAAAAGCTTTAAGAGAAGGAATTCCTGAGGATAGAATACATGTAATAGGAAATACAATAGTTGAGCCTCTGCTTAAATTAGCAGAAAATACTCCTAAGAGTAACAAGCATATTCTTCTTGATATTCATCGCCCGGAGAATTTTAAATATAGAGATAGAATGGAAAAAATATTAAATTATGCTAATTCTTGTATACGTAAATTTCAAATACCAGTTAAAATGCTTTTATTTAATAGAACAATAAAAGCAATTGAGGATTATAAGTTAAATTTAGAAGATATAGAGTTAATACCGCTTATGGGATATAAGGATTTTATTAAATTTCAACAAGAATGTAAATTTATAATAAGTGATAGTGGTACTGCACAAGAAGAGCCAGCTTTATTACATATTCCCGTAATTGTACCCAGAGATGTTACTGAACGACCTGAATCGGTAGAAAATAATTGTAGTTTTATGCTATCGCTAGAGGCACAAGATCATTTAACTACTTCTCTTAAATGGCTTGCTTCAAAAAAACCGAATTCAATAGAATGGTTAGGAGACGGTACTACTAGTCATCGTGTATTAGCGCTATTAAAGACATTTTTAAGATGATAGATATTAAAGTAATAGTCCCAGGGTATAATTGTGAGCCCTGGATTCATAAAACAATTAATTCTATAAAAAATCAGACTTTTACAAATTTTAAATGTGTAATTATTGACGACACATCAACTGATAATACTCTTGAAGTAGCTGAGCAAATTATTAATAGTGATAATCGATTTAAACTTGTACGTAATACAGAGAATAATGGTGCATTAAAAAATATTTACGACGGCATAAAAATAATTAGCGACGATGATGAAGATGTTATTATTACAGTTGATGGAGATGACTGGCTTTACGATGAAAATGTTTTTGAAAAAGTTAATGATACGTATTTAGAAAATAATTGTCTTATTACATATGGAAGCTTTATTGAATATCCTTCTAATACTACACACCCGTATTATCTAGCATCATATGATGAAAATGTAATTGAAAATAATTTATTTAGAGATGCCGACTGGAAGGCCTCTCATTTAAGAACATTTAAAGCAAAATTATGGAATAGTATTAAGTATGAAGATTTTATTGATCCAGAAACCGGTAAATTTTACGAAACGGCATGGGATTTAGCCTTTATGATACCGATGTTAGAAATGGCAGGAGATAGAAGTAGGCATATAAATGATATACTCTATGTATATAATAAGGAAAATCCCACAAGTGATATGTATATAAAAACACAATTGCAATTAAGCACTGCAGACAGGATTAGAAAAAAACCAAGATATAAAAAACAGCTATTTATTACCCCGTAGTTTTTTTGAAGAGTTAATATAAAATATTAATATGGAGAAGATATTTATAACAGGCGGCGCAGGGTACTTAGGTCGTCATTTAGTTGAACATTATTATAACGATAATGAAATTACAGTTTTCTCAAGAGATGAGGCAAAACACGTTTACTTAAAAAAGAAATTTCCTAAGATAAATTGTATTATAGGAGATATTCGTAATTTTGATTTATTAAAAAGAGCATCTAGAGATCATACTATAGGCATTTTTCCGGCGTCGATCAAACATATTGAATCTGTTGATCAAAACGTAGAAGAAGGTGTTAATATTTTGGTGAATGGAGCTATTAATTCAAGGAGAATTGCTGAAGAAAATGAATTTAAAGCTGCTTGTTTTATTTCATCAGATAAATCACGAGCAGCGACTACGTTGTACGGTGCAATGAAATTTATAGCAGGAGAATCATTTATCATTGACGCAGAACAGTCGAAAGTTAAATTATCTACTGCTATCTATGGTAATGTTTTAAATTCGACTGGTAGTATCATTCCGTTAATATGGGATTCTATAAAAAATAAGTATTCATTAACTTTATATTCTGAACAAATGACCCGGTATATGATTGATATACAGCAAGCTGTTACTTTAGTAACATTAGGACTTAAAACAACTGGATATAATGTAATACCAAATTTACAAGCATTTAAAGTAAAGGATTTATTTGAAATATATGCTGATAGATTTGGACTAAAATACACATTAGGCAGTCCACGTATATCAGAAAAGTTACATGAAATGATGGTCGCTAACGAAGAGGTATCTCGAACTTATTATAATCCTGAGGAAGATACTTTTTATATGCATTATAAAGATATAACTAAATCCCCAATAAAGGACGAAATGACGAGTGATAAAGTAACAGTATCAAAAGAAAATTTATTAAAACGTCTAGAAAATTATGATTACTTTAAATAAACTATGAAAGTATATGTTTTAGGCTCTAATGGAATGTTAGGTAAATATGTTTCTACATATCTATCTAAACTATATTCGGTTATTAATGTTACTCGAGATAAGTTGGATATCGAATCTGCAATGGAAGGTGACATTAAGACTTTTTTTAAAAGGCATTGGTGGGATGAGCAGGAATTCCCAGGAATTAGTATTGAAAAGGGAGATGTTATTGTAAACTGTATCGGTTTAATAAAACCTTTAATCGATAGTTCAAATACAGTAGCAGCTATTAAAATTAATTCTTTATTTCCTTATATACTCTCTGAAATTGGCGAACGTCATTCTGCTAATGTTATACATATTACCACTGATTGTGTGTGGTCAGGTAAAGAAGGAAATTATAACGAAGACTCTCCTCACGATGCTCTTGATGTATATGGTAAAACAAAGTCATTGGGTGAACCCACTAATTGTACAGTTATTCGAACTTCAATTATAGGAGAAGAAATCAATAATAATCGATCTTTAGTAGAATGGATAAGATCTAGAAAAGACAAAGATGCAAATGGTTTCTTAAATCATATATGGAATGGTGTTACATGCTTAGAGCTTGCTAAATGTATAGAGCATATTATTAGAAATAATAGTTACTGGAAAGGCGTTAGACATATTTTTTCTCCCGCTAGTGTAACTAAAGCTATATTATTAAAATTAATTAACGACATTTATAATTTTAATATTACTATTAATAATATAGATGCTGCGATTGCTTGTGATAGGAGTTTAAGTACTAAGTTTGCTGGAACAATCGACTATGATATATTAGAGTTAGAGGATCAAATAAAAGAAATGAAAGAATTTAAATTATGAGGCAAATATTTTCTAAAGTAGAAAAGGGTAAATTGTTACATCGCATAACTTGTAAAGATGATGTAACTCCGGGTAGAACTGATCTAGCTAGTGAAAAAGAATTTTTACAATGTGCTGCATTAAATCTACCAAAAGGTAAAACGTTTAGACCTCATAAGCATCTTTATAAAGATGGTGAAGATAAAGCTATTGCTCAAGAGTCTTGGGTAATTATAAAAGGAAAAGCTAAATTTGTTATGTATGACTTAGATGATCAAGTTATTGCAGAAGAAACATTAAATGAAGGAGATATGTCTATGACATTTTACGGTGGTCATACATATGAAGTCTTAGAGGAAGGTACTATAGTGTACGAATTTAAAACTGGTCCTTATTACGGTCAAAAAATAGATAAAGTTTTTTTAGATTAATTAATGAAGCGACAATTTCCAAAAGAGTGGGTTGATATTGTAAGTGAACGATATTTTAAATATATTGCTGAGAATCGTCCTGTTAATTATAATTATTTTCGATCTCCTGGTGCATATGAACTTCGATATGCAAGAGATGGTTTTACTGAAAAAGAAATAGCGTATTATAATGAAATATTACATCCACCTAATATTGCTATTTTAGAGCATATTGTTGATCACTATGAACAATATGAAGGTTTGCAGTTTTTAGACAATGGTTGTGGGTTCGGTGTGTTATCGATTTTTTTAAAAAAAATAGGAATTAGTTGCTACAATTATGATACTTTAGATCAAATTGGATTTCTACCTACTTTTGAACCAGTAATAACAGAGAATGTACCACTGGATGTTAATGTTATTGTATCTAGCGGTATGTATATTAATAATTTAGACTATCTTAAATTATCTGATTTAAAATATTTAATGATCGATAAAGATTGGAAAGCTCGATCCACAACTTTCTCAGCCACTGGGAATAAAATTGCTTTTATAAACATTGTACCTAATTTAATTGAAAAATTTAATTTAAAACGACTTGAAAAAGTAAGAGACACAGTTATAATTTATGGAAAATGAATTTTGATGTAGTTAAACGGTTTGAAGATCGAGTGGCTGATTTCTTTGGTGCGCCATATGGAGTTTCTATAGACTGCTGTACACATGGACTTGAGTTATGTCTTAGACATACAAAGGCTACACTAATAACAGTCCCAAAACGTACGTATATATCAATACCTTTTTTAGCTGATAAGCTTAATATACAGTTAAAATGGAAGGATGAGAAATGGAGTGATTTTTATTATTTAACTAATAATATTATAGATGCAGCAGTACTATGGAAGCGTAATAGTTATATTGCTGGTACATATATGTGTATTAGTTTTCAATTTCAAAAGCATTTAAGCCTGGGAAGAGGTGGTATTATTTTAACAGATAATAAAGTAGCGTCTGAACAACTTAAAAAAATGTCATATGATGGTAGAGTATCTGATATTCCGTGGCGACAACAAAATATTAGTACAATAGGGTATCATTATTATATGACACCAGAAATTGCATTGAAAGGGGTAGATAAGTTACCTTATGCTATTAATACTACACCCAGGAAATGGGTAATATCTGATTATCCAGATTTAACGGAACTGGATATTTTTAAAAAATGAAAAAGAAAGCATTTATAACAGGAATCAATGGACAGGATGGCAGTTATCTCGCGGAATATTTACTTGAGAATGATTATAAAGTATATGGTATAGTGAGAAGGAATTCAGTCCCGGAGCATCAAGAATCTAGAGTTGATGATTTATATAAAAATGGATTAATTGATACTGAATATGGAGATTTGCTTGATGTGTGTTCACTAGAAAGAGTTATTAAATCGGTTCAACCAGATGAAATTTATAATCTCGGAGCCCAGAGTCATGTAAGAATTAGTTTTGATGTTCCTCAATTTACAGTTAGTACAAATGCGTTAGGGGTTTTAAATTTATTAGAAGTATATAGACAGAATTGCCCTACCGCTAAATTTTATCAAGCTAGTTCATCTGAAATGTTCGGTACAAGTGTTGATGAAGATAATTTTCAAAGAGAGAATACTCCTATGAACCCAACCAGCCCGTATGGTTGTGCTAAAGTATTCGGTTATAACATAGTGCGTAATTACCGTAGAGGGTATAAATTGTTTGCTACCAATGGTATTTTGTTTAACCATGAGTCACCTCGTCGTGGATCCAATTTTGTAACGAATAAAGTAGTAAAGGCTGCTGTTAGAATCAAAGCCGGGTTACAAGAAGGATTAGAATTAGGTAATATGGATTCATATAGAGATTGGGGTCATTCTAAAGATTATGTAAGAGCAATGCACATGATATTGCAGCACTCTGAGCCAGATGATTTTGTAATATCTACAGGTAAGACACATTCTATTAGAGAGTTATGTGAATATGTGTTTAGTAATCTTGATCTTGACTATAAAAAATACGTAAAACAAAATCCTAAATATATGCGCCCAGAAGAATTAAAATATTTGCGGGGCGATTCCTCTAAAGCACGCTCAGTATTAAAATGGGAACCAAAATATACGTTTGAAACGTTATTAGATGATATGATCCAGCATTGGAAATCTATATACAATGTGGACTAATGAATAACGATGTCGTAAGTATAAATTTCTTCAATAAGCATGTAGGTAGGTTTAAATATGTAAATGATCATTGGCCGCAACCAAGTATTAATTATATTAACCCACCGGTATTAGAGTGGGAAGGGGTTAGTGTTTTTTCTGATGAGCAATGTTTTACAGATCTACCTATTAAAGTAAAAAGTAAATATAAAGTAGCATGGGCGCTGGAGAGCCCGGTTGTTAGGCCACAAATATATAATAATTGTACGGAATTAATTGATATATTTGATAAAATTTATATTTGTAATCCTGAATTTTATGAAAATCATTCAAAAATTGAGAAACTGGAATTTGGTGCGTGTTTTATTTGGGAATCTCATTGCCGTGTTTACCCTAAAAATAAATTATTATCAATAGTTGCTTCAAAAAAGAAATATGCACCTGGACACAAACTTAGACATAAAATTATAAATGACAAAATACACCCAGAATTAGAGTTATGGGGGTCAGGGTATAGGCCGTATGATGAAGAGCCCGATAGTACGGTATTACCATTTAAAGATTATATGTATACAATTGCTATTGAGAATTGTGTATATCCTGGCTATTTTACAGATAAAATAATCGATTGTTTTGCAACCGGCTGTATTCCAATATACCAGGGATGTCCTTTAATGGATCAACGGTTTGATAAAAGAGGATTTTATACATTTAACACTATCTCTGAATTAAAAAACATATTAGATAAAATTAGCTCCGAAGATTATTATAGTAAATTGGAGTACGTAAAAGAAAATTATAAATTATTTAAGAAGTATGCTTCTCCTGATTTAAATTTAGTTAATGTATTAAAAAAAGATGGCTTCCTATGAGAAAAAAAGTTTTAGCGGCGGGATTTTTTGATTTATTTCATAGCGGTCATGTTAGATATTTTGAAAGTTGTTCGAAATACGGAGATGTATATGTTTCTATAGGTACAGACGAAAATAGTATTTTTATTAAAAATAAAAAACCTATTTATATAGAAGATGAAAGGTTATATTTAGTAAAGAGCTGTAAGTTTGTAAAGGAAGCAAAGCTTAGCTATAATAGTATAGGTAAATGTTCGTTTAAAAGTTATTTACAAGAATTAAAACCAGATTATTTTATAATTAATGAAGACAGTCATACTATAGAGAAGGAAAATCTATGCCGAGATTATAATGCTGAATATATAGTTTTAAAGAGAGAGCCTAGGGATGGATTACCAGCACGGTCTAGTACATTAATTAGAGATATAGATCGTATACCATTAAGATTAGATCTTGTTGGTTTTTATGATCAGTTATTTTTCAATTCTGTAGTACCGGGATCCGTTATATTAGCTAATATACAACCATTTCATGTAGAGGATAGAAGTGGTATGTCATCTTCTACAAGAAAAGTAATACATAAATTTTTTGGAAGTACCCTACCAAGTAATATTGATAAATTAGATTTAGCAAGAGGTATATTTGCAATTGAGAACCCGCCAGGATCGCAATATATTTCAGGAGTTGTTGATCAACTTGGCATATGTTTACCGGGTATAAATAGATTATTTTTTGATAATAATTATTGGCCATATAAAATAGAATCTATTATTGATGAAGATATAATTCGCTGGCTTCAATCGCATGTTTTTTTAAAGAAAACTAAACCAAGACCTAAGAATTATGAAGTAATTACAGGTGTAGAAAATTTTAATAGAAAAACTATACAAGTTCAAGCTAATTTAGGAGATATAATATGGAATAGTATACAAAATAAAGATTTAAATTCCTTAGGTATTGGAATTAACTCTGTTCATGAAAACCAAAAGTCGATTATACCTGGGTATGAAAGTAAATATATTAGAGATATTATAATGGATACTTTAAAACATCATATCGGATGTAAAATTATGGGTGCTGGAGGTTATGGTTACGTGATGGTAGTAACAGATAGTCCTACTCCAGACTTAATGCCTGTTATTTTAAATGAAAAATAATATATGAAAATTTGTGCAACAATACCAATTAAAAGTAATTCTACTAGAGTAAAGGATAAAAATTTTAAGCTATTAGGCGGCAAGCCTCTTTATCAATATATTATAGATCATTGTATAGACGCAGGATGTTTTGATAGTATATATGTTGACACAGATAGCGAAGCTATAAAGCATTATTGTTTTAATAATAAAGTAAAATGGATAGAAAGAGAACCAAAACTTACTTTAGACACAGCAAACGGGAATGATGTATTTCACTATGATATAAAAACAATAAATTCTTATGATTTTTACTTTCAATTATACGCAACTGCACCGTTTCTTAAGTCAGAGACTATTAAATCGTGTGTAGATAAGCTAACTCATACAACAAAGTATGATTCTATATTAACAGCTACAGAAGAATATGGGTGGCATTGGTTTCAAAATCAGCCAGTTAATTATCAACCTAATATTTTACCTAGATCACAAGATGCTCCGCCAGTGATTAAAGAAACAACAGGATTGTATGGTATTTCTAAAAGCGCCTATGATAGATTTAGATGTAGGGTCGGTGCCACTCCATATTTTTATATAATAAACGATAGAATGGAGTGTATTGATTTAGATACATATGAGGATTTTGTTATTGCTGAGCGATATGCTAATCAATTAAAGCCTAACGCATATATTCATGACGATGAATGAGAGAAATATTTGAAAAAACATTCGATAAAATATATTGTATAAATTTAGATGTAAGACCTGACAGATGGGAGTTCTGTCAAAAAGAATTTGAACAATATAATATATTAGATCTCGTAGAGAGGTTACCAGCTTTTCATTTTCCGGATGCTCCTGAAGCTGGATGCTCTACAAGTCATATGCAGTGTATTAGAAATGCAAAAAAACATAACTATAAAAATGTATTTGTTTTTGAGGATGATTTTCAATTCTTAACCAAGGCCTGGAATGGAAAACAGTTTATTGATTCAGATCCTACAGTTTATATAAACAGAGCTCTTAAGCAATTAGAGAATATTAGTTGGGATGTGTTGATGTTTTCTTATAATATAAGACTACATGAAGATTTTATAAACTATAAAGACATAAGTGATAATGTCTTTCAAAGTACTATGCAACTTATAGCGGCTGGCTATGCTGTTAACAGTAGTGTGTATGATTTTATCCTAGATAACGACCCTTCATATAGAATATGCTATGATCAATTAATTGCTAATTGCTTGTCTTATAGATTTAAAGTTTTTAACATAAGGCCAATGGTGATAGGACAAAGAGAAAATGTTTACAGTGATTTACGCGGTGAAGATCGGCACCAAAAGTGGGTAGAAAAAATGCTTCAAAAGTTTCCTGATAGGAGTTTAGGGTCTGGTGGACAATCGATTCAATTGGATAATATAATTATGAATGATGACGAACTTTGTCGTCAATGGTATCAGGCACGAAAATGAAAAAAATAGTCTTTTTAAATAACTGGAATTCTGATACAACCGGTATCCGTTATCTAGGACAAACAAAGGATAATTTCGGGACGTGGGGTGATATAAAAGTAGTAACTGATTTAAAAGAAGCGGATTATTATATAATCATGGATGGATTAAACCATGATTATGATTTAGATTGGAATAAAGTTATTTATTTTCAAAGAGAGCCTGAAGTAATAAAACCCCCTTATTTAAATCATAATTTCCCGGATGAAATTCTTTTTAATGGGGTATATAAGAATTTTTATAATGTTGTAACTTGGTGGCTACATTCGAAGAGTTTTAACGAATTAGTAGATTTACCTTATCCAACTAAAAGTAAAAAAATAAGTACTATAACTAGTGGTAAACAATATAACCCCGAGCACGTAAATAGATTAAACTTTTTAAACAAGTTTATAGAAAAATATCCAAGCATCGATGTTTATGGCCGCGGAATTAAAAATTATCTTCATAATAAAGATTGTTATAAAGGTGTTGTAAAGGGAGATAAGAAATTTTGTAAATTTACGGGTATAATAGATTATGAATATTCTGTAGCTATGGAAAATACTTTAGAAAAGAATTCTTGGACAGAAAAAGCATGTGATGTATTTTTATGTTGGGCGATTCCTATCTATTCTGGTGCTTTAAATTTCGGAGAATACTTTCCAGAGGACTCTTTCTTTCAAATAGATACAATTAATCCTGATATAGACTCTATTATCGATTTTATATCTGAACCTCCTAATAAAAAACAGATAGAGGCTGTTAGAGAAGCTAGAAATTTAATTTTATACAAATATAATATATGGGCTGTTATAGATAATATTCTTAAATAATGGTTTCCAGAAAATATGCAGTAAATACTATTGACGATGACGTTTAGAGAATATGTAAAAAATAATTTTGAGAGAATATATTATATAAATTTAGATTCTCGGAAGGATCGTCGAGATCGGTGCATAGAGATATTTAAACAATATGATGTATATGATATTGTTGAGAGAATCCCCGGTAAGGTTTTTACTGAAAAAGAAATACGAGAAGATTTTGTAAAATTCACTGGTCATGTAAATCATATAAACCCAGCCAAGTATGATTATACACCAAAAACTTTAGGTAGGTGGGGCTGTACAACCGGTCATTTACGTGCCTTACAACATGCAAAAGATAATAATATAGAAAATATACTTATATTCGAAGATGATCTAGAAATATACAACGGAAAAGACGACACAGTACAGGATTATGAAGAAATATTAGAAAACGCAAATAAAACTTTACAAAACATTAAGTGGGATTTGCATTATTTAGGGTATTATCCTTGCCCGGGTCGCGGGCTATGGTCTAATCCTAAAGTACTAGGGCCTAATATTTTCACAGCAGCGTATCTACAAGCTACTCATGCAGTCGGATATAACAAAAGAGCATATAGTAAGATTTTAGAAGACCTATTACCTAGTTTTACTAGTTTTAAATGGAGAGAATTACTCGGTACAATAGATGAATATCTTGGTTTCGTATTTCAAAATTATCCGGATTATACAACTACTGCCATAGCACCTATATTGGTATATCAGCGAGCAGATTGGAGTGACATTCAATGTGAGTCGAAAGATTACACTCCAGCATATTTAAAAAATAGTATTTTAATGCTTAGAGATAGAGTACCAGACGATTTTATTCGCTTTCCAATAAGACCGGGTAAAAAATCAAATGCATTTTTAAAAATGAATAAAAAATGTGAATGGGATAGAATTTCTGAAGAAGAATATGAGAGATTTGCTTCAAACAACTTTTGAGAAAATATATTGTATGAATTTGGATTCTAGACCTGATAAATGGGAGCTATGTCAAAAGGAATTTGAAAAATATAATATATTAGATATTGTAGAGCGTTTTCCAGCAATAGCTGTATATAATTCTGCTGGATTGACGACTGCTCATGGTTGTGCTAAATCTCATTTGAGTATTATCAAAAACGCAAAAAAAGATAAATTACATAATGTATTAATATTGGAAGATGATATAAACTTTTTAGACTTTTGTATAGATTACAAAAACAAAAACAAAAAAGAAATTATTCAAAGTCATCCACGAGAAATTTTAGCGTTAGGTCTACCAGAAGCAAATAAAATTGATTGGGATTTTTTTTATTTAGGTTATAATATAAAATTACCTCAATTTTGCAATAAAAAAATACTTTCTGATCATTTATTTCAGAGTACATTACAGCTTACAACTCATGCGTATGCTATACGTAATACAGCGTATGATCATGTGCTTGACGATTGGGATAATTTAGCGGCCAAGCCTTGTTTAAAAAGCTCAGATCGAAAAGTCGGTATTGATGCTTATTATGCTTTTTATTTAAGTCATAAAATTAATGCAATTAATTTATTTCCTATGGTCGTTGGTCAGAGAGAGGATGTAAAGAGTGATATTACTCATAGACAAACACCTAAGCCGCGTGCAAGTGCGTATAGCGGGTTCGCTTGGGTAAAACAAAATGCTACTGAAAATTGGATGGAATATAAATGAGAATAGGTATATTATTTTACGGCCAGCCACGCTTTTTCAGTCTTACAAAAAAGTATATTAAGCAGGAGTTTGACTTCCCAGGTCATGAAACTGATTATTTTGCTCATTTCTGGGAACAAGTTGGCTTCACACCGATTGGAGAAGAACATGACACGAATATTCCCGATGTAAGAAAGATACTCAGTAGAGAGTTTGACGCTAAATCATATAAAATACAGAATTATGATAAACTAGATGAAATAATACAAGCTTATAAAGTTATTTTTCAACAAGTAAAGGAAGAAACTAATAATAACGTTGCAGTACCTGATGACGATATAGAATTAAGATATAAATTTGGTCAACACTATAGTTTATCTAAGTGTTATGAGTATTTAGAAGAATATGAACAAAAGAATAATTTTAAATATGATATAATTATAAAAGCGAGAACTGATATAGTGTATTCATTACCGTCGTTATATCCTGACGAAGAAGAATATAAGTTATTTAAAATTCATGCTTATTTAAATATTAATAAAGATGTACCTACTATACATTGTAATGGTATAAGAATTACTACTTTAGAGGTACCAGATGATAATTCACCTCTTATATGGGAACAACAAGGTATATATAGTTATTATAATCAAGAAGTATCGTTTCAATATGAACATTCTGTAAAAATGCCATTTACATATAATTATAATAGAAGATTGGCGATAAATGATTGGTGTTTAATCGCTAATAGGGAAGCAGCATCTCTTATGTATAATGGTTGGTTTACTACATATCTTAATGCTCTAGGTAATGACATACGTATATGTAATTGCTTACGTTTAAAAAATAAGCCTATTAGTCCGGTACGGGGTATCGAGGAAGATGAATTAAAACATAAATTGAAATTTATTTCTCAATCAGAGCATAGTATGCAAGGATATTTAGCTTATGTAAATAATATAAATGCGGTTAAGTTGAAACATAGAAGAGATTATAGATTATTAAAACAGGATGAAATAAAACAGGAGGTGTCTGTTGATGGTAAGTTTTGGGCAGTCAATGACTCTGAAATGGTTGACGGAATAACTAAAGTATTTAATCTACGAAATCCCTCATTTTATGATCTCAGAAAAACAGAAAGATATAAGAAATTTTTAGACATTAAAACATGAAAAAGATACGCGTTGCTTTATGTATATCAGGTGAAATGAGAAGATGGCCTAATTGCCATAATTCAGTAATGAATCTATCTACTCCGTATAGTATTAAATTTTTGAACAGGCATAATAATGCCCCGCCCAATGAGCCACCGCCGGAGGAAATAGATTATGAGCTACATACATTTATACACACTTGGGATCAAATTACATATTCAAAAAAACAGACAACGTGGGAGCTTAATCTAAGAAAAGATAAATTAGATCATAAAGAAATGATCGATAAGATAAAACCTAAAGCTATTCAAATAGAAAGTAAAGACGCATTAGATGTATATATAGAGTTATTTAAAAAAAATAAAGACTTTAAAGAATGTGAAGATATTGAAAAGAAAATTAAATTTACAAATTATACTTGCTTATCTCAATTTTATAGTATGAGGAAATGTCATGATTTACGTCGAAAATATCAAGAAGAACATAATGTAGAATATGACATTGTTATTAGAACGAGGTCTGACATATTAATTAAAGAATATAAGAAACAGTCCGTATTTCATGTTTTACATAAATTAGCTGTTTTTGATGATAACAAAAAAAAGCATGTATGTTCCGGTAAAACACCGCTTCTATATTGTCCTTGGATTTATGGAGATCATAGATTACATACAATAATGGAATACGCATTAATGTTAGGACGCCCGGCAACATTCGATAAAATTTTTAAGGGTTTCCCGGAAAAATTACCAAAAACAGCTGGGTTTGGTAATACGTCTCACGGTGTACTTTATGATCATATACATAATGACCGTACATATATAAGAGCTCCTATACCATTGCATTATTCCTTAGATCATCATCCTGTTGAAATGGTAGAGGAGCCTTGTAGTCAAGATATTGTCACAGGCCAACCAATTGAGGAGGGAGTAAAAGCTGCTAAGCTTGAGGTTGTTGCTGAGGGAGATGAAACCGACATATCCATAGGAGAGGAGAATATTATTAAAGATACTATTAGCGAAAAGGATATACCTACTCCTAAGAAGGGGGTAGCAGTTAAGGGTATGACCGACGGAGGTTCTTAATCAACCTCAACCGGCTCTTCACCAAGCGCGAGTGGATCGACAGAGAAAATAACTAAAATACCGCCATTTACTATCGATACACTATCACTAACTCTATTAAATATTTTTTTTATCCAAAAATGTTTTTTATGCTCTTGAATTAAATGTAGTTCGCCGACCTCAACTCCTGGTCGAATTTCATGATGTCTTCTTGAGTGACTCGGACCACCGTGAGTTGTATGAAACATGCATTTACGAGTTACTCTGACCATTTCATCTATGGTTCTATCTAAAAAATCAGGATGTACATGTTCTAAAAAATCAAATGAAGTTGTTAAATCTACAGATTTATCCTCTAGTGGTATGTCATGACTACAACCTTTTAGAAAATCAATATTTTTGTTTAAAAACTCTAAATTAGGATCAATAGATATATCTAAACCATGTACTTCGCTACATAATTCTTCTATTGCCCAATTACAAAATTGACCTTGACCAGTACCAACATCTAATACAGAATTAATATTTAATAATTTTAAAAAAGGGGTATGTTTCCTGCCATGAAAGCTACCACCATATCCTTGAGTATTCAAGTAATCATATGTTTCTTTAATTTGCTCTAAATTCTTCATGGATATATTCTTTTTTAACACTATCACACCCTATATGTATTAACGGAAAATTAATATATGTAGTAGGGACCTGTTCGTTATGTATAATATACGTCATGGCTGTTTCTTCTCTTATAAAATGATCGTCCTTTTGCCATAAATTATATATTTTATCGTATGCAAATACATCAGTTAAATTTGTTTGCAAATCCTTACATATAAAAATCAACCCAGCGGCAAACCTTCCAGGTATTTCTCTGTTTAAATATTTTTCAGGTATAACTATTGGATCGGCTGTTTTTATTTCCTCTCGCCGCAGATACATATAAAACGCTTTATTATAATCTTCAAATTTAAACCTATCCTTGTGCCTTACAATAACATCACAATCAAAATATAACATTTTATCATAGTTACTTTTATAAAATTCATGAATGAGATAAAATTTTGTATTCCATGCCTTTAATCTTTGTAATTCCGATGCATATTCCTCGTATTTAATACATTTATATTTGCTTATTTCTTTATCACTATAAAATTGCTTAATAGATATAAACATATCTTCTATTTTATCAGGAATTTTGGTTATTAACTTGAAATCAGCATTCTTATATTCAGCCCATTTTTTTAAATCTTCTATTACCGGGGTTAAATTTTTTTGTATTATATCATCTTGCGGTAGATACGAACATAGACAATAAATTATATTCTTCTTCACGTTATTCGGCGACCTCCACAGCACGCGATCCAATTATGTTTGAATATTGTTTTTTTAAACTTTTGTCAGTATCAGTTAGTACTCTAATATGGGGTCTATTTAATATAAATTTCTTTGTAAATTTATTAGCAATTTTCATTAATCTCTCTGGTATAACCATTGTCTCTAACGAGTCACATCCTAATTCCTCTGCATTTATACCATTTAATCCCAAGGTCTCCCCGCAGATAATTTCTCCAGCGGCCCAGTTTATATCTATACCATCTTTTTTGAGAAATATTCTAGATTTATCAATCAAAGCTTTTATAGTTTCAAGATATTGATCTATAGATAATAACATATCCTCACCTGATCCTACTATATACCAATCCTTCATGTGTAAATATTGAGTTTTGGGATTATAGATATGAGTGTCATTGGCTTTAAAGAGATTGTTTTCATAATTATTATTTTCATCAGCACCTGTATACTCAAAGACACCTTCTTTTTTTGCATATATTTTATTTTCTACACATAACCAACTTTGGTAATTTTTTACATCTATAGGTTGATGATCCGGCTCGGCGCAGTCCTGTTTTTTTTCAATTGATCCATCAGGGAACGTACGAGCCATGTTGTTTGTAAGATTAATTTCATCAGCGACATTTCTGGCACCTTCCCAAATTTGAAGATCTCCAAATTTACAAAAAATTCCTTTTCGTTTTTCATATAATTTGCTATAGAATAATTTTTTATCATATTCATAAAGTCTATTATCTGTATACAAATCAGGAGTAATAAATAACAAATCAGTTCTAATTCTAAAAATATAGTCATAATCCTCTTCTATTAACTCTGCTCCTAGCTGTAATGATACAAATTGACCTAAATAGTATCTTAAATTCTCTGGCCTAGTAATTTCAAAAATACTCTTTGCAAAGAACCTGGTATATTTATCTTCAGCTAAAAGAGGTATATCAGCAATAGAACTAATATGTTGTGGGGTTTTAGAGTAAGCATGATTCATCAATGGCCCGGAAAATTTTGCGGTTCTATCATAATAGAGCTTTAATTTGTCTTTATTATTTTGAACAATTTTATATATCTCTTCACAGGCCTGGGTTAAAGGTTCATAATTAGTAAAGGAATGTTTTTTTGGTTTATAGATAGAAACTATTTTTTCTTTATCTTCATTTGTTAGGCTATATTCTGGATCATTGCTATTATATGCTATTTTATCCCAAAAGTGAAAATAGTAATCTGTTGTACTATTTTTAAAAGTAGTTTCCTGTATGATGCTCTTCCAGCCTAATTCCCAAAACCGAGGTTGACCGTATAATAATACTGCTAATTTCATTAATCAGTTATAAAGTCAGTTAAGTTACCCCAATCATGCTTGGTGTAGTGATAATCGTCATTTAATATTTTTAAGAAGTCTTTATGCTCGGGATGTCTGGTGTCAAAAATATTATGTTCATTATATTGTTGCTCTGAAAATGTTCCCCAATTGAATATTCTTGAAGTGTAAGATCTAAAATTATGGGCTTGTGCTATTTGAATAAATTCAGGTATACTTTTATAATTATTTCTTTGTACACACATATCTAATCTTATATTAGTTAAACCTAAAGAACCAATAAAGTGAAGATTTTTTAGTAAACGATCCCAATTTCCTCCAACCCTTACTTTATCATAATGCTCTCTTATACCAGCATCAAGACTAATAATAGCACTTATAGAAAGTTTATGTATATTCTTTAATTGACTCCAACGCGCCTCGTCCCATAATACACCGTTTGTTTGGAGATTAATTGTAATGAGAGGATTTTTCTTAGGGTCAATTTTTTTAAGTAGTTCAAAGAATGATGGTGAACCGAACGGATCGCCTGATCCAGTTATATTAAGGTTTACTGGATGAGGTTTACTATGAATCATGCGAAGCAGTCGCTTATTGATCATCAGTGTTGTTTTGTATTTTTCAGGATTACTTTTACCGGTATATTGAATTAAGTTTCCTCTACAGCTAGGACATCTCAGATTACAAGATTTATCATAACACAAATTAATAGTTTCAGGCGGGTCTGCTATCTCCATTTCAAATTCAAGAATAAATTTTAATTTGTCTCCATGCTTACCATCCAGTATATCTTTGCGGAGTGGTAATTGTTTATTTTGTATCATAGGACATTCTGTTTTATTACACATAGAAAAACTTCCATCTAAGATACTTCTGCGAAATGCTCTACTTCTCTTACTATTCCACTCTTTATAGAAATCTAGAGTAGGAGTTAGATCTCCTATTCTGTTATGGTTAACCCACCTCGGGCAGCAATTATATAATCCTTTTTCTTGTATTTCCAAAAAAGTCCACGGGTGGTCACAAAACCTAGTTGCAAGATCATTAGACATGTATAATTATTTACAGCTATGGATATTTATTTCAATGGAGTTGAGTATAAACCAACCGAAAAAGAAGTAGAAGAGATTACCTTTTTAGGTACTAAAACGTTGCAAGCTAAGGTAAAGCCCCAATTAACAATATTTTGGAACCCGTTAACATGGGATTGGACTAAAGTAGGCGATAAGGAAGCTTATGAAACAAAGTATAAGCGTAAGACTCGTGCTGTGTATTTTAAGGATAAGGTCTTTCTTGTTGAAAACTCAAAATTTAAAAAGGGTATTGTAGATGATGATTTTGTCGATACTGCCGAGCTTCCAATTGGTATTGTTGTGTATTGGGAAGCTGATACTGAGCAATGGCAAATGTTAGGCTATAAAGAAAATCTTTTACGATAATATTTTCATATAATATTTTCATATAATGCTAGATACATTATTTGATAAAATATATGTAGTCTGGGGTCGAGACCCTCTCCGAAAAAAGCATATACAAGATCATTTTAGACAGTGTAATATTGAAAATTATGAAATTGTTCGCAGTATTGCTCCGCATAATTTGTTTATTAGAGGGAAGAGTAATCGAAAAAAAATTAGATTTAAAAAATTATGGGATGTAGAAACGTTAGCGCCACCTGATGTACTTAAACCTAATGTAAAAGGTTCACCTTATCCGATGTCTTTAGCTGAGATATGTTGTACGTACGGACATCTTAAAGCGTATAAAACTGCAGTTAAAGATAAAGTAAATAATTTTCTTGTTATAGAAGATGATGCTGTATTAAATGTTGATTTGTGTAATAATGCTTTAGAGTGGAAAGAGTACATTCCACCTGACTGGGACGTTCTTCATTTTCATTCCTGGCGACCGTTTGACAGTAAACGAGAACCTGAATTAGCTGAGAAGAGAATTCAGGTTAATGATTATTTTTATACTGGGTTTAAAGAATATAGTGGTGCAGTTTGTTACTCTCTTACTACTAACATTGCTAAACAATTATTAGCTCGATTTTATCCTATTATACTTATTTCCGATGGCATCATTGGTACTTTAAGTAGAACAGTTTTTGCTAGAAAATATTATAGAGCATATGTTTTTCATCCGTTTTTATCTGAGGGTACTTTATTTGAAAGTCAAATAGATTCTGAAAAGCCAATTACTAAAAAATTTATGACAAGAAGACAACGTTATAAAATAGGTAATTTTAATCCTAATGTATTATAATATTAAATTTGTTATCAGTAATTATTCCTTTAGTCACTCTTCTGTCTTTGTTAAATACACTATATAATTTTTTATGGTTGTTCGGGTTCTTTAATCTATGTATTAAAGCATCAGTCCACTTAAAATGACGAACTTTAAAGCGACGATGATCAATATCGTCTGGATCATAAACTCCTGGAGTCGGCTTAGGTGCATAAAAATATTTCCAATAGTCCTCATCGCCGCGAGTTATATTTACTTTTTTACGCTCTGCAGAGTTTACTTCAGGTACCCATACTACATCATGATGCCCAATCCCTACTTCTATTTTAGCTTTAAATAATAAAATTTTTGTCCAAGTAGCTCCAATTACGTATCTCGTAATACTCGCTGTCTTTGGAAATTGTTCAAATAAATCTTCCGGGTAACCCACTTTACGTAAAATAAGATCCTCAGCAACTCGGTCCTCAAAACTGCCACGCAGGGCATAATAATTATTTTTTTCTAAAAAATCAGCACACTCAGGTATAGTATTAAAAGGACCGTAATCATTAAATTCATCTGCGTCCGGTAAAATAATCCAATCTTCATCATCTATTGTCCATTGCCACTTTATTAGTACGTCGTGTGCATTCTGTATGTCGTATTTTTTTGAGATCAACTCAAGATTTGGTATATTATTTTCATTGTTTATCTCTCTGAATTCATTTAAATTTTTATGATATGTATTATAACAGAGATCAGGAGAGTATATCTTATCAGGGCGTGATCCGGTTTTTTTGCGACCACATGGTATAATATTAAAATTATTAGGATCAACACCTAACCCTATGTAGTAATCAATAAAATGTCTATATAAATTTAAATCTGGATATTCATTCTCATCTAGAGATATCATTGAAAATAAATGTATATTCACTTTAAGTTATTTAAAATTTTTATTGATTTAATCAATTAGTAATGTAAATTTTTATATACTATGCCCAAATCTTTCTTAGATAGCTTGATAGGTGCAAACGGAAAACATAAATGTATCTTTATACATATACCTAAGTGTGCGGGAACAACAATAAAGGAAAATTTTAGGTTACATGGAGCACCATGGACTCATAATAACGTGACTCATATTATAGATGGTGATATTAAAAGATTTAATTCTGTTGAGAAATTTTTAAAATATAATCCGTTCACTATTGTTCGCAATCCATTTGACAGAATAGTCTCCTGGTTTTTTTATCATAAAAATCTTTCGGCCGAGGAACTGGGCTCGGGTCCCGGTCTCCCACTCTCGTCTCTTTATGCTACTTCTTTTGAAGATTGGGTTATGAATAACTGCCCACACCACTGGGATTATTCTGGTCGTAATAAACCAACATACCTTTGGAGACAATTAAATTGGATTGAATATAATTGGCCATATCCGAATCAATGGAGAATTGAAATTGTAATTCCGGAAGCTAATATTATTAGGTATGAAGAATTAGAAACTGCAATCCCACAATTAAAAAATTCTGATCACCGGTTTGAAAGAAAAAGCAAGAGAGGTGACTATAAACAATATTATACTAGCTCTAAAATTATAGATATTGTTACTGAATTATGTAAGGATGATTTAGAATATTTTAATTATTCATTTGATTGATTTTCTTTGTAGCTATGTTATAATAATCATATGATTTTAAAAGATATTGACGTCTATGATGGAAGTTTGATTCATGGACGGTTTGCTTATAAATATTTTCGAAGAAAAACTCTCCCGATTGGTAATATCGTTGCGTTTCGAGCCCCGATGAAGGTAGAAGCAGAGGGAATGATTGACAATGAAGACCTTCTTAACAATGATTTTATTTATTCTGACGACGCTGTTAATTTTTGTTGGGAGCTTCCTAATTTATGCCCTCTGGGCGCTGTCTTCTTTCAGCGATTATTCAATACACAAATTGCAAATGTTTTATCGACGCTATATCTTAAAGCTCCGGTCGAAGTGGATGGTGACGACTTAATTGTACATAGAGAATTTGAACAACACGGCATTATTCAACCAAAAGGTAAGTGTAGTGTAAGTATAACCTATTCAAAAGACAATGTTGCGATTGGTCACACTGCAATTAACGTGTCGGCAGGGAATAAAGCACCAGCCTTTGCGTTTTCCACCGATTTAACCGACAATCAGGTGGAAGAATTCATGAAAATCATCATAGATACCTACTATTCCATGGTGGATGACGCATTTATCGCAACTACAAAGCTGACATTATGAGTTCTGTAGTGTGTCTCAATTTTTTTTTCAAAAACCCGGGTGAAATCCTTATTTGGCTGTTTTATCAATTAACTTTTAAAGGCATAAACCTAGATCCAAATTTTTTTGCAGAAACCGGGTGATTTTCCGATTAAGAAAGTTATCGTATGAAGTTGAAATTGTACCCCAATTTTTTTTGCAAACTCTTGATGGAATTGTATTAAAGAACTCAAACTGTCTATATTATGAAGCAAGCAAATAACTTTTTTGATTTTGTTACTAACATTTTATTTGAAAAAGATAAAATCGATGTAGATATTATGTCATCACAATTATATTCTCCATATATAGTGAATAGGTATGTGACATTTGCTGATACTCGGTTTGTTCCAGTAATAAACAATAGTGTTAATATGTATGGATCAGTTTTTAGTATAAATGTTGATCATTATAATTTCTTACATGCTTTAATTCCAAAGACAAAAACAAAATATATTAATTATACTAAAAAAATAAAAAAAGATAAAACAATATATGAAAAGGTTTGTAAACAGTATGAATTGTCTCAACGTGAGGTCGATTTGTATTCGGAAACTTTTAACATAAATATTAAAAAATATGAATAAGAAGCAAAAGCAGCATTATGAAAATCAGCTCGATAAAATGAAGCTAACTGACCAGCAAAGAGAAGCTTTTGATCATGATCCTAAAACAAGTTTAATTGATTTAGAGAGGTATGATGGAGGTACCTTTAGTTTACAAGGCTATAAACTAAGTAAAGTTTTGGATGATATTGTCTTAGCTCAATTTGTGGATTTATCTAATGACGGTAAATCTGTTATGCGAAATGGCATTCATATTCCTTTATCGCAAGTTCAACGTACATGGCGCTTAGCAAAGGTTATATTAATTGGACCTAAAGTTCAGTATACTACTGTCGGAGATATTATTTGCTTCCCAGATGATAAAGGAATAAAGGTTGATAATATGTCCATTACAGGGTATGATGAGTCTCTTAGAGATTGTATCTTTATAAATGAAGAGCGGTTTTTTGGTATTTGTGAAGAATTAGAAGACCATGATAACAAGCTTAGCTAGTCTTAAAGCTACATTATTAGATAAAGTATGTGAGGTTAAGTTTGCTAGACGGAGCCTTAAGCCCGGTCGGCCAGCGACCCGACGAATGCTATGTACAAATAATGTACAACTTTTGAACTCAGTCGAAGGTCGTGTTGTTTTAAATTATGCTCCACCTCGACAAGGTCTTAAATATAATCCTAATCAAGAAAATTTAATTATAACCTGGGATATATTAATGCAAGATTATAGAACTATAAATTGCGATACTGTAGATTTAATTAGTACATTAGAAGCTGATCAAACGTTTTGGGCATATTTGAATGAAAAGATTGTTCCTATGACAGCAGGACAGAAACTGGATTTTATGAACACATGACATATGAGTTAATAGAAGATACGTTAAAAACATTATTACTTAATAATATTAAAATTACTTCTAAAAAGAGAATATTAGGAGCCGGTCAATTAATGCTATATGATATTAAAGATTTTAATATTCGATTAATTTTTTATAACAACAAAAAAACTGAATTACTTTATCCGTTTAATATTATTAGAAAAGATAACATAATATATTTTGATTACACACTCCCCCATATTCATCAAAATGATCCTCTATGGAAAGGTCGATTAAATCGCTTAGTTAAAAATAAACGTAATAAGTATTATGACTTGCTTCTCTCTATAGAGATACTATAATAGGTATATGGGTCTTAAGAACTTTCCAAAAGGATATGCTCCCTCCTCAAGCCAACAATATGCTATACCTAATATCATTAAAGGGCTTGAAGAGTGTAAGTTTGTTGCCTTGCAAGGCCCAACTGGTTGCGGAAAAAGTTTTATTGCAAAAACAATTGCTAATGACCTAAAAAAGCTCCCATCAAGATTATCGAAATTAGTTTCTGATTATAGGGCGTTTGAAATTACTCGAGATAAAAGTAAATTAACTTATGAATATGCAGATGATTTTGAAAATAAAAATTATGGAACATCCATATTAACAACAACAAAAGCATTACAAGATCAATACACTCGAGACTTCGAAGACATAAAACCTTTAAAAGGTAAGAGTTCTTATATTTGTAATTTTGATGGTCGGAGTCTTGCCGACGTTGCCCCGTGTATTTTTAGTAGTAAATTAAAAAAAGAATGCTGGGACTGTAATAGGTGCGATTATTATGAAGCAAGAAATAAATCAATTATAGCAAAAATTAGTGTAGAAAATTATTCTAGTTTTTTTCACAAACCAGATCATTTAAAGTATAGACGGCTTATCGTATGTGATGAAGCTTCTGAATTAGAAAATATAATCGTTAGTCGGTTTAGCTGTAGTATTGAACTGGGTAAGTTAAATAGGTATGGTTTTGGTTTATTATATTCATCTAATAGGAAACGGTTTCGTAGTAATTTAATTGAATTACAAATTGAATTAGAAGGTCGGTATATTGTGTTGCTTCGAATGCTTGAAAAGCATTCTGATACAATAAGTGACTCGGTGAAGAAAGAATTTAAATTTATCGCAGACTTAAAAAGAGATTTATCTCTTGTTGTTGATACTTGGCAACAATCAGAATATATTATTAATAAATCTTTTATTCATAATAAAAAATATATACAATTAATACCTAAAAAGATTGACGTACTAGCACAGCATTTATTTAAATATGCTGATAAAGTTCTTTTTATGTCTGCTACGCTTGTTGATTATAAACGCTTCATGAGAAATATTGGAGTGCCTGAACAAGATTATAAGTATATAGATTTACCTTCATCGTTTGATCCGAACCTTTCCCCAATTATATTCGGTAAATTTCAACTTTCAAAAAAGAACATCGATAGATATTTTCCTAAAGTTGTTAAGTGCGTAGAGGAAATTTTAGAAGAGCACAAAAATGAAAAAGGACTTATTCATACACAATCAAATGTTTTAACTTTAAAATTAAAAGAACAACTTAAAACTGACCGAGTATTATATCGTGTGAGAGGTGATAAGGATAATGTCGACATCCTCACAGAGCATTCTAATAGTCCCTTACCAACAGTATTAGCTAGCCCTTCATTAAATTTTGGAGTTGATCTAAAAGGTGATGCATCAAGATTTTGTATTATTATAAAGTGTCCATGGCCAGATTTAGGTGACATAAGAATAAAAGAGATGTCGAAGAATGATTATAGATGGTATACTAATAAAATGTTTACAACTTTTGTACAACAGTGTGGTCGATGTACTCGAGATGAAAATGACTATAGTACAACGTATGTAATTGATGCTGGTAGCATAAGAAAATTAATACCAGAGTATTCAAATTTGTTACCAAAATATTTTATAGACCGTTTTATCTAATAAATATTTATAATGAAAAACCAATATTATGGTTTTGAGCTAAAAGATATGATCAGGCAGTTTATTACTGCCTTTAATGAAATTATCATTAATAGATATAATAGAAGTAAAGCCGTTGTCGATCAAATTAAAGTAGGTTTTTATTATGGCCCTAAAGAGAGAGCTCTTCAAGATATAGTTAATAAAGCTCAGAGTTTAAAGTTACCGACAATTGCAGTTCATTATACTTCAATATCTAGAGACCCTGGGAGAGTTTTTAATAAGGTTCCTGGTTTTTATTACAGTAAAGCTCCATCAGTTAGTGGTGGGGCGTTTGATTCAGATCATTTGAAAACACCTATCCCAGTTAATATAGGTATTAGTATGTCTATAATGACAAAGTTTCAAACTGATATGGATCAGATTTTAAGTAATTTTGTTCCATATAATAACCCATATATTATTATAAGCTGGATAGTTCCTACAACTCAAAACTTAGTTAATGATCTTGAAATAAGAACTGAGATATTATGGGATGGTACTTTAAGCTTAGACTATCCAGTTGAGGTGTCTGGAACTCAACCAGCTAGAATTATCGCTAATACAAGTTTTACAATGAAGGGATGGTTATTTAAAGGTCCTCGTACAGAAGATACTAAGAACATATTTACTATTGATCAGGATTTTGTACCTGTAAATACATTTGGTTATGAGTAAGTTTATAAAATACGATTCAAGTTTGACTGATGTCCTAACAGGCGGTACTTTTGATCACAGAGAGCTTTCTGGACGTCCGGAGTTTACAGGTGATAGCTCTATTTTTTCTGGAACAGCCGGTGAGAATACTTTTAATACCGGAACTATTTACGGAGGTGCTACTAATGCTCTTTCTGGTCAAATAACATTTGAAGGGTATAATTTTGCAACATTAACAGCAGTAATGTTAAGCTGTACTGACGGTCTTCCGCTATTTACCGACAGTCCATCATTAACTAATTTTAATTTTTATAATTCAATTACTGCTGTTCCCACAAATAGTACACCATTTTCCGGCCTGTCGGCATATTATCCCGAAGTAAGTGGCTTTTTTACGAGCAATTATGTGCTAAATAACTATAATAGTATGTCTATTACATTTCCAACGGCTACAGCAACAGGTATAGTTGATATAATAGCAATTAATCCTGCAGGGTATGGAAAACTTAGTACGGACCTAGGGTCAATCGACGGTATAACAATTAATTAATTAAAATGGCAAAAGATCAAGGTACATTTGGTAGAGGGTTACAGAAGTTTATTCAAAATAATTTGCCCTATAGGTCTCCTGCGGCAATTATAGATGATGTCACTTTACAGAACCCTAAGTTTAGAGATTTCTATAAAGCAGGATCATTACGCAAAGAATTGTTAGCGCAACATTCTATTCTTGCCCCTAAAGTACCAGACTCTGCTCATCCAATTGGTGCGTTTTTAGCTGATAGAGCATACAACGAATTAATGTATGCTACTCTTGATGTTGACAAGTATAGAAGGATCCGGGATTATAGGACAATGTCTCAGTTTGCTGAAGTTGCTGACGCATTAGATGAAATCTGTGATGAGTTTTTAAATGAAGATGAGCACGGTAATATTATTAATTTAAAATTTAGAAGTGTAGTTGATTTTGATGCGTTAGTTACAAGACAGATTAATGAAGAATTTGAAAAATTTATTAATCTGTTTGACCTTAAGGAAAACGGATGGGAATATGTTAGATCGATGCTTGTTGACGGTGAACTTTATTTTGAAAATATTATACATGAGGATCATGTTAAAGAAGGAATTCTAGGTGTTCTAAATGTACCTGTACAAGCTATTGATCCGGTGTATGATAATTTTCAAAATATGCACATTAAAGCATATTTACTTAGAAAAGCTAAACATCATAAAGAAGCTGAAGAAGAATTTAACTCTATGCAAGATAAAGATTTTATTCCATTGGAAAAGAATCAGGTTACATATGTAAATTCTGGTACGTGGAATGAAAATAAAACTTTTAGAATACCTTTTATTGAAAATGCTCGTAGAGCTTATAGACAGTTATCTTTAGTTGAAGACTCTATTATAATATATCGGTTGGTGCGAGCTCCAGAGCGGTTAGTATTTAATGTCGATGTTGGTAATATGAGTACTCCCAAAGCAGAAGCTTACATTCGCAAATTAATGCAAAATTATTGGAGTAAGAAAACATTTAGTTTAGATGAAAATAAAAGAGTTGATTCATTTAACCCACAATCAATGTTAGATGCTTATTGGTTTCCAAAGAGAGAAGGCAGTACCGGTACAGAGGTTAATACTTTACCTGGTGGTCAAAATTTAGGTGAGTTACAAGATTTAAATTATTTTATTAAGAAATTATATAAGGCACTTAAAGTACCTACTAATAGAATTGAGACTGATACATCTCAATATAGTGCAGATGCAAATGTTTTACGAGAAGAATTAAAGTTCGCGAATTTTATTGTCAGACTTCAGCATCAATTTTCTGTTGGCTTAAAGGAAGCTTTTATTACACATCTCAAATTAAGAGGTATGTGGAAGAACTTTGAGTTAAGAGAAAATATATTTGATTTAACTTTTACACCACCACGGAATTATTTTGAGTTACGTAGGCAGCAAATAATGGATCTTAAGCTTAATAATTTTACTAATGTTACTAGTAATGAATCTATATCTCAAGGCTATGGTCAAAAGGAATGGTTAGGGTGGACGGATGAAATGGTTAAAGCTAATAGACAATGGCTTAGAAAAGATGCTGCATTACAGTTTGAATTAGATCAAATTCGACAGGGCGGATCTGATTGGGCGGCAGGTACTGGCGCACCCGAGCCTGGAGTTGGTGACGTGAGTGTGCCGCCTCCTGCAGGTACTCCAGACGAAACACCTCCTCCGATGGGTCCTATGACACCTCCAACTACGACCCAGCCGCCACCCGCGCCCGGCGGCCCTGGCACACCGACCCCGGCACCGACTCCAGGTGGTGAGCCGTCCGCGTTACCAGCATAAGCGTAAAGAAACTACAAGCCTACTACCATAAATAGTTATGTGGCCACTAGTACATGGACAAATGATTATTTAAATGCAGGGAGTCATTTATATTCTACATACCTTGCCAATTCAGTTGATACTTATCAAGAGTTAGCTGATAGAATTACATATGGATTAGGATATCCTACTATTAATTTAGAATTACATGGTAACCAAATCTTTACTCATATAGCTCAATCGATAGAAATGTTTTCTAAGTTTGCTGGATATACTTTAGAGCATTTAGTTGTTGATAGTAAAAAATATACACTCGGTAAAGGGTTGGATCTCAGAGAATTATTTCTTATTACCAGTGAACTGTCTGGTACATACGCAAAAGATGTGTTTACCTCTTCTGGAGAAACTACTTTAATACCAACAACTTCAAGCGCAGCGGTAACTGGAAATGGTTTTCACCCTATCTATATATTTGACTGTAGCACAATTCCAACTTATCCGTCTGAATATACGTTTGTAGTAACGTTAGACGCTGATCGAGTCCATGTGGTAAAGTCTCTTGTTACATGTACATCAGCTTCCGGCGGCACAGCTACTGTTAGTATAATTCAATACGGTGATGTATATACGACTGCATCATCGATAGTTTCTGCTGTAAGCTCAACCGTAGCCTCTAGTACTAATATTGTAAAGATTGGTGTTACAATAACTGGTAATGAATACACAACTGCAACAATTGCTGGTACACGAACTAGTACAGAAAATGATAGTACTACTATAGATGCTCTTACAGCAAGAGGTTGTAATATAGGATATTTTGACGGGCTTACTAGACAGGGTAGAAAGGTAATAGACGTTTTTAGTTATGATGAGTCGACAAGTAGCAGTCTAAACACATTATTTACAATTGAGCAAACTTTAGCGCAACAAACTTATTTTAGTTACGCAATGGGTAACTATGGGTTTGATTTAATTAGTTGGTATATATTAAAGCAGTGGTTAGAAACACGAGAGAAAATGCTCTCAACAAAACGTTATTTCAAATTTGATGATGCTAAGCAGCGCTTACTTATGACACCTGAGCCTAAAGAAGGTGAACAGTTCTATGGAGTGGTAAGCTGTTATGTTGAAAAGTCTATTAAGGATCTAATTAAAGAGCCGTGGGTGTATCAATATGCTGCTGCACTAACTAAAATTACATTAGGGAGGGTAAGAGGTAAATTTGGTAATGCTCAATTATTTGGTGGTACAGGATTAGATACTTCTATTCTACAGGAAGGTCTAATAGAGAAGAAAGAATTAGAAGAAAGACTATATAGTGGTGCCACGGCTGGGTTTGGAGATTCTGACCCTCCTATGTTCTTTATAGGCTAATGGCAATATATAAAAGAGGCGATTTTAAAAAAGGTATATATAGGCCCGTCCATAGTCAAAAATTTTTAGGTAAGAAATATCCTCAATATAGAAGTTCGTGGGAGTTACATTTTTTTAAGTGGTGTGACTGTAACCCAAATGTACTCGAATGGACAAGTGAGGGTGTAGTTGTACCTTATACCAGTCCTATAGATTCTCGAACACATAAGTATTATGTCGACAATACTTTAGTGTTAAAAGAAAGGGATCAAAAGGTAAAATATTTAGTAGAAATAAAACCTTACAGTCAAACTCAACGTCCGGTGATGAGAGGGAGAAAAAAACAAAGTACATTATTACATGAACAAGCTACGTATGATATTAATCAAGCTAAGTGGAAATCGGCAAAACAATGGGCTGATGATCATGATTATAAATTTTTAATTCTCACTGAAAGAGAATTATTTAACGGAAAAAGGTAATATAAACAATAAATATTTTATAGCGCGATGGCTTATAAATTACTAGTAGAAAAAACTGACCCTTCAGAGTTCGAATATATTATAGAGGAGAAGAATAATAAGTCTGAATCTAGATTATATATTAAGGGGCCTTATATGATGGCCTCAGATGTTAATAAAAATAAACGTGTATATGATTTAGATAATATGGTTCAAGAAGTATCTCGGTACTCCAAAGAAATGATTAACACAGATCGAGCTATGGGAGAGTTGAATCATCCTACTACTGCTGAAGTTGATCTAGAAAGAGCATGTCATATAGTTACCGAAATGAAGCAAGACGGTAACATTTTTTATGGTAAGAGTAAAGTATTACAAACACCGTGTGGTGTTATAGTTAAGCAGTTAGTGACTGATGGTGTGCGAGTTGGTATGTCGTCTAGAGCATTAGGTAAAATTGATCAAGACACTGATAGTGAAATTGGTCATGTTACTGAAATGAAATTAGTTGCTATTGATTGTGTTGCTGATCCATCTTATTCAGAAGCATTTGTTAATGGTATTTTAGAGTCAAAACAATGGATTTTAAACAACAATGGAGAATTTGAAGAGTATTTTGATAGGTTTGAAGAGAGTTTAAAGAATTTACCTCGTAGAGATGTTGATGAATATTTTAGAAATAAGTTCATTGAACTCATACAAACCTTTTAAAAAATGTTATATTTTAATTAAATAATTACGATGGATCAAAAACAACAGATCAAATCATTTATCGGTCATATTGTCGATAAAAATTATGCCGCAGCTAATACAGATTTAAGATCGGTAGTTGAAGGTAAAATTAAACAAAAAATCGCTATAGCGGCAAAAAAACAATTATTTTAAATTATGAGCAAAATATCTGATTTATTAAAAGAAGTAGGTAAAGACGTCCTTACAAAAGAGAGTTTGGAGCAAATTGAAACTACCTTTAACGAGGCAGTCGATAAAAAGGTCAACGATCGTACTACAATAGCGACAGAGGCTGCTTTAACAACTCAAGATGAAGAACACTCTAAAAAGTTAGAAGAGCTCTTAGAAGCTATTGATAAAGATCATACAAACAAGCTTAATAAAGTTGTAGAGGCAGTTGATCTAGACCGTGCTCGTAAGTTAAAAAATGTTATTCATCGTTATCGTCAATCTATTACTGAAGAGGCGACTAATTTAAAAGATACTGTTGTTGGTTCTGTTTCTGATTATCTTGACTCATATATTGAAGAGGCTATCCCAGCTAAGACAATTGAAGAAGCTACTTCAAATAAGAGAGCGTTTAGTTTGTTAAACGATCTTCGTAAGATGCTTTCAGTTGATATGGCATTATCTACTGAGACTATTAGAGAGGCTGTTAAAGACGGCAAAGAAACTATTATAGCATCTCAGAAACAGGTTGAAGAGCTAACAACTTCTCATAATACTATGGCTGAAGAATTAGAGAGTACTAAGAAAGATCTTTATTTTGAAAAGAAGCTTACTGGTTTAGATGAGAAGAAAACAAATTTCATAAGAAAGACTTTTAAAGATAGAGACCTAGCTTTTATTAAAGAGAATTTTGAATATACAGTTCAGCTTTTTGATAAGAAAGCTCAGGAATCACTTGATCTTTTAAAGGAAGAGGCATTAAAAGACAATAAGACTAAAGATGCCAAAGTGGAAACAATTGAGGAGGAGGTTAAAAAGCCTAACACTCCTGTTGAGTTTTATGCTCAAGAGTTAAAGAGCATGAGATTATAAGTTTTTAGAATGTTGAGGTATATATTATTACCTGATTCTCCAATGCAACGGAAAAATTATTATTAAAAAGGAAATTGATTAATATTATGAACGAAACTAAAATACGTCCTAATACGGATTATATAGATAATAATAGAGCGGAGCGATTGTTGGAGAAGTGGAGTCCAGTTTTGGACTATACCTCTGACAAAGTTTCACCTATTGAGAACCCGCATACGCGGGTGAACACCGCCATTCTTCTTGAGAACCAAGAACAATGGTGTATAAGGGAAGGTAACCAAGCAGGTGGCACTGCAACAAGTGCGTTTGGTACCGGAGTGGATAATATCGCGCAGGGTGGTAGCGGAAGCTACGGCTCTGGTGATACATATGCTCAGAACGATGCACGTTTGCCGAAGATTCTTATTCCGATGATTCGCCGTACATTCCCCGAGTTGATTACTAACGAGATCGTTGGTGTTCAGCCGATGAGTGGACCGGTTGGTCTGGCGTTTGCTCTTCGCTACAAGTATTCTGACACTGGCATTGACGGTGTTGTGCATACTGTTGGTGAAAACGGTGTTGGTCAAGGCCATCATGTTGAGGCTTCTTTGACCGCTGGTACGAAAGCTAAAGGTTCGTCCGGCGCACCTACTGGTGAGTTAGGTCACAACGTTGTCGAAACTGAGTATACCGGTATTTCTGGTACTTCCGGGGAAAATACGGTTGAAGGTGTGTCGAAAGACTTCGGTCCAGATGGTACTGATACATCTACGATATCGACATTATTTGCTGATGAAGGTGTTGCTACAGACGGCGTCACCAGTGCTGGTTCAAGTGGCCGCTGGGTCACAGGTGGTTACTCCGATGAAGATACTGGTTTTGCTGCAGCTTTGGCAAGTTTTGAACTTGACAATGCTAAGAATGCTGGTACTGTTGAGTTGAGCTTCGAGAAGACAGCTGTTGAGGCTGGTACTCGCAGGCTGAACGCTCGCTGGTCAGTCGAGTTAGAGCAGGATCTTAAGAATATGAATGGTATTGATGTTGACGCTGAGTTGACAAATGCTATGTCATATGAGATTCAAGCTGAAATCGATCGTGAGATGATCATTCGCATGGTCCAGGCTGCGTTGCAGGCTGGCGGCGGAGTTGGTTATTCGGTTTGGCAGTCTGCGAAGGCAGATGCTCGTTGGTTAGCTGAGAGAAATCGTGATTTCTATCAGAAGTTGATCGTCGAGGCTAACAGGATGGCTGTTCGCAATCGTCGGGGTTCTGCTAACTTTGTTGTTGCTACACCTCGTGTCTGTGCTCTTCTTGAGATGCTCCCTGAGTTCTCTTGGATGACAGTTGACGGAAACGTTAACTCGCAACCGGTTGGTGTTGCTAAGGTTGGTAACGTTGGTGGACGTTTTAACATCTACCGCGATACCCGCACCGAGGCGCAGAACTTAGGTACTGCGGATGAGTATTCGAAGATTGAGTATGCGTTACTTGGTTATAAAGGTCCTGAGTATTATGATACTGGTATCATTTACTGTCCTTATATCCCGGTGATGGTGCAGAGGTCTATTGATCCTAATTCCTTCTATCCGAAGGTCGGTATGTTAACACGTTACGGCGTTGTTGATCACCTCTTTGGTGCTTCAAACTACTACCATGTAGTGTTTGTGAAGGGACTTGGTCAAGATATAGCCAATGCATCCACACATGTCTATTCGTAATCTTTAACAGATTATATGCAAAGAGCGTCCGAAAGGGCGCTCTTTTTTTATTGTCTAATGGTCTTAATCCACGGGATAGTTTCATCCCACATCATATCATCAATTAGGTCTATTTTATTAGCTCTAACTGGATTAATATCCCATCCACCTCTCCTTGTATACAAACATGCAACCA